TCCACTAGATCCGGTAATCCCGCTGGATCCAGAGCTTCCACTAGAACCCGAAGTTCCGCTGGAACCTGATGTTCCGCTAGAACCCGTGTTTCCACTAGAGCCAGAGGTTCCTGAAGATCCGGATGTTCCTGCAGACCCACTAGATCCAGATGTTCCGCTAGATCCACTAGATCCACTAGATCCGGATGTTCCTGAAGATCCAGTACCTCCACTGCTCCCTGAACTTCCACTCGTTCCATTAGAACCATTGACGCCAGCAATTCCTGCAAGTCCAGATGTTCCTGAAGTTCCACTAGATCCAGATGATCCATTAGCACCAGAGGTTCCACTGGAACCGTTAGCTCCGGAGGTCCCGCTAGATCCTGAGGTCCCGCTAGATCCCGAAGTTCCACTAGTTCCATCGGAACCGTTAATACCTGAGATTCCTGCAATACCAGAGGTTCCCGATGTTCCGCTAGATCCATTAGATCCCGAAGTTCCGCTGCTTCCCGAAGTTCCACTGCTTCCACTGCTGCCTGAACTACCAGAGGTACCCGAGGTACCAGAACTTCCCGAACTTCCCGAACTTCCCGAAGACCCATTAGATCCTGATGTCCCCGAGGACCCGTTAGATCCTGATGTTCCCGAAGACCCATTTTTACCAGAGCTTCCAGAAGAACCATAAAAATTACCATCAACCCCGCTAGTACCAGCAGAGCCAGAAGAACCAGAGCCAGAAGCACCTTGAGCACCCTGAGCCCCTTGAGCACCGGACGAACCAGATGTTCCCGATCCAGAAGCACCTTGAGCACCCTGAGCCCCTTGAGCACCGGAAGAACCAGATGTTCCCGATCCAGAAGCACCTTGAGCACCCTGGGCTCCTGAGGATCCGCTAGAACCGCTAGAACCATAAGCTGGTCCTTGTGCTCCCTGGGCACCTTGTGCTCCAGCACTCCCCCCAACCGTAACTAGCTGCCACTGATATCCGTTCCAGACGTATAACGTTCCTGGATCGCCAATAAAAGCTTGGCCAATCTTGGGATTTGATGGGAATTTAGCCATTAACTACTAAGAGAAGATTATTTTTGATCCAACCAATCTCTATAATCTTTAAGATTTTCTAAATTCTTCTTACCTTTTTTCTTTTGTCTAGAGTCTGGATCTAGGAAGGGAACTATTTTTCCAGGTCCCTTCGGTTGAAACGTCGGTATTTTATCAGAACCAACAGGTTCTAAACTAACTGGCATATCACCCATTACTTCCTCGTTAACGTGATGTGGTAAATTTTTGTGCTTTGTCGAAGCGTATTTTTCCAACTCCTTCTTGGTCATGCTATCTGCAAGATTCAGAATAGCTTTCTTGTATTTAGGATTAAGATCTGAAGGATCCATCTCCCCCATTTTTATTGCATAGGCCTGAGCCATTAATCTCTGTTGTGCTGTACTTACTGCTGGCATATTCTTATGATTTATTTCTGTTGTTATAATTTTCTTCGTAATCTTTTAATACCTCTGGATGCGCCGAGAGATAAGCTACCTCTTTATTGGTTTTGGGTAGTAGCTCATTTAGAGCTGATTTCAATTTAGATGATAGAGAATTAGTAAATCCTGAATTTTTTCTGTATGGTGCAAAATAATCTATGAAACCTAGCATTTTAGCAGGGTGATCTTTGGGATCTTTAGATATGCTTGGATCTGCAAATTTTCTAGTTACGATGAAGGTTCCATAACCTTCTCTGCTCCCGTCTAGAGGATTTGCGTTACCCTCCACACCGGTCCAAGTTTTCTTGTCTTTATCAACCGATAAAATTATACCAGTGTGTCCGTGTCCAGGGTAAGTATTAGTTTTTTTATCCTTCGTAAGATAACAAAAAACCATACCAGGAAGTATAGTATCTAGGCTTGTTTTTGAATCATATGAGATCTTTTTTGCCTTTGAATTATTCCAATGATATCTAACTGCTGCATCGTCAGGTATTTGTTTCTTTATATCCGAAGAAAAATTAGTCTTGGTTAAAACACTATGAACAAATGCTGCACACCAAGGATCTCCGGGTCTTGCACCAACACCTTTTTGTAAAGGCTCGACCTTTGGACCTTTGTTGCTGCCTCTAGGCAATTCTTCTGGCTGGGTATTTTTAATGGAGCTATAAAAACTATCAACAACAGGATCTGCTGAAGTTGTTTTAGTTGTTTTAAGAACATTTAGTTTATCTGCGAAATCCGCTCCTTCTGATAAATATTGATCAAATGATAAAATCCTAAGCATTGTCGATTCTATTTTGATCTATATATCACAAAAAAAAGGACTTATAAATATAAGTCCTTTTTCTTTTCTTCCCATTCCTTTTGGGTTATGGGTTTAGAGGATAAATCCCAATTCTTGTCTGGATTGATAATTTTCTTTTTAGATTTGTACCAATCATTGAAGGTCCAAATAAATCGATTATATCCTTTGCCTACTAAGGCAAATCCAGTATCTCCTGGTTGAATAGCAATTGGCGATTGAGGGGGAGCATAAAATTTTGTTTCAGCATTAGTCTTCGACATTTTCTTTATTCTCTTTTTTTGTCCAATCAGAAAAATTCATGATTGTATCTCCTTCAAAAGCTTTATCAAAAGCTTTTTTAACTAGGGCGTAGCCTTTATCACCTTTTTGGATTTTCCTAATGGTTTTTGGCGGTGTGTAAGAACTTGTTTCGGGATTTTTTGTTTTAGACATTTTATTCGCCTACGACAGCCTCTATTTTTGATTTTGTGATTTGAGTTGTCTCAAATCCTCCGACTGAACCATCTAAGTATTCAGCCATCTTAGTTTCAACTTCCATAACAGATTCACCAGATACTAAGAATTCTGCTTTTTTGTAAACAGGATCTCCGTTCTTGTTAACCTCTCCGGATTCGAAACTTGTCTTAACTACGTAATAGCTCATTAGCTTTTTGTTTAAAGGGTTAATTAAGCTTTTTTGTTTTTAGCCTCTTGTACTTCTAATCTAAGATCTTGAGCAAGCTTCTTTAACTCTTGCATAGCTTGTCTTACTCTTGTACCAGCTGAGCCGTTACCTTTTTCAAAAAACTTTTCTACGTCTCCTTGAGTGCTTTCGATCAAGGCCTTGATTTGTTCGAATTTTTCCATGATTATTTATTTATTTAGATTGTAATTTATACTTTATTTATTGTGAATGTTTCACCCTATCTGCTTATTAACACCGATTTTTTAGTGGATCCCTGTTGAACTGACCAGTTTGTTCCTAGGTAAGAAATAACTATCGATTTCATAAACTCAATATACTCTCCCTTCCCGTCAAACTCTAGATTATCCTGAATCTCGTCATATATTCTATTCACCTTAGGATTTGCCTCCAAATAGCTGCTTAAGCATTTTGAGCAATATTCCATTATTCTAGAAACCATGTTTCCGCCAGCTTTGAATTTCATAGTGTTTGGCTGGGGAACTTCCTCCTTCTCTACAGCGATATCCTCTATGAGCTCTTGAGCTATTTCATTTAAAGTTAATACGCAATAAGAATTTTTAGGTCCATCAATAACTTCGTTGTTAGAGTATTTCCCAACTATGAAATGAAACCCCTTCTCGGATTCTCCATTTTCTTCTTCTATGTTAAAGAAGTAGTTGTAAATATCACCGTTCTTAATTAGTAGAAATGGGGAAGTCCCGAATCCATCCGATTCGTGTAGATTCTTTGAATCCATCTCGTTTATTTTGAATTGCTCGAATGTAGATATTAGTCTTCTCATTTTAAGTTTTATTTTTCAATATTTTCTTTTAAAGCTTTTGTTTCAAGCTCCGCTATTTCACTCTCTGTAATAGCTTCTTCCGATTCCTTGATACCCTTACCGTTTATTGAGGAAAGCAAGCTGTTATAGAAAGATGATACCCCCTGCGGAACCAATTTCTTGAATGCTAAGAAATCTTCATTTTCTATAGCTTTTCTAACTTCTGTACCTGATGTGGATCTAGGTGTTTCTACAACCTCAATTTCCTTAGGAAAATCTCCACCAGCTTTTTTAAGGTATTCTGATTGTTTTTTGTAGTCTTCCATTCTATCGTCACCAGCTCCGATTAGATTAACTTTGTAACCCATCTCTTTAGCTGCTCCGTAAATTACTCCAAGTAAACCCCTTTTAACAATGAAGTACCCTTCAATTTTTCCCGGGCTGTCTTTTACCACCGATTCCATATATTTTGCTACCACATTCTCACTGAATGGGGATTTACCTGATTTATTATGTCCGGGGTGAACGACAGCAACTATACTCGGAAGATCATTTTTCTCCTTAAGGAAAGTGGCCATTTTTAAATGCCCGTTATGGAATGGTTGGAATCTACCGACTAAAAGATTAACGTCTTTAAGTTCGGGTTTTTCATCCTCTTCTACCTTTTCTTTGTTCTCCTCAATTTTAGGTATATCCTTCTTGGTTGTATCAATTGTTTCTAAAGCTGATATGAATTCGTTATAAGAATAGAAGTGATCGTCAGCCTTTGATCCATCCTCAGATTCGCTAGTTACATACTCCACCTTTTTAGGTTTTAGATTATTCTTTTTGAAGTCAAGGAAGGAAGGCATTTCGGATTCGGTTATAGCTGGCTTGCTCTCTTTGGCAGCTACCATCTTCTCTATCGAAGAAACCACCGAATTGAATTGATCTATGATTCCCGGAGTTATTATTCCGCCTGCTCTTTTTTTGATCTTTCTAAACGAATTTAGAATAAGCTTAAATAAAGATTCAAAAGACTCATCCTCATCTAGGTATCTTAATACTCTTTTATCAGTTATCAGATTTTTGTTTAATCTAAACTCTTCTCTTTTTAAGTACTCAGGCTCCTGAAAATCTGCTCCTTTGTACTTATAACCATACTCATCAAGGAATTTAGAGAAGACGTCAGAAATGAATGAAATGTATCTTTCATCCTCCGTTGTTCCTTCAACCTCGAATGTCTCGACACCTTGTTCAAGAATGAAGTTCATTACATCAAGTATCGTGATTCCTAAGAAGTCGCTAGGTTTTTCTTCTACTCTCTTTTTCGCTTTAGATTTAGCAAGTTCTGTGAAAACAGGATCTACCATCTTAGATAAGATTGGCTCCTGCTCTGCATCCTCTTCTCCGAATCTAAATACAATACCTTCTATTGGTTTTTGTAGATCTGCATTTAAAGCTGTTTTCTTTAATTCCGGATTAAGTACTCCGATAATAAAAGCAACGAAGCTTCTAGTTTTGTACTCAGTTACGAGATCTTCGAATGGGGTTCTTAAGAAATCTAGGATTCTGTCCTTTTGTTCTTTGCTTAAGTATCCTTGAAAAATAATAGGAGGTCTTTCAACACCTAATAAATCTGCCCAATCGTCAAGCTTATTTTTGCCCTGAATAGTTCCCATAGCCTTTCCTAATTCATCCTTCTTATGAACATAAGAAAGTATTAGGTTGTTTTTAGGTACCTCGTCATAAACAATCTCTACTGGAGCATTGTTGGCAAAATATTCAAGACCGAATCTCCACCCTCTAGGAATCTCCTTGATGATGTGAGGAGGAAGGGATTCGATATACTGAATAGGCTTCTCGTAATACTTCATCAATGTCCTATCAACTAACGTTATAGGGTTTCTTTGATCTCTCTTGAAGAAATTAAATTTACCTGTCTCTATATCTCTTTCGAAGATAAAAGCAGATCCATCCATCTTCTCATTGACGGTAACATAAGAATTGAAAAGACTATCGATAAAATCCTTTCCTTTCTTGTTATAGAGATCATATAAATGACTAATTCCTGACATATTTTATTTTTTAATCGATTCTATTTATTTCCGTTGGTATTTCTAGTCCAACTCTCTCAAGGTATTCCAAAAATCTCTGTTTTATTTCAGGTAATTTGTCATGCAGATCAAATTTTGGGTCTTCTATAATTTTTAGCACATCCTCAAATGTTTTAACATCATTCACAGTGTAGCCAGGTCCTAGAGCGAAATCTACAAATTCCTGTGGGTCTCTGGTTACGAATCTCTCGCTTCCCTCCACTTTTTTAGAGTGTTTTAATCTAGGTATTCTAGCCCCTCTATATGATTTGGTGTGCCAGAAGAGACCATCACTAAGAATTAGGACAGGTGAATTGTAGTCCATAATTTCACCAGCTTCGTCAGTATCTAATACTTCTTTTCTTGCTGATAATATAGCGGAAAGCAACCAGTTTCTGTGAGCCGATTTATATTTGCTTTCTCCTATCTTATAGTTTGGCGAATAGTAAATAAACTCCGCCCATTCCATACTAGAAATCGGGATAAGATCAAGCTGAACTATTCCCTTATTAACATCACCTTCAATTGGCCATCCAACGCTAACTATGTTCAGTCCCTTCATAAAATTTATCTCAGGCTGATACCCTAAAGCATCTCCTAATTTCTCTATGATAATATTATAGGTAAATGAAGAAACCTCTTTCACAGTTATACCATGTTCTCTGGCAAACCAAGAGCTATCGTATCCAAGATCAAGGTCACCGGATGTGTCGTCCGGGTTCTTCTTCTTACCGATACTTCCGATTATTATATACTCGTCATTAATCTTAGTTGGGTCAATTGAAAGTAACGGGAAAAGAATTTGCTTTATACTCTCAAGGGTTTTGGGAAATTCGTCCTCACGGATTCTCCTTGCGGTCTTTATAGCAGCACCGCCTTCAAAAAGCTTGTTAAAGCCAGAAAAATCTAAAACCCTATTACTCATATTATTTCTTGTGGATTTTATCGTAATATCTTCCCATAGCACCCGTCAAATAGCTGCTATATTGTTTCTCGTCGTCGTTTTTAGGCTTAAGTGGTTGATAATCTTTACCAAAGTATTTTTTGCCCTTAAGTACCCCAGATTTATAAAAATCTTCAGCGTCTTTTTCTGTAACGTTCTTATCACCTATCTTTTCTTTCTCCCAATCGTCTAAAACGTCTTTCTTTTTATCCTTTAGCTCAGATTTCGATAATTTAGAGTAGGAATCCTTAGAATCACCTTTAAAGAAGAAATCTGCTATAGCAGCACCAGAGCTAGCTATTAATCTTCCCATTAAAGGTAAAAGAGAATTTACGCTATTGATAGTAGAAGCCCCGTTGTCGTTGCCTACTGGCTCCGATGCAGCTCTAAGCTTATCATATTCGTACTCCATATTCCCGTCCACTTTTCTAAGCCATCTGCTTAATTTGGTGTTTCCTTTATAATAATCAGACTTACCCTCTAATATAGATTCGCTAAAAGTGTCAAATTTCTTTATTCTCATTTCCGAAGTTTTTCTTTATATATCCCCAAAAATTAAAGTTTTACTTTGTATATCTTATATTCGAAGGATTCGTTCTTATAGATCTGTATTCTGGCCTCAGAATGCTTTAAAAGGTAGTTCTGGTACTTTGGTGTCGAGAAATCGTCCACAAAGTCAATAATATTCACTTTATCCTTCCCCTCCATCTTCCTCATACCCCTACCCAGACTCTGCTTAATAAGGACCTCACTTTTATAAGATTCCACTAAAAAGATGTTATGTAGGTTATTTATGGAGATACCGGTAGAAAATGTACCATAGGTTGCTATAAGGATCTTATTAGAGCCTGATGCCATTCTTGCCTTATATTCCTCTCTTAAACCTTCGTTAGTGTCGCCATCAACGTAAAAAACCTCCTTGTCGTTATTCTTCTCCCTTAGCAGGTTCCAAATTTGCTTACCATACTCATCCTTAACCGATTGGAAAAGAACAAGTGAATTTTTGGAGGTTTTACTTATGAAATCAACCACGTAATTAAGCCTTTTCTTGCTTTCAACAACAAGCTTTCTCTCTAGGTTGTAAACTTCATTTCCTTCTAGATTATTATTGTTGAGCTTAAGATCCGCAAGTTTGTCCTTGAGTTCTTTTTCAAGCCAATCCATAATAACAACCTTGATGGAAACGGGGGTTGCATAATTATTATCAAAAAGAAAGCTTGGTGAGATCTCAACTATAAGCGGTCCTAAAAATTGTTGAATTGTTAGATAATCCGCGGTTCCTCTTTTTGTTAGAGTACCAGTTAGTCCAAATCTCCATCTAGAGTGCATACAGTTTGCAACAATTTTCTTGATTGACATACTGTTTGTATGGTGAGCTTCGTCAACGAAAACCAAGTCAGCTTCTTCAAAGAATTCTGGACCTTGTTTAACCAGAGACTGGAAAGTTCCGATAATAACATCGCATCCTTCTCTTAATTTCGATCCTCCGCCTACCTGCTGTATTTTAGAACCAATCTTGTGCATTCCATAATCTTCAAAATCCTCGCTGCCTTGAAAAACCAAGTTTGTACTAGGAACGATCATAACGAACTTTCTTATCAGTCCTTTCTGTTTAAGGTAAGCGAATATCATAAAAGATATAAGGGTCTTACCTGATGATGTAGCAACCTCCGATATCGAGTATCTGTATTTAATTAACTTCCATGCTGTTTCAATTTGATAATCCCTAGGCATCTTATCGGGATCTCCTCCGATACCACCAGCAAAAAATTCATTAACCCACTCTGTGTACTCCTCCAGTGTAAGATCGTTATTCACTATTTTATCCAGACCATTTATTTCGATCTTGATATTATAATCCTCGCCAATTTGCAAAACTTCTCTCCAAAGGCCTATGGGAATTTTCCATGCCCCACCCTTCTTTTCAATAAAGCATATATTTCCATCCCAGATTTTTTTCTTAACTAGGGGATGAAAATAGAAATTGTGTATTTTCTTGGTTAATGATATGTCGATCTGCTTCTTCTCAACCTCGTCTAATGCTTCCATTAGCACTATCCATTGATCATCGTCAGAAACTTGAAATTTAATCATTCTGTATATATCTTATTTTACAGTGGACCCCCTTAAATAGTCTTCTAAGGCTATTCTCGATTTGATCCCATATAACATATGATCAACCGTTTGTATGGTTTGATCTATGAATTTTCTGTGGCTTTCCACAAGCTCTATTTTTTCTGCTATCTCGGTTAAATCTCCGTCTATTAATACTGTCTTCTCGTTAGCACCATATCTAACATCGCTTCTTTCTGAATAATCCTTTAGCTTCTTAGATTTTTCTACTCTCGATTTAGAATTTAATTTGGAAACAATCGCTGCCAATTTATAGCTGTATTCAAGTAGCACCTGGCGTTGGCTGAAAAGATCAACCTGGGCTTTTGCAAGGGTTTTTATATCCTTCATTTGGATAGCTATTACCTGTATTGTTTCTTTCCATTCTGATCTTTCGTTTTCAAAGATCTTACCGAAGTCTGTTTTTTCGCCTGACATCTAAAATAGTTTATTTTTATTTTTATCTTTCTTTCTGTTATTGGTTAAAGAAACAACTTTAACCGAATCTTTGGTTTTATCCACCACTTTCTTTTTTGGTTCCTCTACAACAGGTTCAGGAAATTCTGTACTGAGCTGTCCAAGAGAATCGTCTTTAAGCTTAAGAGGAAACTTTATGCGGGGAGTACTTCTCTCATCGCACTGTTTTTCCCATTCACCGGTTTTATCGGTTCCTGAGCTAGGATCATTTATCAATAAAATATCTAAGGTCAAGTGCTTCGTTTGTAAAGTAGTTATCAAATCTCCTAATTTTCTTTCCTGTGGTTCTGAGATGAACCACGAGATCATTAAGATCCCATTTTCTGTTCTTTGTTATATCGTTTTCTTCTAAGAATTTTCCCCAGTTGAAAACAGTAAAACCTTTAGCCAATAAATCGACAGATTTTTCTATTCCTGCTTTATCCCAGTCATACCAATATCTAACATCATCTATCTCGAATGGGAATTTGTTTTCAAGAGAACATAGACCAACCGAGTTTGTCCACATCCAAGAATCCATTGGTCCCTCGAAAATGGTTATAGATTGACCGAAATCTAAGAATCCTATACCAAAAACATGCGAAATAGGATCTATAGCTCTGGCTTTATCCAGAAGTTCGGCATCCTTAATATTCAATAGCTTTTCATATATCCCGCTTAATTTGTAAGTTAGATATTTGGAAGAGCCCTTTATAGAATTCATGTTTCTGACCTGGAGACCTATTATCTTTTCATCTGGAGTTAGATTGAATAGAAATAGTCTTTCTTTTTTAGCATCCCAGGCAAATCTAGAATCTATTCTCTGATTCCTTCTCTGAACATATCTTTGTATCTTAGATCCCCAGACCTCCTGTAACCCAAGAGCGTTCATAAAGTCGGATCTCTTTATTAATATTTCTGAGATGTCATTCTCAAAGAAGTAGCTTATGTCAACTTTGCCATAAACCGTTCTTCTTTTTCCTCTGTTCTCCTCTATGATATTTTTTATCTCTTCCTTCTCGCTTCCTGTTAGTTTATTATAAAGACCGAAATCTTTTAAGAAAGTTACAGAATCTTTGAATATTCCACATCCTCCATTATAACATTTGTAAGCTAAAGTATCCAGATAAAAATTACCCCTCTTTTTCTTGGCGTCATGAGAATCCCCGCAATAAGGACACGAGAAATTAAGGCGATTTCCTGACTTATAAACTATTTGTTTAGCAGGATTGCCTTGAAATTCCCTATTGAGAATTACACCTATTAGGTCCTCGATTTTTTCTAATTGCATGGGATAAAAAAAGGGGACAGCCATAAAGCCGTCCCCGGTTAAATTATCTATTAAAGGTCGTTGTAAAGATCCTCTAATGAAGATGAAGAAGATGAGCTGCTGCTAGATCTAACAGGAGCTTCTTCCTGAACTGGCTCTTCTCTTTTAACTGAATTTCCAACTTTAGTTTGGCTTGCTTCAGCGTAGATGTCATTAGAAGAAGTAGATGGTGCACTCTTTACAGGTGCTGAACTAACTCCTCCAACGATTTCATTGATGATACGTGCCTCTGGAACTGTGTTCTTAATAACACTCATAACTTTGTCAGTCATTTCGTCATCCCAATCTTTGTAATCAAAGCTTGTTAGATTTTTAGGTCCTTCGTTTAAGTATTCCAAGATAGTGTTCATATCCTCTTGGGTTTTCTTCATTGGCTTACCTGCAACTTTGATTGGGGTTTTCTCTCCGATGAAAGAACAAAGATCGTAGTTGTTCCATTCTCCGACCTTTCTAACGCTTACCGCAAATTCTCTACCTTCGAAAAGATCGAAAGGATTGCAAGGATCTCCGTATTCTGGTTGAAGCTGGGCCTCGATCATGTCGTTCAATTTTTTGCCGAATTTGAAGATCATTACTTTACCTTCTAATTCAGGTTTGTTCTTGTCTTGTACGATTTGAACTAATGAATAGTAATCCTCTTTTCTTGAGAATTTCTTAGCTAATTCTTGATCAGCAGCTGAATGCGAATTTTTCAATTTCCAGAATAGGTCTTTAAGAATAGATCTTTTACCTACTGTTGAAGGACAATCTGCAGAAAATGCGTTTCCACTAACTGGATCGTTTAAGTAAACGTAGTACTTGTGGATTTTAGATTTTGCTGGATTAGCTGGGTTTGGTACGAATCTGATTAAAGATTTGTAAACTCCGTCTTTACCGTCCTCTGGATAAGGTTTGTAAAATTCAAGGTCTTTTCCTGCTCCTTGTTTAGCGGTTGGGGTTACGAACGCCTCTGCGTCGAGATTGAAGATGTCTAAATTACTCATGATTTTTTAAATTTTAATTTTTAGTTTTACTTTGTGTTTTCTTTTTGTTTCTCTTGATTTTTTTTATTTTCCCATAAAATTGTCTTTTTTTTCTACTTATATCTTGGTTTGATGTGTATTCTTGCTCAATAGGTGATGTGTGCGGACATGATAATCCACATTAGATGTTTTCATTAAAGAAAGGGATATAGTCTCGTAGCGAGCTCCTAAATGGCTCTTACGATTAGCTATCTTTAGAATAGCATACAATAAATTGAATGGTGCGGGAAATGCCTCGTTTGAGTGACCTGAAGGTCCAGTGATGTAGTTTAGTTTACTAGAGGCTTTCTGTGAGTTCTGGTTCAAAATTTCCTTTAATTCCATAAATTTCCTTTAATTCTTTCTTTAAGTACAATGTTATCCAAGTTGCGTCCACAATATCATCAATCGGTTTGTTAACCACTTTAGCTGGTGTTATCCACTCAGTTTGGTTAGCTTCTAATATATTAGCAAAGTTTGCTAAATTTGTTTCGTCCCCTTTGTAAGAACATAGGGAATTATACAATTCGTCTTTTTTGGCGTTTCCCTTTAAGGCAAACTTTTTAATAGAGGTCGGGGAGAAAACATGAAACCTATCCGCACCAACCCTATCAATTATCTTTTTTCTTAGCAATGCAGTAGCCATGGAAATATCTATAAGTGCATTACCATTAGAGGAGAAGCTTAAACCCTCCATAGCAACATGAAATTCGGAATCTCCCATAATATTTTCTATGCTACTCCATAAAGAATCCACAATCTCCAAGAAGTAAACTATCTTGATTCTCTCCCTTCCGGTATAATCCTCGGGTAACTCCTTTTTGTCTAGGAAAATCATTTTGAAATCTTCTTCCGTATCTAAAACTGAAAAGGGCTTCTTAGAGTTCTTTCTAAGGGACTCGGGACTCCTATCGGACCTAGTTAAAGATCCCCAAGTGTACTTCCCATCTTTAAAACAGCAAAATGCGGGGGAGTTGATAGAAAAATCTATTCCTACTAAATTCATGCAAATATTTTTATGGATTAAACTGCAGGGTGAACTATCTGACCAACAGAACCTGTATATCCATAAACTTTAGAAAGCTTTTCGAAACAAGATTTCATTTGTGCATCAGTTAGACAGTTTACCAAGTCATTTAATACTCTTTGGTCGTTACCTGCAGCTGCTACCAAAAGATTTTTCATTTGGTCTTTTTCACCACCTAGTGGCTGACCGTACTTCATCTCGTTTAGTTCTTTTACTTCTGAAAACTTTTTCATCTTTAGTGTTTAATTTAATTATATATCTCACTTAGCTTCGAGAACTATATCTATGTAGTTACATTTGAAGCCCAAACTAAATGAGCTGTATCCTGGATTATTGTTGGTGTAATTAAGTTCTAATTCAGAAAATGACGTGAAAAGAACCTCCTGGAAAGTCACCGACATAATTATGTTACCCTCATTGTCCATTATTCTCAATGGAAGCGCCTGGATAAAGATCTGATCATTTGCAAAATTCAAAAAATCCAAAACGGTATCGAGCATTATAAAATAGTTTATAAAGCCGTCAGCCATTTTAAAGTTCATGGTGAAATCCTTCGAGAAAAGATCCTGTATAGGGGTAGAGCTCTTATAAGCTATCTTTTTACCCAAATTTCTAACCTGCTCTACTGAATCTATTGCCAGTCCAGGAAATCCGACAGATTGGATAGTGCTATTCACATACTGAGGAACGTTATCAAATGGAATTGGTTGTTTTTTAATGTACTCCTCATACTTCTGTGTTACCCTGTCAGAAAAGAATCCTTTAGGAAAGTTGAAGTAGAAGCTATTTGATTTCGGATTAAGTAACACGTTCTTCTATTTATTTTAGTTTCTCTATTGAGGCATCTGATAGTATACCGTCAGCAGCCTTTATAAACTCAGCTTTGGTTAAACCTGGGTATTGCAAATATCCAGGTCTACCTGGTGTTAAGAAGTATGTGATTATCGTTTGATCCTTCCATCCAGTAGCAACGAATCCCTCTATTTGAGCAGATAAAGCACTTATAAGAGCTGATCCAGTTAACTGACTAGTCTGATTAGTTCCGTCAGGAGATCCCGCATTTATTACCCCGCTACCCAAACCTGCTGCTGGCACTATAGATTGAACTATCGGCTTAGGAGCAGTTTCAGTAAGACCGATTGGCATTGTTCCCGAAGAAGTCATGGCATCAGGTATAATAGGTGATGCTGCTGTTGCGCCGACAACAAATTCAGTTTCACCGTCCTTCTTCCAGTATCCCCAATATAAAACAGAGGTTGACTCATTCGTAGGCGAGGTCGAAGCTACTGGAGTATTTGTTTCTGCCAAAGTTTGGGTAGAAGTTCTAAGCAAAGAAGAAGAATTGCTGGCTGCAGATTGGGCCAAAGTTTCATTAGCCTGAGAAACTGTTACGTTTCCATTTGTTATGAAAAATCTTCTATCCGTGAATTGAAGTATCTTTGTAGATTGTGATTCGTTAACTTTAAAAGCAAGTTCACCTAAAGCTGGCTTAGCGATATTATTATCAAGCAAAGAAGGCACATAGTTTTTATTACCCGCATTATCAAGGAAAGCTAATTTGAATAGTCCGCTATTACTTAAATCTATAGATGTAGGTATACCGTTCGGTCCAGCTAAAACGAATTTGAATTTGTAGTAGTTATCAAACGGTGATATAGAAATAGTAAGCTTGCCTATTCCAACAGCAGTCGTGTTCGATGTACCGTTGTTCTGTGTCAAATTACCATTCGTGAAAGTAAGATTATTAGCAGTAGCGGTAACATAGTTCTGCTGAATGAAAACGTTAGTGTATTTAACTATCTCCTTCGGGGTAGGTGTGCTGTTATTTCCTAGATTAATGGCAGAGGCAGAATAAACCCTATTATAGATCTTTTGTACCTGCGGAAGAGTCGATAGAGCTATCGGAGTTATGTTAGTTCCCCATTGTGCAGGATTATTAGAAGCGTAAGAAGCTATCCTTATAACTCTGCTCTGATCCACATTATTAATCAGTGACATTGTATATCTAAGAAAGAATGAAGACGAGTATGCAGCATTTCTTACTATGGGTCTGTAATAGTTTGGTGTGTCGTAAGCAGTAGTTTGAATTGACTGAAAGCTAGACGTCTGTATAATAGCAGCCCCGATCTGTTCCAGAACCTCTATTTGGTGACTAATATAATAGCTGTTTCCTATCGAGTTCTGAAAGAGTATAAAGTCTTCGATAAATCCTTCGTTATCAGTAGCATAGTATTCGAAGAATTGTCCCCTGTTAGATTCTTTTATAGTAGCACCTATGTTAGAAAAAGGATCTTCTTGCTCTAAAGAAAGTAAAGCAACCCTCGCAGAGTCGTATCTTGAGTATCCCTCGAAGTCAACTGTGCTCTGAACCTGCCATACTGATATTCTTAGCGGAGCATCAGAAACAAATCCGTCCCCGCTTTGACTTATCAATGAAGCTAAAGTCTGTGGTTTAAAGGCTTCAGATGCAGCAAGATACTTGTAGTTCATATCCTTCAAATTAGGAAGCTTGATCTCAAAGTACTTGTCGTATATGTTGGATCCGATAGTTACCGGATTCGGATTAAGCTCATAGTCCTGTTCTGTTCCCCTTTTAAGCAATATTTGAGAAGCTGTTACATAATTAAGATTCTGATCTTGATATTCAACTTTCAGTATTATACCATCAAGATTCGAAAGGTTGTAACCAGCTCTTATGTGGTATCTAACAGTATCATAAATAACCAATAAGTTGGACGGGAAGGTTATTCCCAAATCAGCAGTATTTGTTAACTTGTCAGAATAATCATTAAATGGTATAATTAAATTGGAATCTAAGGTAACAAAAGAGTTAGTTCCTATCTGTACTACGCTATTATTAACAGTGTTATGTGTGGTATCATAATCCGCTGTAGGATTCAATATCTGTACAGCATCATCCTGGTAACCGTTGATTAGTTTCTGATACCCAACGGTATTAGGACCGGTATTTACGAAATATTCCTCCGGTTGAGGCTGGTCAGCATACATATACTCCATAAGCAAATATGGAGTAAGCTGTACGTATTTTGATGTTGTGCTGTAAGACATTTAATTTTAAATTATTTTCCGAACTGTAAAAATTTAGGCGAATAATGAACTCCAAATCCGATATAAAAACCTGGGGAAATCCCAGATTGTGATCCTGATATACCGTATCCTAACTGAACTCCTAAACCAAATTCTTTTCTAGCTGCTTTAAGGGCTTTTCTAGTATCCGCATTGTCAGTTATGTCAAAGGAATTTATATCATTAAAAGTTAGACCTGGATAAGTGGTAGTAACTCTGGTCATCATTCTCTTAGTTTTGGGATCTCTATAGATTCCGGTAGTAATATCTATGTTTTGCTCAAGATTTAAAGATGTAAGACCTGGTAAGATAGAGGCAAGATATTTGGTGGAATCTAGCGGATCAACATGTAAACTTATTGTGTATGGGGTTTTACCCGTAATTTTCAATCTATTATTTCCTGGCATCTGTGGATTGTGCAAGAAATTAATTGACTCTTCTCCGTTCGGATCCTTTACGACCGTAGAAGCAATCTTAACGCTATCTCTAATTTCAGTCACAACATTTATTACTGTATTTGGGGTGTTTCCTCTCCCGCTAGATTTCAGCCCCAATTGATGAATCAGTTCTTTTTGGCTTTTAGATAGTTCCGAAGCCTTTAACTCGTAAGCGGATTTCTCTTGAATCAAGTGCCCATTTTCACTTTTGATAGTTCTCACACTATCCAAGGATGCTAAGTAGTTATTATGTTCTCTTTTAGCTTCAGCTTCCATGTGGGCGGTTTCGCCGCATTGTTTTAAAAACAGGAGGAGAAGAATAACAATAACAACCAGCATAGAAAACCTGCTGGAAAGAATAGCAGAAATCTGTGACAATTTTTCTTTATTTGGTAATTTCATATACAATATTTTCTTTTTTCCATTTTAACCCGGTCGGATCTAAACTTCCCTCGCCGTATTTTTTGGCTAGATTTTCGCTGAAATATCTTTCTCTTTCTCTGCAGTTTTCTAATTCCTCTATAAGCTCGGAAGATCTAATTTCCATTTTCTTTATCGTTTCCTCTACAGTTAGTATTTCACCGTGGATTCTGATAAACTCTTGAGAGAGATTTAAAACCTCTTCTTTTTCTTTTTTTGATAATTCAGTCATATTTATCATAATTTATTTTTTATGCAGAGACTATTCCTCCTTTTGCTGTTGTTGTTGCTATAGTTTGCGATGCTGCGGTACTTGGAGCAGTTGAAACTATACTACCGATACTGTATATGTTTGATAGATTTATGAATCCGCTAGTTCCGTTACACGTTTTCCAGAAAACTCTTGGGTTTCCGTTAGTTGTGCTTGCTGGAGCAAGATAGGTGATATCAACATATAGACATTTATCACCAGTGGAGAATGCCCCTGGTGCGTTGAAAGTAATTAATGCGGTATTTGTAATTATATTAGTGCCCGCCTTTGTAAAGTAATCATAAACTAAACCTGCTATAACATAGCTAGATGAGGTAGTGATATCATTCAAGAATATTCTATACTTATTGGCATATCCACCAGAGTAAACGCCATCTAAATTTGTGGAATATGAACTAGGTATTCTTATGAAAACATAGTTATTTGAAGCAAAGGTAAAAGAAGTAGGGGTAACTAAAATGACGTCGCTGTCCCATAGAGTAGTAGACGATAAGTCCATTACATTATAGACCGGTCCAGGAGGCCAAGTTACAGTGGTTCCTGTCCAGGCTCTACAAGTGACAGTAGTTGTAGCTCCCCTCACTTCTTTAACTCTTTTAACGTGATAAAAATAAGGTCCACCCGTTGCACCTGCAGTTGCTCCCCCAGTAGACCCAAAGGTAACCTGTGAGTGTTTACCGCTATCTAAAGAACCCCTAGGACTTGCAGAAAATATAGGAGCGTCTTTGAGATCTCTGAACTCAAATAAAGCATTAGGGGTAGAATCTGCAGCATACAATTCTATCCCTCTTGCACTGATAGTAGTACCAGAAGGGAGATTTTTTGTGGTGTCTAGTACAAATCCACTAGCAGCAGTTGTGGAAGTGGTTGATATTTTAGTAGGCCTATAGAGTGATAAAAGTGAAGATGTTAATCTCATGGTGGTTGATTCCACTGCAAAATTTCCACCCTGTCCAACTGTAGTATTGGAGAATAAATAAAAATCACCTGTTCCTCCTATAGTAACGCTTTGTGTTGATGTTATGTTTGCATAATTACCATATAGAAGTGCTCTAGCAGTATAAGAATCTACGCTTAATCCTAATAAAGAAGAAATTTCTAATCCACCCGTAGAATTGTACCTTAAACTTGCCGAAGCACCGGAAGTTCTCCAATAGAAAGCGGGAACACCCGAAGATATAGCTCCAGTTTTAGAAAACGTAAATATTGGTCTGGCTGTTTGGTCTTCAGTAGATACGAGGAGTTTAGATCTATTCGGATTTGCTCCGGTTGTGCCTAATCCAAGATCCCCCACTATCAGAGATGTAAGGGATTCTGTTAGACCCACTCCGCTCTTTATTCCAATAGCATATTTATCAGTTACTCCAGCTGGTCCTATAATACCATCATAAGAGGCAAAATAAGGGGATGTAAATAGAGAATACCCAGTGTAACTCCATGCACCATTTGTCCCTTTAGAATTTACCTGATAATCGCTGGTATTTGAGTCTATCCAAAGATCAAAGGGATTGCTGGAATTTCCTGGCTGGTCGTCCTGTTTATACCAAATAGTTCCTCTTAATCCGGTTAGGCCAGTCAGACCTTTATGACCCGCAGGCCCGTCGTAACCATCTGGTCCTTTAGGACCCTGGTGGCCATCAGGACCTACAGCAAAGGATATGATCTGATCAAAATTATAATTGATCTTTTTCCTTATCTCAGAAGCTGAATCACCCGTTAAAATATATTTAGTATTGAAGTGCATTTTTTATATCTTTAGATTGCTGTTGATCCTGTAGTGTATAGTATTCCGCATTTACTTCCATTCAAATTTCCTCCATAAGCACTATAGTAGACCTTAAACCATCTGCTAGTTCCTGCCGTAGATCCTGTTCCAGTTATATTCATTATGGTAAAATCTATATGAGAAGCTCCAACAGAATTACTACCACTAAGATCTGCTGCTTGATATGACGTGTAAGGAACGTAAGGAAGATCTGAAAAAGTGTTTGATGTACCCAAACCAACAAATCTGAAGAACTTACTTTCTGACGCTGTTCTTACTCTTAGTTCTATAGATTCGTGATCGTTTAGAAGATTAAGAAATCCTCCATTAGAATCTGCAGTTGCCCCCGTTGCGGGTGTCCATAAATACACTCCAGTAGAGGTAGAAGGACCCGAAGTAGCCGGATTTACTACAAAGTCTATTCCGTTATTTGAATTTATTCTTTGAGAAGGTGTTCCAGCAGCATAAACGACACCAGGAACAACGGCATACCATTGAGTAGAAACCGTAGGTCCAGAAGGAATAGTAACGTTTCCAGTACCTATCGAAGTGACGTTCTGAACTGGCTGTATTGAATTTATTCTTTTATTGTACCAGAATTCTCCGTTTGCTCTAACATCTACATAAAATTCACTAGGACCATATAAGTAAAAAAGACTGGAACTTCTACTTGATGCTACATTAGTTCTGTGTCTTAATCCTCCAACATTAGGCAAACTGCTGGAAAGCCAAAGGGGAGGCAAAGAGTCAGCAGACGAATTGGAAAAAGTAAGACTAACTGGAATACTGAAATTTGCAGCAACAGAGACAGCTGATGCGGTATAAGTTATGTTTCTATTAGAAAATAAAGCAGTTCCAGTGCTGGAAAAATTTAATATGAAATCACCAGATGTTGTTACCGATAGTCCTCTACTTTCTGTGAGATATAAATTAAATCCGGTAGATCTGTGGCTTAGATTGCTTCCTGCTGAAGAAGTGTTATTTAATCCAAGATTACCATTAGGTATATCAATAAATAATGAATCTCCTAATCTTAAGCTTAGGCCATATTTAAGAGATGCTGATGTTGATGTTGAGGACCAAAGGAATCTAGGTGTTTTAGATGTAAATGAAGGGGAAGAAGAATATTCATATTTACTAAACTCTAATAATCCCTTTCCGGTAGCTCCACCGTCTATAGATAGAACTAGCTTAGAGTATTGAGGATTTGTACTTGCAGTTGCACCAACTAATGAATTGTCGCTAAGTACCAATGTGTAGTCGGAGGGATTTATGGATGTTAAATGGTACCCATTATAAGAAGAATCCCCCGCTGAAGTTGGTACGTTTGGATATATCCTAAATAGATCTTGTGAAAGTAAATTGAATCCATAAGGACTCCAAGCTTCTGAAGAAAATTGATATATCTGATTTCCTGATCCGGGTGTAAGGTTGAGCCAGAAATCGCCGTTAATGTAGCCAGTAGTTCCCGGGTTAGTTATACCTACTACCCAAATGCTTCCTCTAGCACCCATATCACCATAAGAACCCACCGGACCAGTTGCACCTTTATCCCCCTCTGGACCTTCCTGTCCCAGCTTACCGTAAGGTCCTCCTCCGAAAGTTATAATGTTAGAAAAATTTGAGTTGACTTTATCAACTAAATTTTTCTGATTATCCCCTTCTTCTATTCTTAGTAATTTTAAATCTGGCATCTTTTTCTATGGAGTTCTTAATAAGTTATTGTATATATCAATAAGTAAAAGATCCCCCAGAACCTCCGGTTGATCCAACAGCTCCTGTGTATGACCAAGGCGCATAAGCTCTGTAATAAACAGTGGTTAGTGCTCCCGATGTCATTCCTCTAGCAACTGTAAGATCCACGGTCTTGGCATAGAATGGTAGGGTTACTTTAGTTACACACGAAGCAGTTGCTCCAGTTCCAACCCCAATATATTTAAACCCGTTAATGGATCCGCTAGCGTCAGAAGAATTGTGGATTGTAATATCTATGGATTGGCCCATCATTAATCCACCAGTAGTTCCCCAGTTTTCATCAGCAGAATTGTATAATCCGATACCTACTAGGGTACTTGTCGTTCCGGAAGGATTTATTATAACAGTATTACCGTTAGTTAAATAAGCACCCCCGGTGGCGGATGTTCTAGACACGAAGTACCAATTTATCGGGTTTGTAGATCCGCTTGAACCGGTTGCAGTTGGCGTTATCGAAGAATATGTGATGCTTTCTCTAACTTTATTAGTTCTTAGCTTACCCTTAGTGGAAAGCCAAAATTCTCTATTTGAAGAGCTTTCTAGAGACAAATGATAAACCGAAGGAGAAAGTTTAGAATAAGTGTCTCCGGTTCTAGACGATCTTATCCCAGTAACCCCTGTAGGTGTTACATAAACATGAGGGGAAGTTCCGGGTAAAGTTACAACAGACTGGACCGGATCTAGTATGCTACCAGATCCTCCCGATATATTCATATATTTACTGGTGATCTTAAACTCACCCGCTGCACTTACGTTATAACCGCCGGTAGCAAAGATTCCTGACCCCGAAGTAGCACCATAATCTATATTGGTATCCTTCTGAGAATTTATTGTTAGACTATTAAAACTAGCTTCAAATCCTCCGGAAACCCCTATATTAAAAGCACCACCAGGAATTCTAAGTCCTAAAGAATTTTCAGTCGGTATAGCTGAAGGCCAATAAAAAACCGGATGTAGAGAATAATCAGCTATCGATCCGTCCTCTATGTCACTTCTTGAAAATTCTAATAATGGAGAATCATTTACTGATGAATTGGTCGATAGCGAAAACTTAGAAAGTAGCTCATTAAGAACCCCTGATTCTGGGGTAACGTCACTAAGTACGAAAAGATAATTTTGTGGTATAACCTGATTTAGCTGTATAGCAGATCCAGTTCCACCCGAATAGAAATAATTAGAAACGTTAAAAAGCGAGGAAGAATTCCCTATATTATATCCGGTCCAATTCCATCCGCTAGATTCTAAAATATAAATAGAGCTATTCGTGTCTATCCAATAATCTCCCTCCTGTGCATATCCTGCAGGCTGGGACGAGGAAACAAACCATCTGGTCCCTCTGCCTCCAGAAATACCAGTGGGCCCAAAATTTCCAATGTCTCCTATTGCTCCTCTTGGTCCGGTTATACCTATCGTTCCTTGAGTTCCTCCATGAAGCTCTACAATCTCATCAAAGTTATTATTTAACTTAGATACTATCTGACTTTGATCGTCGCTATAATTTAAAGATTGTATATTAGTATTTGGCATTTCTTATATCTTACTTATTGTGAAATTGAACATCATTGAATATGAAAATCCCTTATCCATCGGATATTCGAATTCGTATGTTAAATTACTTCTCGTTATTAATTTATAGTCGCTATCTATAAAATATTCCAGTTTATAGCGATCGGAAGAGAATAAATCTCCTCTTACTAATTGGGAAGTTGGTATCGTCTCATTAGCAACTTTTTTAACATAAAAATTAAAAACTTGACCCTGGTATAAAGGCGAAACGTTTAAGTCGATGTAGTTGTTAACATCGTCGTTTATTGACTTGGGATCGCCTACTCCAAATTCTGATATCATGTTATCTATAAACACCTTCTTGATTCCTGAATTGAGTAGAAATCTTCTTAGCATTCTATCCAATCTGATTATTCCCTTAACCTTTCTTTGCTCCGGGAAATTCTGCCAAATTATCTCCGCATTGGGAAATATGTTTAGATCCAACTTATTAAAATCAACACCAGATAGATAAGGACCAACAGATCCTATTCCTGTATTCGAATTTGTTTTAGAGATATTCTGTACAGATTCTATATAGCTGTCTATCTGAGCATTTACAAGATTTGGACTCTTTAATCCAGAGGTTCTTGATATCTCGAGGGTTATGTAGTTGTTTACCTGTACCGGATCTGGGGTTTGCATAACTTTAGACCCAAAGAATGTCTTATACTCGAGCATAGATCTAGTACCAGCAACATAATTACCCACGGTTGCACTGGTGTACCTGCTATAATATCCAGGATCCCATGATGATGAGAATAAATTAAAGTCTTTCTTGTCTATTGGGGTTAATCCAATCAATGGATAAACAGGACCTTCTGGATAAGGGACTGCTGCTGCCAATATATCTGATCCCTGCGAAACTTTTGTGAAAGATAGATTCCTAGATATTCCGAAATATTTCTTGTCCGGTGCAAAATTGCAATTTCTGAAGGAGAGATCTATAGAATCGGACCCAGCTATAGTATCCGTTTTATCTCTATCAAAGTGAATAACCTTTCTGAAAAGGGGTTCATATTCACCAGAATACCTAGTAATTATTGAAGGGAGACCTATCTGAGCTTTTCTTATTACAAATCCAGTTTCTACTCTAGCACCCTTCAATGCCTGAGGTCCGTTATAAGATCTGCTTACTAAAGATCCGCTAGGCTTAGTTATTTTAGTGGGTTTCTCGAAATAAAGCTCGAATGAATCTGGAGTCTCAATGGTAATTTGATTAGCAGAATCCCATTCATAACTTCTATATGATATGTAAGGAGATCCTAGATTGAACTTATTAGCTATATAAGAAACCGAGCATCTACCCAAAAGGGATTTATAATATTTAGCTCCACCCTCCGACTGTATAACCGGGTATTTTTTATATACCGAAGAAGGCCCGACCGGAACCGTAACTGGGTTAGACGTCGAGAAAGGTATCGAGAATAAGTAGGATGATCCGGTTGCAACTCTACCAAACTCTACGAAGGATGGACCAACTCCAGTAGGCCAGGGATAAGTTGAATTTATACCAGAAACGCTAAAACTTAAAGGTCCGGAAGAGCTGGGACCGCCGGTTGCTCCCACTGCATTTTCTACATATACCGAATGTATTTCCTCCCTTAAATCAGTATCATATTCAGGGTTTCTAACTATGTTTATTACACCAGGGCTCTGGGTAGTGTTAACAGAGCTTCCTGAACTTAGGGAAAGATCCAAAGCTGCGCTTAATTTAATATCGTCTATTTGATAAAAATTCTGCGAAGAAACTAGCGGACTTTTTATTTTTTCCTTATCGTTTAGTGTGTAAAGGAGAGTGTAATCTAATATAGGATTTCCGCCCGTTCCTCCAGTATAACCTAGATCAAAAGCCTTCTGATCTTTTACTATAAAGTCGCATACGAATAATACGAATTTCTGCTCTTCATTTTCTATTACGCTATATTTAACTGGGGACTGTATGATCGTATTATCTTCAGGTATAGCTCTTAGTATAGCAGAGAATTTATAATCCTCGTATCCTCTGTAATTCTTAATGTACCTGTCGGAGTTTAAACTCTGTACAGTTCCTGTGTTTTCTACGTCAGATCTTTTCTTTAAAACTATTTTTACCCCTCTGAAAATAGTTTCATAAAATCCAGAAGCTTGGTTGAATACCAGAGGCGTAAACAATTCCTTAGTATAGTTACTACTATCACTAAATTCTGAATCATAATCGCTAGGATCCACAGTAAAATATGATGAAAGATATAACGAGTCATCCGGATCTGAACTTCTAGCTTTAGTTAAATCTATCTTATGCGGGAGATAGCTGTTCTGATCGTTCATAAATTCCTTCGGGAAATATCTCGGAGGCTGCTCAAGTAAGAACCATTCATGTGTTAAATACTTCGGATCTGGCTGAATCCTATCAAAGCTCGGGGAAAAGTTCGTAGGAGAAAAAGCTGGACTGCTGTTTAACCTATATCTGTTACCTCTAGAATCTGTTCCTATCGAGGATCCCCATTTATTTATATAAGGAACTATTCTAGATATGTTAGCTCTTTCTGTGGTATAATTTTCTTTTAAGTAGTCGTATTCAGTGTTCAGTTTTCCATAATAGAATACCTGCTCTTTAGTTGGATTAGCAGATTTAGGATCAAGAAGTAATCCTTGGATCCCTAAGAATCCACTGAATCCTTCCAAATCCCTGGTATAGTTTATTTCCGAATAAGTGCTTGTTGAAGAGTTGTATATGACGTCAGAATACTGTGCAGGGAAAACAACAACATTACCGGAAGGAACGTTAGATGTACCGGAAGAGCTTGACGTTAATGCGGAAGCACTGAGATTTAAGCTAGGATCAGATACGGAGAAGGATGTATATCCCGTTGCACCATAGAAAAGATTCCCAGCATTATAAATGTTTCCTCCATAACTGATCTGTCCCTTTTTAACGAAATACGGTACATTAGCTTCTATAGAATTCTGAGTGTTTGGCTGGATCTCAAAGTACTTATAAGTCTCTGGATTTGGGGTGTATCCATAGTCAGAACTCCAGAAATCGAAATTAAATTCTTTCATATCGAAGAATGTAAAGACCCCTATGTTTAATGAAGCTGAGTCATATACATTAAATGATTGATCAGATCCCAAATCTATTTGAGAATAGATGTCCTTTAAATTTAAAACTAACTTATAAGAGAAGTCAACGAATCCGACGGGCTTTCTTGTTATCGGATCTACTTTAGGTACATCTACAAATTTATTAACAGATTCTATCATAGAATATCCGGACTCCGTGTTGACATAATATCCAGGTAGTACTAGATCTGAATAGCTACTGCTGAATATGATTCTATTGTTTCTATTAACAGTTCCTCCTATAAAGTTTACATTCTTATTTAGGTCTGATGCGTCGGTACCGTTTATTTTAAGATATCCCGGGTAAGAGAACGTAGAATATTCCTGCCAAAGGGTTGTCTGTTCAGGATTTGCTGAAAATTGATTTCCCCCGGTTGGACCCACAGATCCGGAGGCTTTATAGTAGTTCTCGTCATATAATACGATCGAATCAGCTGAGTATGTTGTTTTATTATCCCAAGTTCCAGCATATTTGTCTTCAAAAGATTTATAGTCGCCAAAAACAGATATAGAAAATGCACTGTTACCATAAGTACCAGGATTCTTAACTCTTATTATAGAAGACGAAGAATCGTATCCAGAGTCCATCGTGGATTCATCCATATCTTTTATAACTGAAGCTAAAGCAGAAGCTATCTCGCTAGTAGTACCAGTAGAGGCATTAAAGTAATATGAGTTACCAGTTGAGTAATACGATCCACCAGTCCATATTAATATAGAAGAATAGTCACCAGAGCTAACTGTGTCATATCTTCTTGGTCCTTCTTTCATAGAGCCGTTAGGCCAGAATATCTTAAAAGTTAAAGGCTTTTCTTTGTCATAAGCTTTTAAGAATTCTATTTCAGTGTATGCCCTTCCTGGTTCTAAAGCAAGCTCTCCCTTTATTGTTGCAAGCTTATCATCGCTACCTGTGAAATTCAGAAGATTTATTGTCTTATTCTGGAGAACTAAAGATCCGGAAGTAGCACCAGTTGAACCTGTTGCTGAAAAGGTTTCGGTAGTGTAACTATAAGGACCATAGGCATATTTAGGACCGGTTCCGCCATAAACTGCATAATCTTCAGATCTTTTTAAGCTATAGAAACTGTCATTTTTATCAGTTACGTAAAAAAGCTTATTAGGATCAAGCAAATTTACATTATCAGATCCGGGTAAAAATCCAGATCCATTTTCATAGAAAATTCTAACGCCCGAAGTAGCTCCGATTTCATATGGGGTGTTATTATAGTAGTATCCTACATTATTTCTGGATGGGATTGGAGTATTCTCGTTACCGTCCATATTCCTGAATTCGTAAAAGAAATTACCGTTGGTTCGGATAGAAGCAATATCATTTCTAGAAACATACATTCCGATGTATCTGTTGATCGTGTAAAGATCTGAATCGTCGTCATCAAAGAAAAATTCAAGATTCAATAAATTGGGACAAACTATACCATTTCTAGAAAATCCGGAGGTTACATAATCCTCCAAATCTATCATAGGATCCGACTTAGATGTTGAAAGGTATTGATTAAGTAGCTCTCCTTTTTTAGTGTAAACACCATCGGATATGCTTGCACCTTTATAATACGTATAAGAATCATATCCCCAACTAACCTCAAGAGGTGAATTAGAGAATTGATCATTATTGAAGAGGGCTCTAATGTACTTACCTATTTTTGTATTTTCTCTAAGATCGAAAGTTTTTATTGCAGTAGCTTTATTCAAGATCTTATTCCTGAAAGTTGACGAAACATCATTAACTGAGGATAAGTATTCAATCTCATTATAAATAGCAACCTTACCAGATCCTGATATTACGCTATATGTAGTAGAGCTAGTTTTTCCGGTAAATACTTCACCCGATGAATAGTAGATATCATTTCCGGCTGGGGTTTTACCATAAGCAATCTTAAATGTCTCTGAACTATCAAAATCTTGTATGACTTTATATTTAGTCAAAGGCTCGATAGTGGTAACGTTCTTAGAATATGGATAATCTAATGGATCATTAAGTTTAAATATTACAAAGAAATCAGGGATCTCGTTTTTAATCCAAAGTGGTGCGAAGTAGCTAAAATCTTCGGGATAGTTTTTATCAGCTAAAGATGATGCTCCGCTAGCATAAAAGAAATCATATTGATCTGAAAAATCTTGGGCCGATTGTGCCTGTCCGTTTGTGAAATTTCCAACCTGAAATATTAGATCATTGGATATCTTTCCGTTTCTGAAGAAATCTGATACATCCGTAGCATAACTGTTCTCTCCGCTGATATTGAAATTTTTAAAAGCATCATTACTCAAAGTGTCATTTACATTCATCGAATTGAAATAAACTCCACCTTGAGAATCAACAGATATTTTAAAATTACCCGTTAATTTAGGATTTGTTCTAATTACAGCGAACGAAGAATTATAATCAAAAAGTCTAGATTGAGACATATTTTAAGCCCAAATTATATTATATTAAAAATTAAGAGCTTTAATTCCGCTATCGAAATTAGGAGCTACTAATGTGTCATTTTGGTAAGATCCACTAACTTGTACATCGAAAGAAAATGCGTCATCATTTCTAAGCTGAATATCTATACCTATTTTCTTAGTGTAAGTTATATTTGAAAGTATTCCTGCCTTTCTCCATCCACCGATATATCCAAGCTTATCGACTGCTCTAAATTGGAATATAACAGGGACGTTTATTGCATTCGTCTCTCCCTCTCCTAGATAAGTTACCGATAATGCAGTAGTTCCAGGTACTTGTAAAACCGTGTTAGTAACAGGTCCTAAGTATAGGTAAGCCCCACATGAATATTTACCGATTAGGTATTCGTCATTAGCGGAGAAACCTAATTTATCTGCATACATATTATCTTCTCTAGAAGCAGTAGCACCAGTAGCAAATGTTATAGGGGTTCTAAAAGATTGCTGTACCCAATATTGAGGAAGAGATGTATCTCCCCAGAATGTTTGGGTGTGTCTGAAAGGAGCGTAGCTAACTACAGTTGAACTATAAGGTTTAACCATATCAGAATAGCTGGTGAATGAATAAGAGCTTCCTACGCTTGTTAGATAAGGGTGACTCGTATGAATACAGAATTCTGATAAATATCCGCTTCCTACCGGATTACCGCCAGTACTTCCGGTAAACGTACCGTTCCAAACAGCCGCTGCGGTACCCCCTGTTACTGTGCTATAGTCTGCATAAAGTGTAGGATCGTATGGGGTAAATATCGTACCATTCTGAGGATAAACCCCATCAATACCAAAGTTAGTTTGAGTTGAAGAAGAAACCCCATTGTATGTGTAAGAAGAGCTGTAAGCGTTAGTGAAGTATTGACCGATATCAGTTAATGCCGTGTTATAATAAAGAACCTGATTAAATCCTATATTTCTGTATCTTGGATAAAGAAACTGTGAATAAGCACTCGAGGAAGCATAAGGAGGTGCTTGTCTAAAGTCAGTTGACGTTTCAACATTACTTGCTACGAGAGAAGTTAATGATATTGGTCCGTCGCCGTATCTTAGATTGTCGTTGTAACCAGCAGGATATGATGAAGCTATAGATGAAGGTGCTTTAGTTTCAAGACCTCCTGGTATAACAGAAGCTAATTCAACAGGTGATGATTGCTCGTTGAAAAGCTGGATGTTATAAGTTACCGATGCAACTTTACCAGCGTCCGTTGTGGTTGGATTTGTGTATATTTCGTTATAAAATCCAGCGTTAAGCTTAACCGTAGAACCTTTAGAAACTTTTACCTTGTTGTTGTTTGAATCAACGATAAACACCTGAAGTACTCCCTTAGCTTGGCTTAATTGAGATTTAAGAACTGAGATCTGATTTTGTAAATCCGTGATCTTATCGAAAAGATTTATTACTCCCCCACTATTTGTATAGAATCCACTAGCAATTCCTGTTGAGTCATGATAATAAGTTTTATCATTAGCAACAAATTGTTGCGAAAGATGGGAAGGAAGACCTTGAGCATTTAATTCTGCCTGCATTTTATTAACTGCAGCATCTTCACTATTTGTTCTTAATGCAACATCAACACCAGTTACAGATAAATTATCAGGGAAGCTAATTATAACTGAAGGTGAGTAGTCAGAGGTTAGAGGATTGTCAGGCCAACCTGCTTCTGATATAGCAGCTATTTGAATTTCTAATTTTTCTCCCTTTGTGATCGCAAGATCCAGTTGATTAATGTTCTGTACATTAGAATTTGAAGTGTCCTCTGGAGCCCAAACGTAAATACCTCTTTTAGGGTCATAAACTTTCTTCCTGATATCAGTCTTGTATTCAGTCCAGTTAGAAAAAGCAGCATTTTTTCTAGTTCCGTCATTGTCTATAAATTCTATCTGCTCTGAAGGTACCGCTGCACCGCTGTCGCTCAAATATCTATATCTAACAGAGAATTGTATTACCTCCTGAGCTCCCGTAGATGGACTTAATTGCGGAGAAGGTATAGGCCAAAATCCTCTAACTCTATATTTAGGTGGAGTTACTATTTGGGGAACGTCTATCGATAAAGTTTTAACCTCAGTTACAAGAGATGAATAAAGTTCTACTTTTTTAGCTCTTTCTCCTATTAAAGAGAATAGATTAGCTTTAACTGCCTGAGTGTTAACACCAATTGGAGTGTTTTGTTGTCCGGTTACGCTAACTGGAGTTAGATTGTTTCCAAGTATAGGACTATCACTAACGTTAGTTAACTGAAGTGATCCCTCGTTTATAGCTGCAAGTCCAGTGTTTAGTTGAAGTTTAGCTTGGTTGATGGAATCGTCTAGAGCTGCTATTTCATTTTTTATAGAAGACTTAACCTGTAGCTTATCATTAATCACCTTTATTGGTGTTGATTCAGTTACCTGTTTATTAATCTGTACAACAGTGAAGTTTGTTTGATTTACTACCGGTACATTAGGAACTAAACCTTCAACCGCTGGTACCTTATTTTCTTTAGCAGCTCCCAAAAAGATTTTACCCAAGTCGGAAACTTCGCTCAGGTAGTACGTTTCCAAGTTAACGACTGTTCCGTTTTGATTTTTTGTCTGTAGCTCATTACTCCAGAAAACTATACCAGTAGACCAAACAGCGGCAACGATATTAAAATTATCATCTATCGCTTTAAAGAAAATCCCCTGTCTCTCGTTATATCCTATGTTGACCTGAGCATATCTTGGTCCAAAATCGGTAGAAGATATTGAGAGAGTTCCTGCACCGAGAGTAATTGGTTGATATCCAGAAACCCTCTTAGCCTGTATTGAAGATTGGTCTCTATCAACAGAAGTTACCTGGTACAAAGATCCATCCTGTGTTGATATCTTGTCTCCAACATTAAGAGATCTTCCGTCTCTGAATGTGCTAAGCGTATCAGTATAAGATAATTTATCTAGCTTGTAGTTTCTTCTCGTTTCTTGGAATGTGTTTCCGCTAGCATCCGTTATAGTAACTAAATCATCATAGTAGCTTAGAACGCTAAAATTACCAATGAATCTTATCGTTCTTAAAGGAAGCTGTGCAATGTCTTCGTCTACGAAATAGCCTATACCATTATCAGTTAAAGCCTGTACGAACTGATCGTAGGATAAATCATTTCGTCCCTTAAGAGAAGTATCAAAATAATCTTTCTGTGCGTCAGTAGTCGTGTTAGCTATAATTCTCTTAACAACTATTCTATCAGCAGAATCTGGTATTTGTCCAGTTACATTTACGTTTATGTATAGAAGCGGAGTTAAGAAGCTTTCAAAAAACCAATTATCCTTAACGTCAAAAGTACTGGGTACTGATAGATTAGTTATTCTTGCTGGCTCTTTTAAAGTTTCCGATTTGTAAACTTGTGAGTAAGTTCCATCAGGATTTCTTACTGTAGCTGAGGATTCGCTAATCCCTGCTAAAGCTTTTATATTGTTGTCTATTCTTTGTATTTCTCCTCTTAGAAATCCGTAAGATGGGATATTAGCGTTCTGAGGTAGACCTTGCTCATCAAGGACCTCAATAGTAACCGTATTATTGGTAGATACCGCAACTTCGTTTAATCCATTTATAATTTCTAATGAATTTTTTTGAAGTCTCAGGAATTGAGCTACTAATGAACTTATGGAATTTTGTGTGCCTGCCATTTACTTTTTAATATTATTGGTTGTTGGTTAAACTTTTTCCTACTATATCTACTTGGAATTTTAAAGATTTATCGTCTATACAAACTATGTCAAAAACTGGGAGATAGTCGTACGGAGAGAATACTGAGTCGTCTAATGAAACGATCAATGTAGAGTAGCTAACACCACTAGGTGAACTTAAAGGATATAGACCCGTAGAATTAGTTAGTATGTTAATTATGAACCCTCCAGGATAAATCTCGTCGCCAAAAGATAATCTAAATCTCTGTCCCTTCTTCCATCGGGTAGGATCGTCTTTTAATCTTATGGTCATATCCCCAGTAAGGGTAAGTGGGTTTCCGTTATTTACGTGTTTATAGTAATTGGAATAATCAAGAAGCTTTATCTCATTAAGTCCGTTCTGTGTTAGAGTTCCTCTGCCGGAATCTGCTCCGATATTAAAGTCCTGAGAATCATTTATAATCGAAAGCTGATTAGGTACCGTTCTATCCACAATGATACCAGATCCTTGCTTAACCAAGTCTAAATCATATGATATTTCAACGCTAGTTTGATTATTTAGAATAGACCTTACTAGATCATAGTTTTGATTTATTAACTGCATTACAGACTGTGTATTGTTAAATAAAGCCTGGTTTGCAGCTAGTGTTCTTTCTATGTTCTCTATCCTTCTATCCATATTGATAGCAGTAGGACTACTTAGGGTTATGTTTTCTAAGTTTGTAACTCGATCGCTAAGCTGTATGAAGTCACTAGATGCGTTATTTAAAGTTGAACTTGCATCCTGTAAAACGTTCATAGCGTCCATGAACATGGAAAGCGAGAATGGAGAGTAGTCGTTAATAGCTTGTTCTACCCCCGTTTGATCTACGTCAGTATCAAATTTTAAATTGATCTTAAATCCATAAGAGTTACCGTTTAATTTGGTTACTGGATTAGGTCTATATTTTTTTAGTCTAGGAATGTATATGTCTCCTCCTTCACTGTTTACATCATCTAAAAATAGTACGCCATAAAGATTAGTTGCTGAGGTAGCAGGATTTGCTGGGTCATAGACATCATAATAGATCAAAACTGCATTAAATTCAAAGTCAGATGCTTCCGCAGTAGCATTAAATTCTTCAAGAGTAGAAATGTTAGAGTTGCTAAGAATTTCCTGATATGAATCAGGATCAAAATCTATCCCGACTGAGTCCAGTTTGCTTCTTACATAACTTAATGTTTGAGAATTTGCAGTTTTAGTTAATATGTAGTTAGCAGGATCGGTAAATAGTTCGTCCGAGAAGTATGTGTTAGCAGTATCTCTTGGTGAATACCAGTTACCTGCTGCAGTAGCACCATTTATCCCAGTGTCAAAATAAGTAGCTGTAGGAGAACCTAAAACATCATCATCGAATATAGCAAGAGTTGTTAATCCGCTAGGATTCGTCTCGTCATAATTTCTTGAGAATAAATACTCATCGTTTAATGGATTAGCTGGATTGTTTGTCCATTGGTAGTCTGGATAATAATTCTGATCAGTTACGTTCTTGAAAAGAACATATGGTGTATTACCATCTTTGGTTGGAATATAAACATAAACTTCAGAATAAGCATTAGTTGAATTCTTCACAGAATTTACTATATCCAAATTTCCCACATACTGAACTACTCTATTGTATGTTGTTCCGGTCATACCGTATGCTCCGGTAGTACCATAGGATGCGTCACCTTCAACATATCTTTTCTGAGTTATAGGAACATCATTGACAACAGTAACGGTGTTTTGATCTAGAGCAGGAGAAACCTCGGTAGAGTTTGCAGCCCTATATCTTATAGCTCCTATTTCCTTTAGCCACTTAAAAAATATTCTTTCAGAAATGTTTTGTTTTAAGCTTGAATCGTATTGATCGTCTCCAGTTATAGTTGATTCTATATTTAAGCAATAACTTTGAAAACTTTGAGAAAAATCTATGTTTGCGTCACCAGTTATAATTTGTTGCGTGTTGTTTGCCCAGTCTAGAAAAGCACTATCAGGTCCATTTAGTCTTATATAGTTTGTCTGAGTAGATGCGTTGTTGTCTATATTTGGAATATTCAACAAAGCGAATTTAGAGAATCTAAATTTGCTATCCGAACTATTAAACGTAAAAGACAGATCCTCTGCAGAAGAAGAGAATGTGTAAAATGTTCCGCCTTGTACTTGTAGTGGCCTTATAAATGGTGTCTTTGCCATTAAATTTCTTTTATTTTTATTCTAATTAAACCGTAGCATTAGTAGAAGCTAGAACTATCCAAGAACCATTTTGTGTTGCCTGGCCTTGTCCAACTCTAGATTCCCATTGTAAAGTTACCGCTGATCTGTACGATTTACTAGCGGTTAGAACGATACCAGTAGAAGAATATCCTCCGTAAGAAGCACTGGTATTAAATCCAGTATAATAAGTGGAGGTAGTTCCGGTTAAACCAGTATAGATGTAACCAGTAGCTGCTGAAGTGTTAATAATGGTAATTCTAGTTCCTTGAGGAATGTTAGGTAAAGTACCTCCTACAGGGGAAGTTCCGTCAACAACCTTCATGAAAAATCCTGTTGGACCGCAATTTGCATAAATAACGTCTTCTAAACCAGTTATTGCATAAGGGGAGTTCACTGAAGTAATACGTCCACCGCCTCCGATACCTGAAGTATTGGCAGGGAAAGCAGATCCTGCTGTTAAACCTGTTTGATATGTAGTGTTAGCACTTACTATGTGACCCTGTGTTCCTAGGTTTAAAGCAGCATTAGCGCTAAAGCTTCCGTTGAAGCTGGCCGTTCCACCTACCGTAAATACTGAGCCAGTTCCGTAAGTAACCGCTCCGTTTAGTGTAACCGCTCCCGAAGCCGTTAAAGTGGTAGTCTGAACGTCAACGAATCCAGCAGCTCCAAGGTTGCTAATAGATGCTTTGACCGTTCCTGTACTAGGTACTGATATAGCATCAAAAGCTCCTATTTTTGCCTGAACTTTACCTGTTGAAGCTGAGCTAAGATCTAATATACCATTCACCGAGTCTACTCCAAAAACTGTAACGTACCCGTTTATCCAGTTTTGTAGAATAAGAAAATTGGAATTGATAGTTACTCTAGATCCTGAGATGGAATCGGTTCCTAAAATTTCTGTAATGTTTACTGTTGCCATTTTGTTGTTTTATTTCTTTTTAAAGTGAAATATATATCTATGTCTCAGACAACACTTAAATATGGCAGTACAAAAACACAAACTTACCATAAATGACATCGAAGACATATCTTTAAGTCAAAAAAAGGAGATTTATTCCCCAATAATCCCAAAAAAATCAATAATTTTATTAAGTAAGAATAAACAGCCTAGGAAGGTGTTAAATCCTGGTGTACAATAAAAAATATAATATGGCGAACAGAAAAAAAAGAATTAGCGACGAAGAATTTTACGAGACATTCCCACCGGGGTATCAGCCATCTAATGGATCTTTCAATTTAGAAAAATTGAAACTGGATTACAAATTCAAAAACGAAAGCCAAAAGTCTCTAGTAACCTTAATAAACAACAATAAGATAACTATTGTAGCAGGCCCTGCAGGAACAGGTAAAACTTATCTCGCTTGTGCTCAAGCATTAAAACTTCTAAAAACAGATTCAAGATTTAAGAAAATCATACTCGTTAAAAGTGTGACGGTTCTTGAGGGAGAAGAGGTTGGATTTCTCAAGGGAGATCTTAAAGAAAAAATGCTTCCGTTTACCATATCATTTCTAGATAACTTCCACAAGATAATAGGCGAAGGACTAACTCAAATCATGGTAGATCAGGGTTACATTGAAGTGTTACCTTTAGCTTTCATTAGGGGTAGATCTATCGATAACGCTATTATCATAGTTGACGAAGCTCAGAATATCACTCAGAAAAACATGAGATCGACGATGACCAGAATAGGTACTGACACTAAAATGATCATCACTGGAGATACAAAACAGATTGATATGAAGAACTCTAAGTTTTCTTCATTAGATCTAGTTATTAGACTATTCGAGAACAAAGATGACATCGGAACTATGCACTTTGCCGTAAGCGACATTGTTAGAGATCCTATCGTGAGACTGATAGAGGAAACCTTTGACGAATGGGAAGAAAAAAATACTAAGCCGGGTAATTCTAATTAGCGATTAAAAGTTGCATCTGGATTATCAGGAATGATAACTGCAGATCCGAATTGGCCTTCGTTAGCTTCCATTATTGATTTTTCATCAGCCTCTAATTCTCTGTTTAATCTTGAAGTTTGATAAGCTCTTCTTGATTCTAAAGGAGTTTCCAGAGTGTAGTCACTAGAGTCAACAAAATCTGGTCTAGGATCGTCTGCTCTTTTCTCTTTATGATTCACAACTTTTATGAATCCGGGTTTGGAAACTTCATAGATATTACCATATGAATCCTCCACCTGATTGTATATGCTGTAGAATCCTGGATTAATGAAAGTGTATATAAAATAAGGAGTTTCCTTCACATTTAGATACTCCTCGCCGGTTTCAGGATTACTTAGAATCCATTTATTGCTATTTTTACCGTATATGTTTGAAGCATAGTTACTGAATACTACGGTAGATAAAAGAGGTACTTCCATATAGTTATCAGTGGAGTGAACATCGCACCATGTCCAAGCTCCTGATCCAGGCCTGGAGATTATATTTCCTAAATTTATACCTAGATCCGGATAGTACTGCTCAGAAAGAGCAGCAAATCCCCCGGTCGATCCAAAAGAGATAAAGCTGCCGGTTCCTCCCGCTGTTCCTCCCGTGTTAACTCCGAACATAAATATATTAGAATCTGAATCCTTAGCGAAAGCTAAGTTTCCTTCAAAGAGATCCAGATTTTTTAAATCTAAATTTTTGTTAGCGTTATTTGTTTTAAGTAGAGCAACATTATATCCGGTTAATCCTGGGGTATTAATTTCATACGAGGTAAAGAACTGCTGATCATTTATCTTTTCGAAAGCTATAAGTCCCATATCAGGATCAAGGACTCCAGTAGAATTACTAAAAGTTTTTACTAAGGTTGCTTGATCTGTTATCTTAGCGGTGTATATGTAATTTTGTCCGGTAGATCCGAGTACTGTTTGACTACCGAAATAACTACCTGTTATTCCCTGACCATAATCTCCCAACACCGTACTTACATAATATCCCGAATTATCCTTAAGTGGAATTATTTTCTTTATGTTATTATAAGCAGAGGTTCCTCCTATATCTACTATTCCTCCAGTTATTCCGTTAGCAGTTGCCCCAGATATTAAGTAGAATGGATAGTTTTTAGTTGCTGATGGCGAAGGGTGTAGAACCTCTATGCCCATCATGTTAAAAGTTCCAGAGGATTGACCTGTTATAATTACTCCGCTTTCGTTATTAGCTGATTTGATGTCTCCTATAGAAAATCCTCCAGTTGACCCCGAAGTATTAGCAATCTCGACTAAATCCAAATTATCGGAATCCAATTTAACATAAGCTCCAAATTGATTTGATGCTGAATCCCCAATATAAGAAAGACTCGTTGGTAAATCAGTGGTTCTATTCCATTGATTTTTTAGAGCATTAAAAGTAACAGGAGTACTTGCAGTGTGGGTTATAGCAAGATTTACGTAATACTTGGACGAATCTATTTTGGTACTTGCAGTTCCTCCGGGATACGTCGAAACTGGCGGAAAGTATCTAAACGAATTTACTCTATATCTTTTTCTTACACTTCTTGGGTAATCTCCAGTAACTCCATTTATATCAGCAAATGTTGAGGAGTCACCCAAATCTCTTCCTATCTTGGCAACATAAATTGCTTTAGAATTTGCCTGGGACGACCCATTATAAAGAGTATATGGATAAACAGTACTATATCGATCATAAAAGCTTATGGTAATTGAAGCTCCGTTATTATAAGGGAATGAAACTGTAGCACCACTTTGATAGGTAGTTCTGATCCCAAATGAATTTCCGTCTCTGTAAATCTGATCTATTCTGTAATATGCAGTATTACTACCCTGAGTAATTACTATGGTTTGTCCGGTTAATCTAGCAAGAATTGTCGAAGATCTATTAGTACTTCCAGAATCTAGGAAGTTAAGATAAACTATATTAACATCACTATATTTTCCACCGGTTCCTGCTGCTATACCATTGAATCCAAAATCACAATAAGTTGAAGCTACAGCATCACCGCTGCCAATCGAGACCAACCAAGAGGCAGAAAGAATAAGAGTTCCGTTAGAAGGTGTTCCTATTCCAGCATAAGAGCCTGAGGTAGCTCCGGGAACCATAGAATTAGTTATTCCTATAGGAGAACCGGTAGCTCCTGTTGGTCCGCTTAAATTTTCATATGCTCCCCATACAAATTCACCGACTTCGATGAATTTATCAAAAGTACCAGAGGCATATAAATAAAGTCCATCGTCACTTGCACATAAGCTCTGAACCTCTGTACTAAATCCTTTAAATGGAAGTATAGAATCGACATTACCGCTTTCGGAATATGATACTACGAATCCAGTTTTTCCGTTGTTCATCGAGTTGTATGTCGAAGAAGTACCCGAATTTAAGCTAGGACCATAACCTGATAGTATTGCTGGGGTTGAATCCTCGTAATATCCAAATTGAATAGAGTAAGTCCCTGTGTAAATGTCAGGCTGAATGTATCCACCAACGTAATATTTTTTATCGCCCAGAAAAGTCTGTGTTGTAGCGGATGTTACTTTAAGCATTCCGATATTACCTGAAGCACCTGAAATATAAGAAATAGCATCTTCCCAAGCAGCAGGTTGTATAGATTCGGATGTTTGATCCTGCTCGAAAGAAGGCAAAGGCCAATTGTTCCAATAAGCTTGTTTACCCGCTCTTCCGTCTGCTATATCACTTAATTTCGTAGTCAAAAATAGGTTATCTGGATCTAAACCAGGATGCTTATCAGCTAAGTATTCTGTTTGATAAACCATCCACTCAGGATATGTCCATGTGTATTTGTTTACCTTTGGTAGAGGAGCTGCTCCTCCGGTGGGTGTATAGTATGTAAAGTTCCATCCCGTTGCTCCAGCGTACTTAGAAGAGGCGTAAACATGCGGAATATCGTAATCAAAAAGAGAAATAGTGTTATATCCAAGAACCCAAAGATCGTTCTCGTGGATAGTTAAAGATTCCTGAGTCGTACCGTGCTCTATTAGCTTTATATCGAGCACATCGTCGCTTAGTAAGGATGAATTAGATGTATTGAATTGAGTGTGTGTAGTACCATTAAAATGCCAAATACCTGTACCGTTTAAAAGCTCCCCGTCACCTTTGGAGTAAAATACATGCCCATTTTCTCTAGACTTTATAGAACTTATTGGGCCTCCAGTGACACCATAATTCCAAAATTCCTTTCCATTAAAATATGAAAGTCCCGAGTCAGTGCCCATCCAAAGATTTCCATTCTCGTCAAAATCTAGACAGTAAATATTATCGGAGATTATCCCACTAGTGCTAGTGTTATAAACTTTTGCCTGTTGAATATATTCAGATCCGTCCGTTAGTGTTAAAGTTTGTAAAGATCCCTGAGGTACAACAAAAAGACCCTCTGAGGTCCCCATATAGTAGAAATAATCCAACCCTCCATACCCTTTGGTTTTTATATCGTATATGTGTGGCCAAGTGTAATTTTCGACAGTTTCCTTCCACTGGTCGGTTTCCTTCAAATAGTAAAAAAGTCTCCCCCCGGTAACACCAGTAATCCTAGTATATGCACTAACACCAGCAGTTCCACCAACACCGTTAAGTGGGTTAATAAAGGCAAGGATATCGTCGCCAAACTGACAGGCGTGAACTAAGGAAACCTCCTGTGGTTGAGTAAATGTTCCCAAATCACTAAAATTCCAGCTTCTACCCTCGGTGACTTTATTAGTATTTACATAAAAAACAGCAACATCATTAAATCCTGCCGTTAATCCCTGAGCTGCTCCAACCCATACTTTATCCTCATTATCCATAGATATAGATCTGGTGTCCATATAGTAAGGAGATGCAGAGGGAACAGCAGAATTTGTAGAGTCATAATATTCCCAAGTGGAACCATTGAATCTTCTAAGATCCTGTCCCGAAGCCCAGACATAGAATTCCTGATCTAAAGCTATTTGATTTATGTAGATTGAACTGTTAGGCATTTAATTTTCTAGTGTAAATTATATATTTTATTTCCGATATCTCATTATTATTAAGGTAATCCAAAATACCATTCTCTTCTAGGTTGAGAATCCGCCTGATTTGTAATTTGCCAAGGATTTGCTATATAGTCATTATAAAAGCCTAACCAGTTTGCTGTAATTCCTCCCGTTAGTCCTGTAGCAGAATACGTGTTAGCTGGATTTGAAGGTATAGGCCAAGGGCCGTTATCAGTTATCGTTATTCTTGTAATTAATTGGTTTGCAGGCCCGGTAGGACCTCTGTCTATTATTGATATCTTCAATCCCTGGAATTCATTCGCATTATAAAAAACACCCGAAGAATTTTGTCCCTTTCCCCATGCATATGCGGGCGAAGCCTCCGCTTGGATATACGCGGAATATCCCTGATTTGTTAACTCCGTATTTATCAATGATGCAATTCCATAAAAGGTACCGAATGCAGAGTCTTGAGCGGTTATCAAGCTTCCATCGGGGGTATTTCCGACTGATCCCCCCATAGAAATTGGAATATCTATCTGATGTGTCAATGCAGGATTTATGGTTGATATACTTCCGGTTGGGCTGTATTCTATGTTAAAGAATAGGTGTATTTCAGGGTTTCCTATGGCAAAACTGGATGAAGGTAAGCAAATTCCGCCCTTCCCCGTAGAAAACCCGGTATATCCTCCGTCTATGTTCTCTTTACAAGCCACAGGAAAGAATATAGTAGCGTTTGCAATTTCTAGAGATCTGGAAGACTGAGAAGCAACAGAAGTATCGCTAAACACAATCGATTCAACATCTGAGACAGCCCAATATCTATTATCTACAAGAGTCTTAGTCACTGAAAGAACATCGGCGAAAATAAACTGGTCTCCGAAATAAGTTCCAATATCACCAGGAAGCATATAGTTTCCCTGGGTATATCTCGTCAATGGAGGAGGTGTCAGGCCACACAGGGTCAGTGCATTAAAAGCTGTTACCAGTTGTCCCGGAATATAACCATACTGGCTAAGATAAGCAAAATCCATTGAAGGGGAAAAGTAAGCAAGAAATTCCCCATGGGCTCTAAAATATTGATTGTCTATATTTTTAGGGACTGATGCATGAGTATCGATATTAAAAAGATATCCGGACCCAGATAGTGCCAGGGTAGGATTTGATGTTAAAAGTGCACCCCCAGCAACAGCAGTAGTGGTGGAATAGCTTACGTTTGGTTGATAAATATCTATATCAAGATAGTTATAGATCTCTACCGGACCATTCTTGCTATAAGTGACATTCACCGTAGAATTTGCGGTGTTTGACAATATACTGGTAACAGTAACACTGGACGATGTAGAATAAGTAGAATAAGTTGCTCCCAATTCGGATCCGGTAAGAGTCAGCCAATTAATAACGTTAAGAGACTGACTTGCAGTCAAACCTGTGTATCCTGCAGTTCCTGCTAAAGACCATGTATAGTATGATAGGTTACCAGTAGGTCCACTAGCACCATACACCACGTTTTGGCTCATTCTTATAGTTGATGGAGTTGCACTTAAAGAAACAGTAAGATTTTCTGCATTGACCTTTATAAGGTTAGGTTCGGTTTTAACTGATGTTAGAATGATTCCCCCTGGTATTGTTTTTGATGCGGTTAAAACGGTATCGAATCCAGGAGTTGATGGGGAGAGATATCTAACTAAAGGGTTCTGAGCAGTAGAACCGGTTGGGCTACCTCCAGAGAAATTCCATGTCCATCCGTTAGGACCACCCGAACTGGTGTCCTGATAGTATACATAATCTCCCTGAGTTATTGTTAAAGACATTTAAAGAATTACAATTTAATTTAATTATATATCCCTAGTCTAAGAGTCTATGTAATTATCAAAAACATCTTTTTACACCGCAGTGTAATTGAAAGAAGCTACTAATAATCCATTACCCCCAAGTATACTAGGAGGTGCTAAATATCCAGATGCGGAAACAACCGAATTAGATATTGACAAGTTTATCGGCGGAGAGTTTAAAGGTAAGCTACCGCTCTCGTTTGGTATGGGTCTGTAATAAAAATTAGTCAGATTAGGATCTGAAGCGTTATTTAACTGATTTGATAACTCCTGTATAGTTAGAGCGGAAACTCCAGGCTGAACTGTTATACCGATTGGGAATGGGTCAAATTCATTAGCCGTGCTAATCTTTATAAAATCACCGGGATTAATATTATGTAATTCATAACCACCTAGCCAATCATTATTAAATTCATAATCGAACCACGTGTGTGCGTATCCATTATCCCAGTTATTATCAGAGAATATGTTCCAGTTTATCCTCTTTGTTCCCCAATATTTAAGATTTGAGTTGGGCAGGGATTCACTAGACTCTGTCCAGTATACGTAAGTTTCCTCTGCTGTGACCCCACCTGTCAATCCAGTAGAAGCTGATGATATTGATAGCGATCCGCTAACTTCAAAAGCCAGTGCCACGCCGTTTTGATCTGCGCCTAATTCATCCGGAGCACTGATAACAACAGTAACAGGGTCTAGGCCAGGATCTGAGCAAGATGCGAAATAATCGGGGTAAGTTCTCAATGAATTTACAGAGGAAACTATAGCATTAGCTGTTCTGTATAGGGAATCCCCCGTTTCAGCTGATCCAATAAGTCTGCCCCCAGCATAAACTGAGACAGATCCAGTTCCAGTAAAATACTGATTTGGGTATATTGATGTATCAACAGAGATTCTAGTAGGACCGGTTTGAATATAAGTAAAGTTCCAAGTAGATTCCATTGTTACAGGAATCTTAAAAGTGGTAGTTGATCCGGAAGGCACCGTCACCACCCATCTTCCAGTTAGCTGAGAAATTGTGTTAAGTAAAGTTACTTCGTCTCCCGTTTGTAAACCGTGAGCAGTTGAACAAGTTATTGTTGCTAAACCATATTGTCCAGATATTATTAAATACGATGATATGTCGCTTATTGATATTTCAGACTGGGTAAAAGAAACGTATCCGGTTGCACCTATTGGATCAGGGTTGACCTTGACGTAAACATCCTGTCCTTCTTCTGATTTATTACCGTATGTTGCAAAATCAAGTATTTCCGCAGGAATTGTTCTTTCCAGAACTTCTATAGATTTTCCCTCGGCGGGATATTCCCAGATAGAGCTGTAATCGTCCCATCCCCTATATACATTTCTCCATCTATAGTCTTCAACCTCTCTAAATCTAGACCAAGCATCGATATCTATAACTTTAGGACTAACTGTTATAGCTCCATTCTTGATTGCTACTGTTTTAGCATTAAACGCATCATAAACGTTGCAAGTTACTTGATAAACCCCAGTGTATGGTACAAAGTGGGCTAATGTATAAAAGTCCAGTATAGATCCTCTAAATTGAAAATTATAAGGGCTTCCTTGTTGTGTTGCTGGTTTATTTATGATCCATTCAATATCAACCATGTTTGAGAAATCTACGTTCTTCCAGTTAAGTATGGTGTAATTTTGGATGCTTGAAAATAAGGAGGACTCGTCAGTTGTTACTGTAGTTGAATTATCGAGTAAAATATCGTAGATCCCTGTAGAGTAATCAACGCTAGTAACCGTTCCATATATGTTTGTGGGTTTATACAATACCCTGCTTCCAACTTTGAACGAAGGTATTAATAATGAAGACCAGCTTATGTTAAGCTCATCCCAAGACCATATGTCTCTGATCAACTCCAATATAATAGGCATTCCTATCGGTGTCTGGTATTGGAGTCCCGTTACAGGATCTATGTAGGCAGGTGGATCGTATTTCCCATCTCCAAGTTCAACTAGGTCGGAATTCTGTTTAAGTGTATAGAATTCGCTTATTGAACTTATAAGTGATTGATTCTGATTTGCACTATAATTCTGTTGGAATGAAAGAGGGTCTATTATATTACCAAGATCAGATAATTCGGAAGGCAAGACATTGATCACACCATTCAGAAGTGCCTTATTGGGCGAAGAATAATAATAAACAGGAGATGTCTGCTGAGGATTTACATACCAAACAATACTAGAAGAACCCGCAGTTGCACCATTTCCAGTTAATCCGATAGGATCGCTCTGATTTAAAGAGCTATCGGTTGTTATGTAGAGATCAAATCCATCTGTATCGAAACTAAATTCGTATGTTTTACCCGCGGTTACCGTCAATAAAGGATTCGGTCCCGTTGCAGGAATTCCGGAGAAATACATAGCACTTCCGGTTCCGCCGCCAACGCTGGATTCGATTTTATAATAATTATTGTATGAGCTTGGGGTTTGTATTGAATTTGCTAAAGGTCTTGTTGAGAAATTTCTAAGATCTTCTAAAAATCCAAAATCCGGTGTAACCTTTATGTCAGTATAAAATCCTGATTCGATGTCAGGTCTTTCCATAACATCGGTCCAAGCCTTAGTATTATAAACGTTGAAGTAAATACCCTCGCCCGTGATGTCTATGATTCTTGCGTTTAAAGGAAGATAATCTCTCTTGAGCCTTTCCTTTAGTGCAAACATCTTTATAAGAACTTCCTCTTGAGTAAACTGAAAAGAATCTATAACCTCAGGATATCCAAAATCAGAATCATATCCGGTTGTCTTATTTATATCGTAATAGAGACCGAATAGGGAGGTCTTTTTATAGGTTCTGCTAGGAAGCAAGGTTTCCTCTGAAGAAACATCTAACACGTAGTTACCGTTCCCGTCGGGTCCATATGTCTGAACCAGCTTATATTTACCTGAATTTGGATTGTCTAATACATCTCCTATCTGGTAGCTTTGGGAATATCCACCTTTCTGCTGATTCTTTATCGCCCTAAGAAACTGTGCATTCTGTTGCAAAGGCGATTCCAGCTTCAAGCTTTGGTATTGAAGATTTAACCAATACTCCTTTATTCTAAGATCCTGATACCCGAAAAATTTTATTACATTTATAAGCCCCTTATAACTTCCCAAATAAGGAAAAATTTCCTCTCCTGCTACAAGTAGCTCTTTCCTTTTCTCGTTTATTTCCAAATAATTCGGAAGGGGCTCATTCGGATCGTGATCTCTTAATATAATCGAATCTTCTTGGTAGAAAGCTCTACCTATATTTCGAAGCATTATATCAAATCTTTCATCCTCGCCAATAATTTCACCATAGAAATCTATCTCAATTACCTTCTGTGGGGTTCCACTACTGATATCTTCTACTATTAATTTTCTCTCGTAAATATTTGAAGCAAGATCTGTTGCGTTAATTGCAACGTTAATCGAAAGAGCCTCTGAACTAACAGTGCTTGTTGAAACGTATCCGTTTCCAGTCAATGAGTCAGTAGGATCTGCATCAACACTATAAACTATGTTTGGGTAGCTAACTATAAGAGGTTTGCCTTCACCCCCCTCTAACTGGTCTTCGATCTTGTAAGTAAAAAGTATTTCAGATACATCAGTTTCGCCGTAGCTGTCATTGTACCATCTAGTTCTCCATACACCTGCAGTAGCTCCAGTTACCCCAGTGTGTGGAAGTCCGTATTCAAAATTACCAGAAGATTCGAGTAGCTGTACTATGAATATCTGCTGGTTTTCGTAAAGTCCAGAAGAAACCGGATCGAAATATATGTTACCCTTAAAATATCCACCCGGTCTATTTGTATAGACAGTGTTGAAATATATCTGATTATCCAAGCTTATTAACTCCTGTCCAGATACGCTATCAGTTTCGAAGTTTACTCTGTAATATGTTGAATTGTCAACAACCGAAGTTATCTTTGCGCTGAATTCATTCTGACCTGCAATTCTTCCGTATAGAAATACATCAGCTCCATTTAGAATATAATCATTTGCTTCCGTTGCCCAACTGTTTATGTAGTACCCGTTTAAATCAGTAGGATTTAAGTCTATGTAAGGTGACGTGTTATTATCAAGTTGAGCAACTGAACATGCACCCGAGCTAGAAACAGACGAGTTAGTTATGTAGGTAAATTTAAGATCAAGCTCGCTCGGTCCAGTAGCTCCGATATATTCGAAATTTAATGGACTTCCAGTTTTATCATAAAAATTAAGCCTTCTGTAGAAAAAATTTGACATACTTTAAAAAACTCTTCTGTTGTTTTTCTTAACTGTATAGTTAACAAAATTTTTAATTTGCTTTGTTGTTTCGATCAACCCAAAAACTACTCTATTGAAGTAACCCAGTATTGCTTCTTTAATGGGATCTCTGTACATAGCATTAGCTAAAGATCTCTTTAATATTTGATCTTTATATTCGAAACCATTATAGAGATTGTCATTAAAGCTATCCCTTATATCATAGATATTTGATGTCGGATCATATTCGTAATACCTTCTCTCAACCGGAATCTTAGGCATAGCTTTCATAATTGTTTTATATTCATTAGCATCAGAGCAAGGTGAAAATTTATATTCGCCTGTGCCGCTAACTATGATTCTTCGATAGCCAGAGCATCCTATGTTAATTGCTCTATCCTCAGCAAGAGCCTGTGTAGGATAAGCATCCTTAGAGTTATAGAAAGTTGTATTATTGGTACGGGGTTTTATTCCGGATACCGTATAATTAATATCCTTCTTTAGATCGGGGAAGAAAGGTGAAAATTTTTCCATTATTTATTGCTTATAAGTTGAGCTTTCATCTCTGAATTTAGAGACATGTTAAAATTCATCGGAACCACTTTAGATATGCTTATATTTAAAGGTCCAGGTTTACCTGTAACTATACCAGTCTGATATTCTGTTCCGTTTCTATCCGTCCATCCACCTCTAAGAACTACCAATTGATTTCTTCCTATAATTATATCACCAAATTCATTTAATCCAACCTGTTGCTGTAATTGCTCCTGACTAACGTTGCTTAATCCACTCATAAGCTGCTGATTCTTTTCATTTGCTTCCCCAACGAAATAGAAGGAAACTGAATCCACACCCTCTACAGATTCAATTAAAGCAATCATGTCAGACTTAGGTATAAAATCTCTTCTTTTAAGATTCAGCATGTATTCTGAAATTTTCTTTCTTATAGCTTGTCGGATCGTTTCAGGATCATATCCCTCAAACATTGTTATAACCGCATTACCTACAAATCTAGCTACAGTAGGTTCGACAATTTTAACAACGGTTGTTGCTATCATTGAACCTGAATCCTCTATAAGATTTATAACCTTGTTTTTCTGTGCAGTCGTAAGAAGGAAATTAGATACCGGTATATCGAAATAATCCTCATTAGAAGAAATGTTTAGTGTTATATCAGGTACCAAGAAAATGTAAATAACGTTATCATCATCCAGATACTCGTCATCGAAAGTGGAGAATGCTTGGATCTGTGAAAATATTCCCAATTTATTTAAGAATATCTCATAGTTCTGTGCATTTGCAAAAACGAAGGATCTACTTGTTTTCGGAGCAACTAGTCTTATGAGGTTTATAGATTCCGGATTTGTACCAAAAGAAGGATCGATCTGGTTAGAGATATCCAGGTAATTGTTTAAATCAACTTCTTTACCAAATAGATCTGTTCCTGTTGTAACGAATTTATAGGTTAGACCCTTATCTTTTGTAGAATTCGCATTTCCTGAAGAACCCGATGTCTGTAAATATTCTATTCTTATCCTTGATCCTCTCTGAGGGATCATACCAAAGTTAGAATTACCGAAATAAATATCAAGGCCTTCTTGAATCCCTGTTCTTACCATGAATCCCTTTCCATTTAGAGGTATGTCATATAGTGAATCATATCTTCTCCATTTCTCCTCGTTTACATAAACGTTAACATAAAATTGGTCTAGATAAGCACCAGTGCTTGAAGGTAGATTGAAACTTTGGAGAGCGTTACCTGTACCGGTAACAACGGATGTCTGAAATTCTCCCTGAGCTATTTTAGTTCTCAATGCAGGATAACTTCCGCTAAGCTGAATGGTTACTCTAGATGAACCAAAAACTAAAGCATAGACTTTACCATTTTCTTGGCATCTTATTAAAGCGTTATTGTTTATTATGACCGCACTTCCGCCAACATCAGATTCTCTCCTGTTCCATGAAAGCGTAACTTCTCCCTGAGCAGCAGAAGCTCTTCCTGGGTCATACCCAGCTATTCTAGCTAAACTTCTGACTGAGTAATCTCTAGTTGCTTGCTCCATGTTAAGCTCAGTGATTGAATCCTCAATGAAATATAAGATCATCTGAGAAAGATTCTGGAGAACAAATAGTATTTGTCCCCATGCAGATGCAACGGTAAATAAATTAGCCGTTTGGTTATATGTGTCCTGCAAAAAAGTAAACGTGTCATTTAATAGACCGTTAATCAGGATGTTATTTTTCTTAAAAATGTTCATTTCTCTATATTAAGTTATTCTTAGTGTAACGACCGGACTTAATCCACCGTTAACTGGTATATTAAAATCAAGTGTAGCTATATCTCTTTGTGTCCCTTGATAAAATTTAAGCGAATATGAACCACCCAATTTCTTAAATAAAGGGATATAAGTTTGCAGGAATAAATCGAGCTCTTTCCTTATGCTAGCTTCGGATAAATTAAGTGTAAATATCAGATCTTCCAGATTGAGTCCGAACTTAGGATCTCCCAAAACTTCTCCCTTGTTTGTCAGGAGAAGCATTTTTATTTGACCCACGCAAATCTCTACCGGATCCGACGTTTCGATCTGGTATGGATTGTAGTTGGGATCTAAAGGATCTCTGTTGTAAATCTCTCTCATTGGAATCTTTTTTCGTATTATATATCGCAGATTTTAAACACAGTAAACGTAAACAAAAAACCCCCGGATTTTTAAAAACCAGGGGTTTATAATTAAAATTAAGTCTATTAGTTCCACTGAAGGAAGTAACTTGGAGTATTTTCTCCGTTGATCATATCCATAACTTCCTGTAATTCTGCTTCTCCAGTGGATCTTATATCTGCTGCATTCACCTGTACCCCACCCGGTAAGTTATATGTAAAAACTGAAAGCATATTTGCCAATGCAATTTTAGCCTTGGCTATACAATATCTGATGAAAAGCTCGTCTGCAAAGAGGTCATCGTCATTTAAAGCTACGAAACATCTAATTGATACGTCCACCCCACCAGCACCAAATCCCTGAGCAAGTTGCCCCTTTCCAGTCCTGTTTGGGTCTCTACCTAAAATAGTTAGTTTTTTACTGTTTTTATTCCATTTGAAAGCAAAGCTATTTAACAAATAAGCTTTGGCTAGATCGAAGTATGAGTACATTACTGTACGATAAACAAGGTTATCTCCTACGAAAGGCGATAATAGAAGCTCAGATCCGAGCAATTTAGAATCACCAAAATCCCTGTCAGGGTTACCCGATATACCATACCCACCAACTTCTCTAACGTCATAAACGGTAACTATAGATTCAGGTAGCTTTAATTGTCTGGTTGCTCTAAATTCAGGATGCTGAAATATTGCGTTTGCAAGAACAAAAACTCTCTCCTCTACCGCATATTGATAGTTATCAAGAAACCATGCTCTCGCTCTCTTTATTATCCTTTTGGTTTCCTGCTCGTTTAGATTATAAGGGAGGGCACAACTAAAAGAAAGCGCATCTTCTATTTCCTGGATTAGTTCTTCTTCTGTCATCTTTTAGCGATTATTTTTAAAAGTTCATATTACCGAACCTTGGATTATTGTATCTATCGTTGAGATCCTTCAATCTTTTATCTGTAATAAATCTTTCTTTTCTAAAATCTTCCCATCCTTTAACTTTTAGCGTTTCTTTGCTTACCTCAGCATTTTCACCAACGTTACCAGCTCTTAAGACTCCTTCTATTATTTTACAGTTTATGGTTTTACCCTCGCAGTCTATAAAACAATCTTCTAGTTCATTTCCAAAATCTACAACACAATTCTTAATCTTGGACGATATAACTTTAGTGTCATTAACTATGTAACACTCCTCTACTGAAGACTTCTTTATCTTGGAACTGTATATGTTACAATTTTTAACTATACCATTCTTTATGTCACATAAAATAAGATCTATATCCTTTAATTCTAAAGCTTCTCTACTTCTAGCATCTTTTAATTGACATCTTCCTGTGGTTGTGTCGTAGTTGAAGTATCCCGAAGTAACGTTTCCTTCCACGATTATTTCAAAGACCTTGTCTCTTATAATTGACCAATAAGTTTTTATGTTTTCGTCTAGACCCTTAAGATCTACGAATATATGAAAGTCTGGAAAATTTCTGAAAAAGAAATCCGGGTTACTGAATGATCTAACAACCTTTGTGTATTGGTTCATCATTCCCTGAAGCTTTGAAAGATCTTCCTTGGTATATCCAGATATTCTATGACTTAATAAATCATACATATAAAGGATAACGTAATCTATGATTTCTCTAATGTCCTTAGTTTTCTTTTGATAATCTCTGTTTCCTAAATATCTGAACTCTAAATATCCCTTTGGAATTTTTGTGAAATTTACTCCGTAGTATTTGTCCTCCGGAACTTTAAACATCTTAGGATCAATAGATGTCAGATTTTCAACCATAGAAAATCTATTTCTGGGAACCACCCTTTTTATAGATTTAGCATAAACGTTTTTTGATCTGTTTCCAAATTTAGAATAGATCAGGTTTTCATCAAGACCCAATATAAATTTAAGTTTATCTAAGTTCTCTATTTTATCCTTAACATCCCTTCTGAATTTATCAAAACTAACAGAAAACTGGAATGCACATCTATCCGTTGTCCACCCATTTTCGTCTATCCAATTAAGAACCTTAATTAATATAGGGATAGCCTCATTGTAAGGAAGCGGACCAGTAATAAACTCCATCATTTTGCTCCCGCCAGAATAATCTGGCTCTAGCTTGCAAGTATTTGCATCTACCTCAATATTAGAGTGGTACCTTTCGGATACCACTACCTTTTTATTAACAAGCTTAGAAAGTAACTCCGCTGCTCTGCCCTTTAGCAAATTAGTATAAAATTCAAATTCGAATCCTATTACAGAAGAGCTAAGGGCATGCGCTTTGTCAAAATGAGTTCTATTATCGGTCATTTACCGGTTCTGCGAAGATTTTTCCGCTAGATGGTTCAACTTCATAAACCGTAACTAGTAGATCATCCCCAGGCTTAAGATTCTTGGTCTTTTTACCAATTTTATCCTGAGGGACAAGAGCCATAAGACCAAATTCCACAAGATCAACTAAAATTCCGTTTTTTCTCTTGTGTTTAATTTTTGCTTCGATTGGCTCACATGTTCCGTCCTTGATTTGTTTATCAAGATCGTGTATGATAACATTTCTCTCTAAAGGTTTCTCTAGTGTCAATGTTAATCTGTTATTATCCTTAATTTCCTTAACGTAGAATTCAATCTCGTCTCCAGGATTTACACTAGCAATTGTGTGCTCTTCACTGAATTCAGTTTTGTGAATGAGTCCTGTGTAAACTTCTTCCCATTCAACAAATACTCCAAAGTCACTTGTTCCTGTGACATATCCTTTGTATTTCTTAGTAAGATCCAATTCTTGAATCTTGCTCTCCATAATTTTGTTAAGGTACTTCTTGTAAGAAACGATGAAGATATCTTTAGCTTCGACATAACCTTCAATCATTACGTGTAGCTCTTTACCGATATAAGATTCGAAATCAGTGATTCTATTAGCAGCTGCTAAAGATCCAGGTAAGAAACATTTAATACCCGATAGATCAACGATGTATCCACCTTTATTGATGCTTTCAATTCTTACGCTGTATGCACTAGACTCTTTCTTAATCTGCTCGAATAATTCAGCTCTAAGACTGTGAATATAGTATTCAACCACTGATCCTGTGTAATTACCCCCGATTTTTCTTACTCTAGCTTGTAAAACGTCGCCTGGATTGAAAGATAATCCAGTTATTCTTAATTTATCTGCATCTTTTCTTTCCTTCTTAAGATCGATGTAAATTGTTTGACCCGTACTTGTTTGAGCTAATGCTTCATTCAAGCTAACAGATACAATCTTGCAAGGATAAACGTTACCCTCGTCAAGATCCTTAGAGAAAACTGTATTAGAAGAAGACCCTTCAAAATAGTTATTATAAGCATCTAAAAGCTCCTGAGCATAAGGCTCGTGGCAATAAATTTTAGACCCACTAGGAATCCTTTTGAGTTTAGTGTTCGGAGTTCTTCCATTCCTTACGTCCCAGTTAAAATCGTCTGAGTTTGGTGTGTTAGTTGATGAAAAATCAATCATATTTTTTTGTTTAAGAAGTTATTAATCTTACTATATATCCAAGCTTAAGTTCCTTTAAAAGCTCGGAATTATTTTAAAAAACAATGGGGACAAAACCGATCATAGGAGCTGGGGGACCGCTTGTAGGAACACCCCCATTATAAATGAGCTTAAATTCAAGCATATTGGCTGCAAAAGAGAAAGCTAAAGCTGAAGCAACTACTCTTGCGCCTATTTGTCTCTCCGGAATAGTTTTAAATTTTTTCCCACTATTAAAAGCTCTTTTGAGATAATCTGCAAGTCTTTTTCTGCTACCGTAGTATATCGGAATGAAAAAACCTCCCAGAGGCAAGGTAAGCAAACAAGGGGGAACTGGCGGAGTTGGCGTAAATGGCTGTTGTAAGGTAGATGCCCAATATGCTAAAACCCCGGTTGCCATTATATAATATGGGTCATTCTGATTATCAGATTCACTATTCTTTTTCTCCTTGTCCGCTAATTCCTGAATGTATCTCTGCTTCAAATCTCTAAATCTAGCTGCCTCGTAATCATAAGCAATAGATTTACTGAGCTTAATAGAAGCGAATTTAAGTGTTCTATTAAGATAAGCAGGAGTTCCTGGTTGTACGACTTTTAATGAGTCCAGCTTATTAACTAACCCCAATCCCGAAAAGTCATTAGAAAATAACTTATCTAGGTTCTGATTCTTTAGAATAACATTAGTTGCTAATTTCCGATCAATTAGGTTATTTACGCCTGAAATATTTCCACTAAAAGCCTTAAATAGACCAGACTCATATCTTTGATCGTAAGTGAATTTAATTATAAAGTCTTTTACCATATAATCTGGGATTCTTTCTGGATCATTAGCATGTTCTTCCTGAAACAATTCCTTAGTAATCTCTATGTTCTGGAGGTTTTTGAAATCTTCAATTTTCTTGCTCTCTGCGGTACCGAGTCCTTTTATGAGTTCTAAAGCTTTATCAGAAATTTCCTTTGACCATTCCTGATAGTCCGGACTTAATCTTAAACTATAGATCCATTGTATGTAGTCAGATGTACCGTCATATTTTTTAACTATTCTTCTGGCTATCTCCAGAACTTGTTGTTCTCTAGTCGTGGGGAAATCTGGAAATTGCGAGAAGAATATAGAATATGTGAAATCTGGTATTGATTCACCATTTAACTCAGCCCACGCTAAAAAATCTAAATCGAACTTATCCAGATATTCGTCAGTTTTAACATTAGGAAGTGAATCTTCTAGATCTGAATAATCCGGATCTTTTAGCTTTTCCTCTAATGTTGGGGTTTGTTCTTTTTCTAGAAGCTTAAAAGCTTGAGTAAAAGCGGTTGTAAGTAATTGAGCATTCCCCTTCTGATGAAGGTTACCAAAAGGTGTTTGTGCTTTTCCAGCTACAGCTAGGACATATTGATTAGCTAAATATGTTGCAAAATCGTCCACATTCTTTCCTCCAGAATCGTAAGATCCCTGTATGGATTGGCCTGAAAGTTTATTCCCGACATTAGCTATAAATGTACCCCAATCAGCTGGCATTGTTATTTAGTTTTAGATACTTGACTTAAATGCTGAGGATCGGACATCGGTACAACAGGTACACCAGATGGACCAACTCCAGTTGGATGAGTGTGTGAATTAAAGAATGTCAAAAAGGTGCTACCCAAAACTAGCTTTTCTACAGCTCCCTCTCCGAGTTCTATATTTTCAGATTTAACTATCACCTTCTGTTTTCCCCCGCTCTTCTCCATTCTAATCTCGTCATCATTCATCTTAACAACTATTCTTAGCTTCTCCTTATCAGTTCCTCCGTTTTGAGTATCCAGTTGTATTGTGGCATCCCCCAGTTGGAAAACTAAACCCTTCTTCCTGGTGTATATCATTTTTAATGTTCCAGGTTGAGCCTCGGAATCATATATTAAAGAGTTGGTTCCTTCATAAGAGTTTTCCTCTTTAAGTTCAGCCATAAGATCTTTGGAGATTTCTTTGACGTAGTGGAAATTTAGTTTGTAGTAGTTATTACCTTCAAAATTAACCGCCACTATAGAGCCAAGTCTAGGTATGGTAAGGTTACCCCCACCAAAATCCCCACCAAAAGATAAACCCGCAATCTGCTCTGCCCAAGGGATATCGTCAACTGGAAGTCCGTCAAATATACCGAAGACTTCAACCTTTGCTCTTCCCTCGTAAAGTGGGTCCTTGATATCAACCACCCTACCAAGATACGTTTTATTTTCTCCTGACATAATTATTCAAACTTTTCAGGCTCCGGGTTTAATCCGCCTGTACTGATATTATACTTACCTTCTGGCTTTAAATTTCCTAAATTTAGTGGGGCTTCAACTATAAAATCTCCGGTTGTCTGAGGGTAAGCCTTTCCGATTTCCCCCCTGGATTTTCTATTAACCTGATCTACCTTTGGATAAACAGCATTTGGCTGTGTGGTGAATGTGTTTGATGGATCTCTAAGTTCCCCGTTAGAACTGATCTTCTGGGTTTGTGAATATACCGGAGCAGGTTCTATCTGAGAATTAGTAGAAGTTTTTACAGAATCGGGATAAACTTTTTGAGTATTAAGAGGTGCTTGATCGTTATTTGCATCAGGATAAACTTTACCGTCTGCAGGCTTATAACTTCTATCAGGAGCTCCTAGATCCTGACCAGGTACTGACTTGTACACATCATCCTGTATTTTACCATAAGAACGTGTAGGAACACCCAAATCTGTGCCCGGAACGTTTTTGTATACATCATCTTGGATTTGCGGATAAGTTCTGCTAGGCACGCCTAAATCGCTTCCTGGAACATTCCCGTAAGCGTCTCCGCTCGGAGCTGGATAAACCCTTTGAGGAACTCCCAGATCCTGCCCGGGTACGTCCGCATACGCGTCTCCGCCCGGAGCTGGATAAACCCTTTGGGGAACACCTAAATCCTGACCAGGTACGTCCGCATACGCGTCTCCGCCCGGAGCTGGATAAACCCTATCGGGAACTCCAAGATCTGCTCCCGGTACTTCATCATACGCGTCTCCAACAGGAGCTGGATAAACCCTATCGGGAACTCCCAGATCTTTTCCCGGAACATCGCCATAAGCATCTCCCTTAGGCTCGACGTAAACTCTCTGAGGAACCCCCAGATCCTGACCAGGAACACCCGGATAGTTGTCTCCTGTAGGTTTAGTGTAGACTCTTCCCTGTACACCTGCTATAGAGCTTACCCCCAGATCAGATCCAGGAACCCTAGTGTAGACGTCATCGTTAATTCCAGGATAAACCCTTTGAGGTGGACCTCCAAGTCCAGTTGTTTGTGGATTTGGTAAATTAGTTTCTTTGAATCCGGGATTTATGTTTCCTAGCTGGTCCAAAAACTGCTGTGCAGTGTTGAAGGAAAGATTTCCTAATACCTGTGAAGGATTCAAGCTATAGATATTACCAAGAGCTAGTGTGTCCAGTCCTGCAACATTGGGCTTAATGAAATTAGCAACTCCCTCATTTATTAGATCATTTAAAGAATTACTTAAAAAATTAGTTAGAAGCTCGCCACCAATAGAAAGCAAATCATTTCCTAGATTGTTAGGGTTTCTCTGTACCGAAGATCTAGCAGCGTCCCAGCTATCACCAAGTATCAAAGGCTTTTCATCCTGCCTGATATTGGGATATTGAGTTCTAACCCTAACCCTTCCAACAATAACTCTGAATTTTTGGGATACCGGAGTTGCACTATCTGTACCGGGGTTTATTTCACTAGGTATCGGGGTGCTTTCGCTAAAATCAAACTCACAATTTCTACACTCAAAAACTATAACTGGTTTTATTCCGCTCTGATCTTGCTGGTTTCTGAGCATCGATAAGTCATTATCAACACCAGCCCCATTTAAAACATTACCAACAAAGGAATTAAAAGCACTAGCAGGATTGGTGTTCGAAGAACCTCCGTTATATTCGCTATTCTGTTCTCCCGCTACGTCACCAACATTTGTACCAGGGTTGTTTCCTGATCCAAGAAGAGTAGCTATATTATCTATTGCAGTTAGGGCTGCAGATGAACCTATTAATCTAGACGTCTTAAAGAAATTACGAATCTCCGAAACGAAAATATACATCGTAAACTTTCTAAGATTTCTAGGAACAAGTTCACGCATATTATCATAATCGAAAGTTGCTTGATTGTAAAGATCCGCTAGAGCGGTCATTCTTAAATTCAAAGATTCTAGAGTGGTAAATTCCAAAGCCTTCCCTTGTGTCCTCTGAGGACTGAATTCTGTATTTGCTTCAACTGCAAAACCCTTTCTCGAAACTAAAGGCAATTGGTCTAATCCGCTAATTGATTGAATAAACCAAGGTGAATTATTAAGGAGATCACTAAAACTATTTTTAAATTGGATTAACATATCGGATCTCTTTCCGCCTCTGGGAAACTGTGCTTCTCTTTCTCTTAAATAAGATATTGCTGAATGAAATGATATGTTTCCGTTAGGCTGAGTTCTGTACGAATACTGGGCTTGACCAAAAGGATTGTTACCGAAAAAATCGTTATTTATATAACTTGTCTCTCTGAAAAGCGGGCTAGGCGGAAGCCCATCATCAGCTCTGACTGGTAGAGCACCAAAATCAACCACTATTTTAAATCCAAGATATGTTGGATCCTCGTAGTTTCCTTGTTTGGATAGTTTAAAGCCCTTTAGGAAAAGACTCCTTAGTTGATCTGTTGCTCCGAATGACATTAATCTGTTTTAGTTTATTGTATTTATCTCATCTTTTAAAATAGCTTCTTTATAGCTGAGATAGGGAAAGCCTTAGGTATAGGTCCAGAAGAGTTTGCTGTCCAAGTTCTTTTTGCCAATGTCAGATAGTGTTTCATTCCGCCAGAACTAATACTCCATTTTATGGACATAGAGACTATCACATAATTTCCAGAAAGGAATTCATCCTTTGTGGGAGCAGCAGAAGTATTAGGCTGACCGTTAGGCATATTCCCTACATTTTGTTGTCTTGTTCCTTGAGTAAAAACATAAATTCCGACGGGGATAACTTGTCCTCTATAAAGACCCGGGAAAAAATCAGTAAGCTCGACCTCCAAGGTTAGCTTAGTGCAGTCATTCATGTTTATTGTGTTCTGCAGTCTAGCATGATAATAATTCTTGTGTACTCCGTCGGTGTTCAAAACACCCATCCACTGTCTCCTTTTTTCTTCTTTATATTCATTATCTCTAGCTCTACCTTTCTGAAGTATCGAACCGATCCCGATCGTCTCCGGAGTTATGGATTCCATAGAATACGTAACGTATTTTTCGGTGGGATCGTTGGTTTCTAATAACTCGTCATAGAATCCTATATCAGTTACATAACCTGAGGCGTTGGTGTTAGTACCAGCCCTTGATGTTAAGGTGTAGCCGTTTATAAAATATGGTACAACTCCAAATCCAGCCATATTAGTTAGAACTAATGGCAAAGTTTTATTTTCTGGTGTTGGTGCTCCTGGTATAGCGCTATCCACTTTGACACCAGCTGACGTATATCCCGGAACTATTCTTGCCTGCCATTTTGGATCCCTGTCAAATTCAAACTGGGAACCCATATTAATAAAATTGAGATTATAATAAGGATCTATCCAGCAATCGAAAAAACTAGACTCGTCATCTTTATATGCGCTTAAAGTAATTTCCCTTATAAGATCGTAATATGAATAGTTTGGACATAGCCATGTCATCTTATCGTCAGGTGAACCTTCATTTGTCGAGAATCCCAAATTAAGATCTTGTGAAATCTCCAATAAAGCATCATGGGAATTCATATTAGCAAAAGACTTTATTCTCTCCGTGTAAAGTCCAGGAATTCTACATTCAGCTACTATAGTGAATCTCAAATTTATTCCCTTTCCATCAGGATCTGAACCAGTTTCTGAATAAGTACTAGAAACCTCGCTGACAACATCTAGTATATTGAAGTCCATTCTAATCGGTTTATAGTAATCTCCGGGTGCTCTCATATAAAGAGAAACTATATCTCCGTCCTTTGGGTAGTTGTTAGATATAAAAACACTTTCAACTGCTATGAACGAGAATCTTACAGTTGGTATAAATCCACCCAAATCCAGATTGAATCTTGTTAAGAAATTTGTTACACTATAACCGTTTATTGTAAGAAAAGGAACATTTAGACCAGTTAGCTTTTCGTCAGTTTCTCCAGAATTTCTAAGAGACTGTATATCACTAGCACCATTCGAGTAATCCACTTGGATTGCCTCGTCTAGCTTCATGTTATTTAGAGCTACGTTTACTATGTTTATTGAATCTCTACCCATTTATATAGATTTACTGAGGTGTATTGAATCCTCCTCCACCTGCATCAGGTGCAAATATGAAGAATCCGTTCTTTTTATCTATTACTTTCTCCCCTGGTTGAAGAACATTAGGCGGTAAATCCATTGCAGGCTTATTTTTTACTTTGTCCTGCAAATATTTTTTCCTACCCTCGCTAACCTTGAATTTTTTCTGTTCTTGGTTTTTCTTAAACACGTTATTTGGATTTGTGTTCGTATTCGAACTAACGGCCGTTTGATCTTTAATTTGTTTTGTTCTAAAGCTCTCCTGTACAGTTGATGATTCAGGTATTGCAAAGACAGTGCCTTCCTTGACAGCAAAAGGATTACTTACGCTATTGAATTTTAACAAGGACCCAACCATTCCTTGATCACCCAGCTTAATAGCAGCTATGATATCAGGTCTCATCTGATAGTACTCAGTTACTGCAAAAAATGTTTTTATCTGTACAGAGACATTATTATAAGTCATGGAAGCTTTAGTGAGATCCCATACTCCATAGCTACCGGTAGAATTTAAAGTGCTATCCGGATTGAATATTCTTTTATTATTGGTCAGTGTATCTATTTCCAGTGCCATTTTATTGATTTATTTTATTTAGGGATTTGTTGGGCCTTGCTGATCACCCAATCCATCAAGTTGTGAACCCCAAGCTCCTCCGTTTAAAGCCTGGTTAACATATTCTTCGCTGAATCTGTTACCGTTAACATCAGAAACAGCATCAAAGCTTTGTTGATTTGCAGAGGTGGGTTGTGCGGTCTGATAAAGTCTTCCATCACCTCGGTTGAATATACTTTCTATCTCCCCTCTCTCCCTATCTCTAGCGTGTTTTAAAGTGAAGGTGGCTTTTAAAGTAGTAGGGAAATCATCAGGTCCTAGTACATCACCAAATTCTATAGAAACCCCATCACAAATTAGATTACCTATCATTGCTATAGGGTTACATGGATTACCGATAGTCAAATGCCATTCCCCTATTGGTGCTCCAGTCAAAAAGCTCACAGGCTCTTGGAAACTGGAAAGAAATTCAGAGGTCACTGCAAATTTCAATAATCTAGAAGCGTCGTCACCAAGAGTACTCTTCAATTGTGCTAAAGCTTCTGTTAGACTTCCCGTTCCCTTACCTATTTTTGTATAAATATCTCTTATGGCATTTAATTGATCGGAAGAAAATTGATCCCCAGCTCCACCGATGGTTTCCGGTTCGCTTCCTTGGTCTTGACTTTCGGATGAGCTAGAACCAGCAGTTAAATTTGCTAGCTTTGCACCGTAAGTGGTTATCCAAGCTAAAGGATCATTGTAAAAATCATTAAGTCCTTTTTCTCCTCCCGGAAATCCTATAGCTGGAAATTGATTATTGTATCTAATATCGGGGGTTAAAAAATTACCATAGTTTGTTCCAATGGACAATAAATTACCCATGATATCCAAAAGTGCCGCCTTACTGTTAACTTCTCCAACAGAACTTAGTTCATATTCAAACACAATGGTCAGAGCATCCCAGCTAAAGGTAAGTCCCATGCCTCTTTTATATCCATTCGAAACAACGTCAACAGGAACCCAAATATATTCACCTAAAAGTCCTCCCCTTTCTTTGGCATTATCTCTAAAATTCTTAGCTCTGATTGATTTGGTTAGTGTTTCATCAACGTCTGTTGCGGCAATAGCTCCATTAAAAATGGCAGCTCCAATATCAAAAGCATTACCCGCTTTATCTGATATTTTTTGCAAAGCTCCACCGATCCATTTTACCGGTCCGTCCTGGAAGAATCCCTTTGTAAAGGCTTCTTGGGTTTTTACGTCCGGTTGATTGGCACCATCCCATTGAATCCCAGTTGTGAATCCGATTAGCGAGCTTAAAGTATTAGAGGTGTTACCGCCGAACCATGTAACCGCTTGAGCAACAGGTCTTCCAACTCCGCCCGCTGTGTATGCTTCAGTGCTTTTTAAATCTTTCTTGTATGCTGGTATGGATAAATTATCTAAAACTGGGGTTGGATATCTCCTAAGAGTTATCATATAGTTATTTGGAATGGTTCCATAGTGTTTACAATAAAGGAAATCTTTCCAGTAATATGGTGCAGATAATCCTCCTACTATCGATCCTTCATATCCCGAAATAAGACCACTGAGGATTCCGGTGTTTAAATCACTGGACATTTCTAATGTAAGAGTCTCGTTAACTAAAAAACCCGCGCTAGGATTTTTAGATTCTATAGAGGAAACTCTAGTGTTATAGTCTTGCGATTCCGATCTGTAGTAGGCATCGATAAAATCGTTACCACCACTACCCAATGAATAGAATAGGTATTGGCCATATTTACCAGGATTTCTTCTTCCAGCCTCATAAAAGAGAGACCTAGCAGTTGGTCCTTTAAAGGGGTTATTGGACCCCAGGTTACTCATTTCTGAAACTATGTCCTGGGCTGTTCCTTGGCGGGAAGCTTCCCAAAGAAGACCTAAAGCTTCCTTATTATACGATGGCATTTTCTATCATCCTAATTTTTTTACAAATTGTGGATAGAATATTCGATTGTGTCTACGAACTCCTCAAGGAAATCTTCTAGATTGTCTCTAAAATCAGAGGGCATATTTCTATAGCAAACGAGTATACTATCACACTTCGTACTATATATTCCCTGAGTTATTTTATTACGAATTGAATGGTTTAATATGAATTCAGATTCGGGGGTCATGCTGATTGTCTCGTATCCAAGATCCCTTATAATCTTGGTGATATCGATCACATAGAAATCACTAGAAAAGCTGGACCGCTTTCTAGCTTCCTTTGGAGAGTGCCTGGAGATATAAAAATTTACACTAATCCTTTTGGACATTTCTACTAAATCAATCATTTTCAAGATTTTCCCAGTCTTTATTAATTAGCATCGACTGGAAATTACCATAGTCTGTGGATTCGTTTCTATAGAAAAATATCTCATGATTTTCCACAGATTCTGGATTCTGAATTTTGTTTCTTAATATTTCTTGGTTCTTCATATCCTGGAGATTCTGTCTATGAAGTTCTTTACCAGATTCTATGTTGCTCAGACCGGATAAAGCTTTATTTGATTTGTTTGGTTTAAGGAGACCAAACTGTCTAAGAAGTTTTCTTCTTTCTCTTCTATTTTGCATTCTTAAAAAATTTTAAATCTCTACGCTAAATCCTTTTGATTTACCAAAAGTCGAATCGTCTCTATTATAAAGATCCATACCAACAACAAATTTAAAAAGTTTTAAAAATATTGCAGGTACAAAGACATCCTTAGCTTTAACCACATCGTTAGCAGGGATAAAAATAAATTCAGAAAGTCTTTCCTGTTCAGATCCATCAGTTGTCGCTTCACCTTTATTTATTCCCGTAACATCTACAGCAAAACACGGATGCTCGGCATCCACCATTTTAGAAGCTGTTACTGTTCCTAGAAAATACCACTTAGAACTGTCTTCAACATCAAATCCAGATTCCTCCTTTAGTTCTCTTTTTGCAGTCTCTAGAAAATCTGGATCCTCGTCCTCTGACGTACCTGATATCAAGCTAACCGAATATCCTCCTTCTCTGAAAGGGTTCTTTTCTTTAAGAACTCCTAGCATTAGAGGTAAGCCTTGATCATCTGTGACAAAGGGAAGTATTATCACAGATTCTACAGTGGATCTTATTCCAACCTTTCCGTCCCTTTCGATAACATCAAATCTTGGGGTGGATGTCAATATTTTTTCTTCGTTATTGCTCATTGGTTTCTTTTTGTGGTTTTGTACTTTTCTTTGCCCCCTCTTGCGGTTTAGAGTCAGTGTAATAAGATTTTTTGATAGAATCGGATAGAGATGCTTTTATATTCTCTATATCAACTCCATCCAAAACAAAATCTATTATTTCCTTTTCTGCATCCTCAAAAGAGCCAGAAAGAACAGTGTAAAGATCTTTAGGAGGAAGATTCAATTTTATCTTTATTGAAACCTCGACCATGTTCTTTTTCTGCTTTTTCAGTAACTTATATATCGGTGAATCAATTTGAGCATTTTTTGCATCGTCATATATGATGGAGGTAACGGTGGACTGGTGGGTTTGAACCGGTGGATTATATTGAGGCTGAGGGATTTCAACGGGTTTTGGTTGGGCTGGAAGCATTATCATAAATTCTTCCAGAAGTTCCGTGTTTATTCTTTTACCGCTATTAAATTCAATAAATGAGATATCTCCATTCAGGGATATGTTTTTAAATATTTCAGTATTTCCTGCGTCATCCCCCTTAATCCACTGAAAATCATGTGCACCGTAATATGAACGAGCATCATTTATTGTTTGTTCGTTTATTTCCATTTTTTTCTTTTTTTTATCTTTCTTAAATAATGAAGAAAATATCCCCATAGCATTATTTTTTATCTGATTTTTTAGGGATTGTTTCCAACGTTTGCTGTGTATATTCTTCTCTCAGAGATCTTATGTTGGAATACAGATCTTTAAGGATTATCCAGGAAGCTTCTCCTTTCTTGCCCTTCCTCTTATCGTATTTCCAAACTTCCACTATATTATCAAGATCTTTATCCGGATGACGGGAATATTCGACGACAGAATATCCAGATGGTTTACTTAAAATAAGTCTTTCACCATAGGGTAAAACAAAATCCTCGCCTATTTCCATATCTAATTGTAGAAATGTGAAAGGTCTTTGTTTCGGCTATTAAGATTATTCTTGATTAATGCTTCCCGATGCTTCTTCAACATCTCTTTTATCCATAAATTCGGAAAGCAGAGAAACTATATCTTTCAATAATTCCTTGTCCCCTGAACCTGATGATATTAAGTTCTGGAAGTGTTTGAAAAGGGACTCTTGATCAGATGGAGTGTGGATATCCATAGATCTTCTGGTAAGGTACTTTATGTAAGGATCAGGATTCTTTACCTCAGTAAATCCCTTGGGAACGGTGATTACATTCATATCAGGTATTTTGAATGAGGTTTTCTTATCTAATGAATCGTTATTTATGTAAACACAAGGATGGTGATCGCTAGCATTTAGATATATTTTAAATTTAGATAAAAGATCGTCCTTGCTTCTTTTAGTTATTTCGATCAACATACCGTTGTCCAGTTTAGCATCCCAAATATAATCACCGCAGGATTCGAAAGATTCTATGGACCCAGGTATACCTATCAGATCCATTAGCAATTCTACATCATCTTGTGCATTTTGTTTTATTCTTTCTTGCCCTGTGGTTTTTGATGTCTCCAAATGATCTGCAAAATCTTCAATTAAATCATCAACCTTAGATTTATTCACGCTTGAAGTTATCCACTTTTTGTATGGATCCAGATGGATCTCAGTTATTTCGTCGACATCGGATTTTTTCATTGAACAAGCATCCATAGGTATCCACACATACTCAGACTGATTTCCGTCATTGTCTACGTAGCATAAAGCTATAGATTTTTCATTCTTCTTTGGTATGATTATCTTATCTTTTGGCTGTTCCTTTCCGTCGGTTGCATCTACAACGGAGATCACATATCCACTCCCCCAAGAATCCTTTATTCCGGGGACAGCATAAGATCCGCTCTCGTTTATTTTGGATCTCTGATAATCATTAAATCCGAGTACCATATTAGTCAACATAATCGCTTCCGAAGGAAGCGGTAATTTTAAAATTCTTAGGGTCCGTAGATTTATTCATGTCTATGGATAAATTATTCGGGTAGGTAGGTATAATAGAAGAAAGCTTTTCCGCATTAAGTTGGCTGTAATCTATAGTTTTACCAGGAATTAAATCAATATCAAATTCTTTAGGATCGTTAGGGTAATCATCAATCTTAAATTCTAGTTCTATTGAATCTATATTAAATATAAAGTCATCTATACCAGATTTTTTTACTATCAGATCTATGCTATACTCTATAAAAGCTTTAGCATCATCTAGGTCTGCATATTCTTCGGGTCTATTAAACAAGTCTATCTCAGAATACTTTAGCTCGCTTCCGAAGGAATAGTCACCTCTGGATCCTCCTTTTTTGGATGCGCTATACGCAGAATAATCGTAAATTCTTCCCACTTTGTTAGGTTTTTCTTCTATATATCCATTTTTTATTTTTTACGGAAGAGAATATATAATTATGTATATTAACTAAATAACATAGGGATGTCAAAGGGTATAAGTCCTATATGGTTCTTAAAAGAGCCATTAGACTCGGAGCACAAAGAATACGTCTTATTAGATTACCTAAAAGAGACAAGCAAGGATCTAAATAAGGATAACTGCTATTCGATACTAAGGGAGATATCGAGAATAGTCAGGATACTGAATGATTTTAGGAGGGATAAGTCGCTATCACAATCCTTAGTAAAATCTCTAAAAAAGGAAGACAGTGATTATCTGGATTCTTTTGAATATGACGGTCTAAGCTCGGATCAAAAAGAAACCCTGGATTCCATAATAGAAGATTCACTACAAACGCTATATGAATATTCGGAGGTTTGTTTAGAAATACTTAAAGAAGAGGAATCAAAGATAAAGATCTTTAAAATCCAATCCAAGTTTAGTACCCATAATCCTGTAGAAAATTCAGGAATAGTTATAATCAGAAATATGGTTACTGATAAGCTACTGAATTATTTTTTTAAGTCTAACGTGAAAATGGAAACTGCAGAGGGTGAAAAGGAGGTTTCTATAATGAAGAAGATCCATTTAAAAAACTCATTCTTTTCTCTTAATTACGAGTACATCTACCACGAGATACTAAATGAGATAAAGGCGGACACCAAATATTCACCTAAATTCTATGTTATAGAGATCTACGAAAACTTCGAAGAAAATTCTGAGATCTATAAGTTAGCAAAGGAAAAATTTATTGAACAAATAGGAACATAAAAAAAGAGCCATTAGGCTCTTTCTTTTTGCTATCTATTTTGGGTGGTTGTTTTTAAAAATCACTTAATCTTTTAATAAATGAATCATTATTTAAAGACTCGTTAGTGCCCATATTAGAAATGTTACCGATTCCACCTACGTCCATCATACCCGGCTTACCGTTGATATCTATTCTATATCCAGGAGCATCTATTTTAGATTGGTGTCCAAAAACAGCATCTGCATATCCTGCATAGTCATATCTAGGTTCTCTTTTTATGTGTGATTGACCAGATTTTTCTAAGCCTCCTTCAGATTGATTTGCTGGTGATAAAGGCTTATAATCGTTATCATGCACTTTTTTAAGAAACTGGTTGAAGTCCAGTAATTCTCTTTGAGCTACGTTTTGTACGTTCATATCTTTAATATTAAGTTGTTTGAGCTTTATCGTCTCCCATTAGAGAGTTCCAGAAAGTTGAAATGTAATCCATCGCTCCTTTGCTTTGACCTGACTGGGATACTGTATTTGGCTTACCATAAATCTGAGAAGCCTTATTTCTAGCTGCGTCAACTAACTCTTTTTTATCGCTAGAATCCAAAGCAGATATAGCATCTCTACCAACAGAACCTTTTGCATTTGGACCGCCGAATGCTTCGATTAAGGCATTTTCTATAATTGCTCTGCCTCTTTCTGATTGTAAACCCTCTCTTAGGGTTGAGTAAAGCCATCCATTAGGTTCTATTCCCATTTGTTCAGCTAAACTGTCAAATCCTTTTCTCTGGATAAATTCCTGGAGGGATTTTGCTAAAATAGGTGCAAGGTATTCGACATTAGCGTTTTCTCCGGTTAATAATTTTGGATAATCGCTTACTGGAATTTGATCTATAACTTCCTGTACTATAGCGGACATATTGGAGTTTTCCTTAACCCCTAATTGCTCCATTAATTTAGCAGCAACCTTTTGCTTTATAGTTTTTCTAAGACCCTCTCCGGCAAAACCGAATAATCCGGTGAAGAAGTTACCTACTCCCTCCCAAGAAAATTCCTCATTTACTCTATCGTCGGAAAAAGAATCGAAATCTTTAATAATTTTGGACATCCGTGTTGTGTTATTTTCTTTATATATCCACGGAGAAAATATTAATCTAAGCTTCTAGGGCTCTAAAAAAAGGTCTACCGCTTTTTGTCGGTATTTAAGCTTATCCTCTTTTATTTCTGGATTTTTGAGGGCTTCTTTTTTACGATTCACTATAGAATCAGGAAGCATCGGTCCAAAGGTATCTTTTAAGATCTTTTTATCTGTTCTCCACTCTATAGGGAGGTGCAATGCAAATCTTACTATATCTAAATTTAGGAAGGGACTTCTTAGCTCTAGGGTGTGAGCCATAGACATCTTATCGAGTCTTGGAAGATGGTAATAGGTGAGCTCCTCGAAAACATCAGATTGCTGTGAATCATAGTCGTGTATTCTTGAGTATCCTCCGAAAAGTTCATCCGATCCGTCACCACTTAGGACTATTCTATAACCGCTATTTTTCTTTACCGCTTCAAAAAGGTGATATTGGGGTATAACAGATCCTAAATCCACCGGTGTTTCGTTCCATAGCTTGTATATAAGCGCATTTTTACTAGAATCCATATCATACTCTAGAAAATTAACAGGAGTGCTTAAATGGGCGCTTAAATCGTTTACAAAGGGGGTTTCACCATTCTCTATGCTGAACCAAGTAACCTTAGCTTTCATCTCGTTCAAAACACCAGCAATTATGGAAGAATCTAAGCCCCCTGAGATTAATAAAGATATTGGATAGTTCTTGGAAACCAGTCTGTTTCCTACGCTTTCAAACATCTTGTCCCAAAGCCACTCCATGTGGGTTTCATAATCAGCATCAATCAGTTCGGGAATAGGAGATTCCCATGTTCTATAATAAGGACCAAAGGTCTTATCAAATAGTGGGGATGCTATATTGTAGGAGTATAAAATGTTAGGTAGAATCCTTTTGATTGTTTTCACCGGAGTTCTATTATCTTTATTGTAACCCCATTTTCTAACGGAGCTTATATAAGCTTCGTCAACCTCGTCCAAAGGACCGTAAAGGCCTTTAATTTCAGAGCAGATTTCGCCTAGATCGTTTTTATACAGACATTTCTTACCCAAAGGATCGGTAAATGCGATAACGTTACCGTTATTGGAGTCATAGATAACTATAGCCCAAAATCCATCCCAAGTTTGAATGTGCGGTGTATATGTGGCAGCAAAGAATTCTAAATTACCTCCTTTGTACCCGGAGAATAAGCTACACAAGTATTCGGTGTCAGAAGTATATAGGTTCTGATCATAGTTAAAAATCTCGCCATTGAACATTAAATAAACTCCAGGAGATATCTCTCTTGGCTGATTCCAGTCATCACCATCTAAAGTTTGAATAGGTAGCCTATGATGACAAAGGGTAACGTTATCAAGTTCTCCAATAGATCTCTCTATACCTCTATGCTTTATCGTGTCTAAAATGTTGGGATTTTTTTCTGCCCTAGTTGTTAATAATATTCCGCACATATTTTTAATTAAAAAGTATATCTTCAAACATTGAACCCATGTTGCTCACTGATTGATCATCAAATCCGTTTATAAATACCCATATTCTATCGAGACCAGCTTCTTGGAACATTGATATCACCTTTACGTAGGTTTCTCTTTCTCTAGGATCACCATCGATATGATCCCATTGATCCTTATCTCTATCAGACTTATCTGGGTTATTGCCCTGAATGTAGATTATTGTTATTTGATCCAACAAAGAATACTTCTTCAATATTTCTATCTGATCTCTAGCTTCATCTTCCGTGATTCTACCCTCAAGTAATCCCCAAACCAAAACTGTCAATATTCCTCTGTCGTGAATAAAAGACTCATGTTCAAGATCCTTAGCCAGCTGCATAAGCATAAACTCTTTTCCTAGAGAGAATGCATGTGCTTCCTTGCTATCCACACTTTTTAAATTTAGATCTTTAAAAAAGTTTGCAAATTTAAACTGGAATCTCGGTATATTAAAGGAGTCCGAGACGAACCCGGATAAAAATGTCTTGCCTGAATTTCTGGGGCCTTCGAATACGTATACCATATATTTCTTTCTATAGCGGAACACAATACATGTTCCACTTAGCAAATATAATAAATTAGTACGGGGAAATCACGAAAAACCCCGGTCTTTTTTAGATCGGGGTTTTTATTATTTAGTGTCTGTGTTGACGCATTTAAAAGGTGCTTGTTGAGGCACATCGCCAAATTCCGTAGCATTCATCCTCTTAACGTGTGTTGCTATGCTAGGATATACATCAGCAGCTATATAATAGCAATTGTTACCTAGGATTATTTTTGTGTCACTTCCAGATCCTCTCATTCCAGCGAGAATACCTATTCCGTCAAGTGCAGAAGACATCTGCCTTTTCGATGTGGTTTTTCTTCTCTTGATGGCATCATAATCACCAGAGATGATTTTTGATCCTTCGTAAGTTAAAATTTGTCCAGTCGAATCATTAAGACCATTTTCAAAGAATACTTGATCTTCCGTGATTCTCTTAGCTGTAGAAGCTCCTAAAACGTTATCGTTGATCCATTTTATACAGCTTATGAATTTACTTCCGTCGAAAGTAACACAGTTAGCTATCATTATAAGGAAATTGTTGATTGCAACGAATTCCTCTTTACCTAAATCAGGTCTCTTATCGCTTTTTTGTAGAGCTATATTAAATGCTCTAGCTATATCACCCTTAAGATTGTCATAATCAACAAAAGGGATCTCTTTGTTCTTTATAGAAGATTCCATCATTTCGAAAGGACCATGTAAATCCAAACTGTTATTATTAGAATTCTTTTTAAGCAATGACTTAATCCCTTCGTATCTCCATTCAGGTCGGATCATACCAAAAGTTGTCCAGCCTTTAAGATAGTTTCTAAGGAATTCGGTTGCATCTTCATTACCCAATGTTTTAATCTGTCTGGTCTCTGCCCACTTAGTCCAGTTACAAGGAGTTTTTAAAGAAGACGAAGCTAGATTGATGTTATAAACTGCTCCATTTGCAAAGAAGTAAGAGAATTCCTCAGCAGGACTCGCTTTATCTAAAGCTGCATTCCAATCTTTTATGAATTCTGTATTATAAGAAGATTTAAGAGATCCGTCCTGTTTAACGAAATCGTCAGACTCCACCTTTATATTATAATTCTGTCTAAGCTTTTTAGCTAAAGAGCGAACTCCTGAAGAAGATTTTCCCCCTGAATGAGATGATTCACCTTCCTTGCCTGAAGAATGAGAAATAACTGAATTTGCCTTATACTGAACTTGTAGTTCTTTTTCAAATTCAGAATTGTTTATAACGATTTTTCCTTCATAAACAGGGGAAAACATTTCAGATATACTCTTCACGTGGCCGGAAGCGAAAACGCTTTCGTTCATTTTAGATCCTATAGTATTTAAAGCCGTTTGTATTGCTTTTTTATCCTTAGCGGAAACCCAATCAGAAGAAATGATATCTTTTAAAAGAGTTTGATCTATTTGTCCATTAGCGTTCTTATTGCCGCTTAACTTTTGAATAGTAGCAATAACGGAAGTCGTTGCTGGACCGTATTTACCATTTGGACCTCCTTTAGATTTTATCAATTTACCAGCCGAAGGTATACCATTACAAAGAGCGGTTTGGATGGCAAAGATCAATCCACTTCCTTTAATCTTTCTGTCAGAATCGGTGTCTCCTCTTTTAAGAGGAAATACTGCCTTAGCTGTTTCGACTTCTTTTGCTTCGTTTTCGTCTTTTATTATTCTAACAGCTAATCCGTATTGTGTCTTAGCTCTAGTCATTAGATCCAATGCTTGGTTAACCAAATTAGTAACGTCCGAGTAAGTTGTGTAAACTTCCTCGTCATCTTCTAACTTCTGTAAAGTTCTATTTGCTGTTTGGATCATAGAATTATAGAATTCTTCCTGAGCTTTCTCTACCTTTTTTTCGAGATCCTCTAAAGACTTTCTATTTCTATCCCCACCTTCGGTGTTATCTAATATCTTTCTTTGCTCATCGAAATCCAGAAAAATTCTTTTCCAGTCTTTACCGTATCCAGATTTTTGATCCTTGCCTTCTGACGAACTAATTAGGTTGGTAAGATTTTTTCTAAGATTCTCAACCCTGTTTTTATATCCGGTAAAGATAGATTCATTTAAGGTATCTCCATATTCAAATCCTTCACTATCGTTTAGTTTTTTAGCTTCATCCTCTGCTTGCTTAGCTATATTATCTATGGAATTTTGAAGCTTAGTAGCAGACAATTTAAACTGCTTAAATACAACATCATCCTTAGACTTAGAAATCTCCGATGCTCTATCTAAAGCCTCACAGAATTTTTTAAGACTGTCTAAATAAAGTCTTTTCGTTTCAGCAAATCTAGAATCCAGCAAATCATTGTCATCCGCATAATCTATTAATTTTGCGGTTAATGATTTTACAGTTTTAGAATCTGCAACATCTGAAAGTTTAAGTCTAATAACATCAGGATTTCTATCTCTCTTTGGGGCTAAATCGAATGTTAATATCTTAAAAGCATTTAAAGCATTATCGCAGACTTTAACAAGCAAAGAATCAACCTGCTCATTTTCTAAAAGTCTTGTGTGATATTCCTCTAATAAGGTCTTCGCTACCGGATTGTAAATGTATGGATTGTTATTCATAATTTGAATTTTAGTATATATTGTCTTTAGTTCCTTCCGCTTCAGATTTCTGCATTTCTGCAGAAAGTGATTTGAGTAAAACAGAGATTTCCTGGTATATCGAAGCTTGCTTATTTATGCTAGCAATTTCAGAATTAAAGTCACCCTTTTTCTTGGAATCTTTAGCCCCTTTTATCTCGTCAAATTTCTGGGAAATGTTGGTTTTAATCTCCTGAACTTTTGTCTTATCGCTATCAGCTTCTTTTATCAGAAATTCCTTAAACTTAAGCATATTTTCTTGCTATTGTTATTTTAGATCTAAGATCTCTGATCTCGTCCATATATTTCTCTCTGATCTCCTTAATTTTTTGAGAAGCGAATTCTCTAGCTTTATCCTTGTTTTCTGCGTTCTCAACTTCTTTGTTCAGAATATCTCTTTCCATATCCATTGCAACGTATCTGTCATTTCTCTCTTTTAAAAGAAATGAAACTAGGCTTTTAGCTTGCTTAGACGAAAGATCTTTTACTGCATTAGTAAAATCTACTAAAGGTAACTTCGAAAGAAATTCAAAAGAAGCATCTGTGCCACCTCCTGCTTCGGATTCTCCACTTTCAGATCTTGTTCTGGTGATTTTTTCTTTTTTGAATCTTTCAGCATTCTCAATGTCCTTAGTCATGAGGTTACCGTATCTGTTTCTGAAATCAGTGTCTTTCTGTTTAGCTCTTAATACAGCAGCTTTATATTTAGCATATAAAGATCCGGAAAGTGAAGAATCAGCTAAATTCTTAGCTCTTTTGTACATCTCCTCTGCGATGTCAGCATCAACCTTGGTCTTCAGCTTTTCCCAATAGAAACGAATTCTTTTATTTTCTCCGATAACGTCTCTAACTTTAACGAATATGCTTTCAGTCTTTTTCTCGTGAGATCTTGACTGAGCATTCATCAGCTCATGATTTCTTTGTATAAGTCTGTCTATTCTTTTAATCTCTGCGGGATCACTTTTAGTCTGGGATCTTTCGAGATCTAATTTATCGATCTCCACATTGATATCTTCCCACTTTTCAACATACTCAAGTTCTGCTGATCTGTACTCGTTGGCTAATTTATCAAGTGCATCTATACTCCCTCCAAAAGTACTGCTCAACCAGTTTTTAATCTGATCGAATAAGCCAGCTTCATTTAAGCTGTTCCAATCTTTAAATTTTAAAGTCATTATTCGTCGTTTAGTTTATTCTTTGCTGATCTCAATTTACCAAGATCGATAGTACCGGTAGATGTAACAAAAATATCAGAAATTATTTTCTTAGTTCCTGAATTAGCATCCTCGCCATCAACTATTCCCTGATTTATTAAATTAGCTAGCTGGGTAAACTCTTGCTCTTTACTTAGCTTTTTCTCTATATCCCCTTCGGTTTTGCCCAAGTTTCTGAACAATCTAAGGAGGTTTCTCTTAGCATCTAAAGCTGAGCTAATTTCAAGTAACTCTATTCTGCTTTTTTCAATATATGATTTACTAACCTTGTCTGGATTGGATTTAAGTCTCTTTTCCAAAACATTAATTTTTCTTTCCATATCCGCTTTTAGATCAGCAATTTCTTTCTCAAGATCTTTCTTTCTCTCTATTATATCCTTAGCTTTTCTGCTAGAAACTTTCTTCTTTTCAGCCTCCGGATCCACTGATAAATCTTCAACATTTTCAGGATTCTTAGATTTCTCGTCATCCTCCATTTTATCCTTAAGATCTTGAGCTTTTTCCTCCGCCTCTTTCTTTTTCTTCATTATTCTTTCCTCAAATTTCTTAATCTCCTCTGCATCAGCTTTATCTTTAGCCATTTGATATTCAAGCTCAGCTAAAGCGATTTCATCGTCTGCTCTTCCCGCTTCATAATACTCTCTTCTTCTTGTATTGTTGTCTATGGCTTTTGTTATGAAATCCTTTGCTTTTTTAATCTTAAGTGAATTAGATTTAAGGAAAGATTCGAACTCCTTAATCTTTGAATCTCTATCCCTTTCTAATGCAGTTATTCTTTCCTTATCGTTTATAGAGCTTAAACCATCTATTTGGGATTCTAGTTTATCAACAGACTCCTCAAAGGCTGCTCTTTTTTCGATCCCGTCTATTTCAAGTTCAACCAAGATCTTTCTAGCCTTGTCTATCATGCCAACGCTAGATAATGATCCTAAGAAAAATTTAGAAAGTGAATTTTTGATGTAATCCCCAAAAATTCCCTCATTTACTGTGTGATTAGGTTCTGCTGTTTCTAAAGAGTTGAACTCTTCTCTAAGATCAGAACTTGCAGTTTCGATCAGATACTCGTATTTTTTGAAATCATTAAATGATGGTAGATTCTTCATTACTAAACAATAATATTTTTATACTGTATATATCCCTAAGCATTTTTATTCCTTAACCACACTACACAAAAAACCCTAGGATTGCTCCTAGGGTTTTAGTTATTAGGTTAGTTAAGATTAAGCTAAACCACCAGCAGGTACGTTAACATAGAATGTCAAGTACATAGTTTCTGGTAAGAAACCAGCTTCTACTAGAGCGTATCTTGATTTAACTGCGATTTTAGGTGACATTGTACCTTCAGAGATAGTCTGAATAGATTCAGCCATCATGTAAGGCATAAATTTGATACCTGGTTCGTCGTCTCCACCTTTTCTACCGATACAAACTCTTGTATCATTGTAGCTCATGTTTTGATCAACATATACAGTCATACCAGCAAGCGAACCTACAGGGTATAAAGTACCGTTGTTTTGAGTTAAAGTGTTAGAGAACGGTGCGAAAGTGAACTGAGAGATATCTTGAAGTGCACTTGCAACTGCAGCGTTTGTAACGATGAAGTTAGCAGGACCTCTTCTACCTCTGTTAGCTACCACGTTAGCAGCTGCAAGGATTCTTGAGAATAATCTTCTTTGTAAAGTTGATAAGTTCTCATAACCTCCTGATGCAGGACCTGCAGGGATTGTCATAGCTTGAGTAGTGTCGTCTTTCTTAACGTAAGCGGCTGTAGTACCAGCACCACCACCGATGATCAAGTTCAAGTTAAGGTTTTGGTTTTCAGTGTTAAGGAACTGAGTGTGGTTAGACCAACCTAAAGCAAATGTTCTTGAAAGGATGTGCTTGTTGATTGCTTGAGAAACCTCGTTAACCAATGCGTTCTCGATCATTGAAATAACGTCGATACCGAATTGTTTGTTAAGGTCTTGGATTTGCTCAGTTGTAACTGATGCAGCAACTTGGAAAGTTTCAGCTTCTACGAATTTAGTGAAAGTTGAAAGACCCATTGAGTTGTAGTAAGTAGACTCAGCAACACCTCTTAACATTGGGTTGTAAGTTTTAGTACCATCAACGTAAGGACCTTGCCAAGCTTGGTCGTTGTTGAAACCAGCACCAGAGAAACCTTGGATGTGATCTTCTAAAGCTTTAACTAGCTGTGCAGCGTAGTTAACTGAAGATGCTCCAGTGTAGAAACCAGAACCACCTGCTGAAGTAACTACTTGTGCAGGAGTACCGTTGATGTAAGAAGCAACGTTAGAACCTGAAGCTAAACCAGTAACTTGGAAGATAGGGTAACCATCAATTCTTGATAGACCTACGAAAGTTAAAAGTAAAGTAGTACCAACAGAAGCAGTAGCACCTACAGTGAATGTACCAGCAGTAGCACCAGTAACACCTGTTCCAGTTGCTGATTGGTAAACTGGGAATTTAATTAATGAAGGAGCAGTAGCTAACTGATCAGCAGCTGAAGAAGCAGCAGCAGCAGCAACTTTACCACCTGCGTATACGTAATCTAAGTAAGATAAGATACCAGTTGGACCTGACATAGGGATAACAGGAACGATATCAAAACCTACAGTCTTCGCAGCTACCTGAATAGCTAATGGAAGTAATGAAGGGAATTTATCTCCTGAACCTTGCCAGCTGTTGTTGTAGAAACCAGCGTTAGCGCCAGTTGATAGAGCAGCGCCACCACCGAATGATGCGCCTGGGAATGCTGGAGGAGCTACAGTACCCATACCGTTTACAACGCCTAATGAGTTGTATGCACCAGCAGACTCGTTTAATGAATGGTAATGACAATATTTAGTCAACCAACCTTTTTTGCTTTCATCTGTGATACCAGCCTTGCTCTCGATAAGAGGTGACCAAGTTTCATAGATTTCTTGTTCGTTAATCAATTTCATGATTTTAGTTGTTTTTTTTATTTATTTATCTTTTTTGAAATTTTTGCTCAAGTGCAGAAGCGATATAATTCATGTAATCTGAAGAATATGCTTGTGTTTTTGCAGTCTCGGCTACATTTTCACTCTCGTCAAGTTTTTGTACTCCAACTGGTTTAGCTCCAAGCTGACGAGTTGACCAGAAATTTTTGATCTGATAAGGGGTATCTAAATTATAGAAGTGTGACTGAGCAACAATAGATGCTTGGTGTCCTTCTGATAAAGATTCCCATACCGGAGCATATTCTGCTGGCATTTCGTCAATAAACTTAAGACCTGTTTTAGTTGTGTTCTCTGACTCGTTAAGAGCTGTTTCGTTAGCCTTCTGTGTTTCGGCTGGGTTTACTGCTTTAGCAGCTTCGTTGATGTTTGAAGCGGTTTTTTGTGTCTTAACCGATTCTATTAATGAATCAATCTGTGAAGTTAGGTTATCATAGTTTCCAGCAAAGCCAGATTCATTAAGACCTGCTTCTGCAGATAGATTTACACTCTCTTTTAATACTCCAGTACCATTAGATGGAATTTTAGTAGAAACTGACTCAGCGATGTATTCGCTATAAGCAATTCCTCTGTTTAATTTCTCTGCAAGATACTCAGAATAGTCTAATCCTTTATTTAAGTTCTCTGCAAGATAGTCAGAGTACTCGATGCCCTTGTTTAAATTCTCAGCAACGTATTCAGTGTATTCGATTCCGTTGTTTAGTTTTTCAGCAACGTATTCAGTATAAGCGATTCCTTTATCTAAGTTTTCTCCAAGATATTCAGAATAAGCGATTCCTTTATCTACGTTTTCTGCTAAGTACTCTGAGTATTGAATATTTTGATCCAATTTTTCTGCTAAGTATTTAGAGTACTCGATGTTCTTGTCAACGCTTTCAGCAACATACTCGGAATAAGAGATAGACTTATCTACGTTTTCAGCTAAGTACTTAGAATAAGAAATATTCTTGTCTAAGTTTTCTGCTAAATATTTACTGTAGTTGATAGTGCTGTCCAAGTTTTCTGCTAAATACTCACCGTATTTAATAGAATTTTCTAGATTCTCAGCTAAATACTCTGAATATTTTTCAAGCTTAGCAACTCTTTCTTCAAGAGCTTCATTAGCTTTACTTAAATCTTCAGATTCAGTTAGCGATGCTTTTTGATTTTTAGCCTCTGCGATAGCGGCTTTCATCGAATCCATCTCTTTTTTCAAGAAGACTGAATACTGATTAAGCTCCTCCGCAGTAACAAATTCATTGTTCTCCATAAGGACTGATTTATTTTTATTATCTGATTTATTCACGATTTTGTTGAATTCTTCGTTATTTTCAACTTTATATATCTTAAGTGAAGATTCTTTTTCGATACCTAAAGATTCATTTAAGCATTCTAAGCTATTTAATATGCTATTATTTTTCATTGCTTCGAATTCTTGAGATGTAAACCCTTGGCTTTCATACACTCTTTCAAGTTGTGCGTCCTTAAATCCAGGATCAGCTACTAGATCGTAAGTAAAAATTTTCTTAATTGCCACCTTTTTATCATTACCTACTGAACCAGCTGCTCTTGAAGAAATAGAAAGAGGAACTCCAGCATCAACTAAGTTCTTAGCTATTCTACCCGCTGGGGTATCTAAAAGTTTAACCTTAATCTTAAGCTCTCTGTTACCTTTATCGTAGTTAAGATCTGTTATGATGTGAGAGATGTTCTTAAGAGACACATCGAATTTCTCTGGGTGATCTAATTCACCAACCAGTCTATTCTGTGAGATCTTATCCTTCAAATATTCAAGGTGCGGTAAATATTCCTTCTCCTCGTATATTCTATTGTTGTTGTTCTCTTGTCCGAAAACAGCAGCAATACCTTCTAGAACGTAATCGTCAGATTCTGACTTTTTCGCTTCTAGTATGGAATTCTGTCTCTCAAGGATGAATACCATATTTTCGTTTAATGATTGTAGTTGTGGCATGCTCTTTTTTACTACTTTTTATGTTACTTATATATCAACAGAAATTTTATTTTTTTCTGCTTATTCGTACTTTATCCTGTCCTTAGTCTGTTCTACGAATCTTTTAGCAATCTCAAAGGCTTCACCATCTGTTGCTCTATATTTTCTAGACTTGTCTCCAAAAGGAGCATATTTATTCTTAAACTTAACTTCTATGATATCCCCTTTGTTGTCACGGAGTTCTTTTGCGAAGGTAACAGTCTTCCAGTTTTCTATCTTTAAAGCTTCTTTTTCCTGCGAGGTTAATAGGGTATCGTATAAATTAACTCCACCCCCCATTGACATATCTCTGATTACTGTTGAGCTTTTTCTGTCCTTGATTTCAACATCCTCAGGACTAACTGTTATGTAATAGTCATCCTTTTTAGCTTCTATCTTATCTTTTTCTTCTTTATCATCCTTATCCGAATCGTCAGCGTCCTGAACTTCGTCTTTTACGATAGGTTTGTCCTCTTCCTTCTTCTCGACATAAGTGTAAAGACCTCTTACGGTATCCTCCAGGATTTCATCGGTATTAGGATCAATGTCTACCGGTGACCCGTTTCTAGCTTCCCAGTCTTTAGGATCTAATAAAAAGTTAGTGAATTCTCCAGTCTCATATTTTCCTCTTAATTTAGGATCTGCGTAATCTCTCTCCGTAACAAGGTATATTGCAATCTCCGCAGGTCCACTCATCTGATCAGGGGTTAAAGCTGGCATATTGCTAGATTTTGAATCCTCATCATCCGATCCCTCTTCTGGATTACCCTTAGCTGTAGTGTTTCCTTCTTCTTCGTGTAATTGATATGCTACTTTTTTGAAATCAGAGAATCTTGTTATAACTTGAGATTCATTTAGAGCAGAAGCCCATCCATGATTTAAGCTATCGCTAACCTCAGCTGTTTCTGCTTCAGGCTCCTCAGTTTCCTCTGGTGCTTTTTCAGCTCCAGCTTTTATTTTAGATTCGGTCTCTTTTGAAATTGTAACACCGAATATTCTATTTAAGTCATCCTCAGAATATTTGGATAAATCTTCAGTAGAAACTTTTTTACCCACTACATTTATTATGTTGTCCTCAGAATCACTAAAATGGAATTCGTATTCATCTGGTGCATTCGGATCGCTTATTAATAAACTACTGCTTGCATTATTGAACTCATCCTCAAACAAACTCCAATCGCAAGATCCTTGATAGTTGAAAAGAGAATTGAGATCTTGCTTACTACAAAACATGTCGAAATCAAGATCGTCATTATCAATCAATCCGGTCTCAACCACGTCGCTATTATCAAAAGCTATAAGGGTAATATCATATTCAGCTATTTGTTTCTGAATTTCTTTAGCGTTTATTTGGGTCAATATGAATATTGATTTACCACCTCTTTCAGCAACCTTAATAAGTTCCATAGTGGTTCTGGTTTCATTTTTCCAGAGAAAAGAAACTGCTATCCCCCATCCACCAGCAGGCTGAGACCAACATATGGTAATAGGAACTCCTATATCTATAGCCTTAGGATCGAATCTATCTTTAGCAAAATCCTCCACCTGACCAAGTCTAGGTGCTTGATTACCGCTATACCAATTCCATGTAGAACCTATCGCATTTATAGCTAAAAGTGCCCAACCTACAGGATTTGTCCATTCTGCTGCTTTGGTTGCTCCTGCTGCTGCTTTAGCACCAGTAACGAATCCCTTAACCATACCAACGGACTTAGCAACTAATCCTGCTCCCTCCATTGATCCAAGAGCTTTCTGAAGTTTAGCTCCTTCTATACCAGCTTTACCAATTCTTCCCCAGAAAGCAATAGCTTTCATCGGGCTAGCATATCCCCAAAGACTTTTTATTCCCTTTCCAGCTCTTGCTAGTCTAGTACCGTCTCTAGCGATTTTAGCCGCTCTAGCAGCTGCTGCTGCATCTTTACCTGTTCTTAAAAATTTGAGTCCCTTATATGCCTGTCTTAAAGCTACGCCTCTACCTAACCATTTGATACCAGCAAATATACCTCCTGCAGCAACTGCATAAACTCCATACTGAAGACCTTTATTCAAAGCCTCTTGAGCTATACTAGGACCTGTAGCATCGTCTGGTATAGGTCCAGATATCATTCTATCCTTAATCTCAAAAAGTCTAAATTTAGCATCAGGGTTTTCAATCTCCATAGGAGCCATCTTGTAGGCATCCATCGTTTGTAATAGATTTTCTCCTGATTCAGCATCCTCTAAACAAAGAAATACTGCTTTATCCTGACCAGGTTTTTGATCTATAACGGAATATTCCTTATCCAACTTACCGTCAGATAGAAGTTTATTATATGAGAACGCCAGTTTTACCGCTTTTTCCTCTCCCTCTTTAGCATTACTTTGTTTTGTATCGTCTTCAAAAACTGCAGAAGAGTAAAAGTCTGAAAAATTAGAAACTCTATTTTCTTCGTGGTCAATATACTCGTTTATCTCTCTGATTGCCTTGTTTAATGAATAACCACTCCCGCCTTTAGATTCTCTGATGATCTGTGAAATATCTTCATACTTGGTCATATCCTCAGAATCTGCGACCCACTCTCTCGGATTTTTCTTAAGCCATTCTCTAAAGTCTTTTGAGTAAGCCCACCACTGAAAATCTTCTAAAGATTGACTGGTTGCACCTTTCATTTCTAATGGAATAGTAAATATCGGGAAGTCATTTCCCATAGAATATTTACCGTCCTTTGCTAAAAGTATTATCATTTTTGTCCTATTTTTCGTTGTAGATTTTATCGTAAGCCTCTGAAGTCAGGTCTATCAATTTCTCTATATATCCTTCATTTCTGAGCTTTTTAAATGCCAAATTACCGATTGAGAATTCACCCTCCTTTGCAAGTCCCTCTTTCCTCATCTTCATGATTTTCTCCTTTAACTTCATACCTCTATTATATAGCTCTTTGGCATTATGAGGAAGTGCGGTAGAAGCAATCAATCTCGTGTGGAGCTGTTCTATTTCATATGCCATAGCATCTGTCTTCTTGTTCACGTCCATCTCATCTATCTCTGGCGGATCGAATACAGGATTCTTTATCCATTCGTTATTCATTAGGGAGAACAGGCCAGAAGCTACGTGAGGCTCTTTTGCGTCCTGCACATATAGCTCCACGTCATATCCCCTGATTGATATGTTGTGTCTTAGATTCCATATAAATCTTATACCGTCTAGTGCGGTCTTAAGTATCTTGGGATTTTCGTCATCTATACCTTCGAGGTTGACGATAACATGGACATCAAGGTCAGATAGATTAGTGTAGTTGAAGTTTGCTAGAGATCCAGTTAATTGGATATCTACTATGTCCTTTTGTTTAAGAATCTCCTCAAACTTTTCAAAGAATTCGTCCGCTATTCTAAGGAGCTTTTTTCTTACCCTCTGATCAAATAACCATTCAACATCATCACCCTTCATTTTCTTCGTCCAGAAAACAGGATTTAGTTCGTCGTGATAGAACGGGTTTACTTGTCTCTCCAGGATAGGTGAAGCATTAATAAATTTTTTATAAGATAAAACTGAACCCACAAAAAAAGCTTTTCTTGTATATATCAAAGAAAAGCTTTAGATGTTATTCGTAAATGGCTTATTTAGCTTTCAAAGCATATTTTAAGCATAACCTCCATAACTGTGCTTACGTCCAGTTCGCAGTACTTCTTAATGCCTTCATAGTCTTTATCAGTCCAAAAGGAATCATTTACCTTGGATCCGTCCATTAACTGCTTAGGGGATTCTACCCCAAGAGAACATGAAAGAAGATCCAAACTTAGATATTTTTGATGCGTCCAGCTTCCGAAAGCAAAAATATCAGAAGTATCCACGTACGGTATTTCCCATGGCTTCTTGTCCCATATTCTTATATTAGTCGGAGGGTTTATTCCATTATAGATCATTCTTTTGCCTAAACACGGAACGTCAAATCCTTTAATGTTGTGTCCACACAATTTCCAATTCTTGGCAGCAGCATTATTTAGTACCTTAGCTGACTTGGTCAGAATATCATGCTCATCCTCGCCGTAAAACGATGCAAATCTTTCTTGTCCATCGTCAGTAAAGGATCCGAAGGAAACACAAACAACTCTAGAAAATTCTGGTTCCAGACCTCCTTTTTGTTTATAGATTTCCTCGGAAGAAGCAGAAGCCAAAGTGGGATAAGCTCCCTTATAATAATCTTCTCTCTTTTTCCAGAGCTCCCATAATCTATGATTTTCATCGTGCATTACCTCTAACGAGGGGTAAAGTCCTGCAGTTTCAACGTCAAAATACAGGTACTTATAAATAGATTCCTTAGTGAACATTCCTTATTTTTTACAAAGATAATACAATATCGCGAAATAAAAAATTATTTCTTAGGGTTTTTGTTTATTACTATAGGAGGAAGTCCTCTATAATCCATTCTATATTTTAGACACGAATCCTCTCTTGCTGGTGAATCTATTATCACGTCTATATCCAATCCGAAAGTTGGTATTCTACTTTTAAGGTATTCCGAAGTCTTTGAAGTGAGCGGGTATCCAATTTCATCACATTCTAAAGATTCTGAATGAATGAAGAAGGGTTTCCGTCCTGCCTTCCAGGTAGAACAGGAAAGAAACAAAGCTTCTCTTATGCTCAATCCTCCGTCGTTAAATTGGTGGGGTAGAAGTCTAAAGCAAATTGGTATCCCTGCCTTGTAGTATATCCCGGACAGAAGATCGGTAACAGAAAATAAGCTAGGCTTGTCGTCATTCATAACACAAAGTTTGTCTATAACACACTGATCCAGATCTGAAAGTCTTTCACAAAATAGATCCATAGTATTTCTTCTATTCCCGTATGCTGAGCCAACCCTGACCATTATAGAAGGATAGTTTACACCTATGAGGTCAAGAATCTCAGACAATCTAGAAAAGAGAGCTAGTGTTGAGCTCTTTACGTTTTCCAATTGGGTGCCTAGAAAATATTCTCTATTAACAGAAAAGAGTATCTTTACATCGTTTTTAGCAATGAATGAATTTATCTCATCTATAATGGAAGAGATCTTTTCAGATTCCTCCTCTATAACCTCTCTAAAGAAATTTGGCGAATATGAAAAATCACATACATCAATGCATGTGATCTTTATGTCGATTTCTATATTAAGCTTTATGTTATTTAAAATGACATAAAGCATCTCCTCGTATGAATTTATCTGAGACCTCAAATCACCAGATTCTGTGTGAGGTCCTATATAAGATATTTTTGGTGGAGTTTGTCCTGATATCATCTAATCCTTTTTAAGATTGTACTGATAAAAGGTCTTTAAGTTTCCGTAAAATTAGCCCCCAGTTGTTTCTAGGCCTAATTCGGATGAATTGTAAACTGTCTTAGAATTATAGCTCTTGTCTGCAATCTCGCTATTTTTGTATTTAGTTACAGTTGCCATATTTCCGTGTTCGCCACCTTCAGCAAACTTAATAGAGTCTGATTTAACCTCTATTACTCTCTCAGTTTTTTTACCCTTGTTATAAACCTGGATAAAATATCTGAACTCTATATTATCAGGTTTTCTGAAAGATCTAACTATTACTCCTGTAACTTTGCTTTTGGAATCTAGAGGCTCAGCTATTACAACATCTCCTATTTTGTATTCAGATCCCTTTACATCAGTCTTCATATTAGGATCAGTACCTACGGAAACCGATAAATCGCTAAATGGCTTGTAGTTTATCTTTAAAACCCCATTTGCTCCTCCGTAACCGTAAGTGTCACCAAATGCTCCACTTTCGCCACCGAAATCTTCGTTTATTGATTTGATGTATTTCATTAGACTATTTATCTTCAGCGGCCTCTCCATTCTGGAGCGCTAGAAGATCTTTTATTTTTGAGGCCAGTTCATAGTTTTCTGAATCTAAAGCTTTCTTAAGCATAGCCTCTAAACGAGTGACATCGGACTCGTCGTGTGTTAGGTCATTCTTATCGGAATTACCTACTATATGGATTCTTTGTGGTGAATAAATAACTTCTAGACTTGAATCAAAATTAAAATTGATTCCAGCTTTGGTGTCGTGGTCATCATCATCATCATCGTCATCATCGTCCTCTCTTTGAATTTCTACCCATTCACCGTTTACCCAAAAGATCATCCAAGGCCCGTAAAAAAGTTCAGCTATATCATTTTGGATAGCGTATTTAAGAAGTATCTTCAATTCTGATTTTATGTCGGTCTTTGTAAGCGAATCACTAAAAACCTTCCTCTTTAATCCCGGGATGACCGATGTGCCTTCTCCTACCCCTATTTTAAAACATCTATTAACCTCAAGAATGGAATCCCAATCCAAGCTGCTAATAACCTTGTCGATCAATTTATTACTTTGCTTCGCCATATCCCTTATATATTATCTATTTTTGAAGTCCCGCTTGGTCGGATATGTCCGATGCCCATGAAGAGTACTTATCAGGATAAAACCTTTTAAGTGTTTCAAGGTCCCTTTTGGATATTCTGTATTTATCTCTTATAAAAGATTCTACTGCTTCTAAAGATTTAGTTTCCTCCGTTTTAATCGATTCTGCTTTTTTGGTTTTGGTGTATAACCAAGTAGGTGGTTTTGAAAATCTTGCAGATAAGGTATCGTGCCACCAATCAACTACCGGTGCGGGAACTACCTTCAACTTATTGAACTGATTAGCCTGTATCGGAAACTGGATAGACATAATACGATTAATCATAAAAAAATTCCTAGACTTGTCTATCTTACCTACAGATTTCCACTCTTTAGGTTTATTGTTAAATATGAGTTTTATGACGTCAAAAAGTTGCATAATTTTATTTTAAAAAGTGCTCGAACGGATCAAAACCTTTAGGCTGGCCTGCAGTAGATATCCATTCTGTTCCTTCTAATATTTTTATTCGGTCAAGTGTTACTGCTTTCTTTTCTAGCTTAATCCCCCTTGATGTTTCCAATTTACAGTTCATAGAAACACTCTCAGGAATCACCATATCATCGAGCCACATTAACTTGAGATTTCTAAGAAAATTGTGTTTAACCTTAGCTCTGTTTTCTGTACTGTCTACTCCCTTCCCTATCTTTAATATCAATGGGGAAATCCATCCCAGAAAATCCTCGTCCTCTATCAGTGATCTTATAGGGAGATTTCTCCAACTGGATTCTAGAAACATCGCATATATTTTCTCTGCACTTTTAGGTGTAAATCTACTGATCTTTCCATTAGACTCGAATTCCCATACACTAGGTACAGAGTCACCTTTATCTCCAACTAGGATTTTATTGAATATAAAAGGAAAACTGTCTATCTCTTCAATATCAACTTTCTTAAGAAAATCTTTTAGTCTTTCTTTCTCTGGAGAAATTGTAGAGCTCATGTTAAAAATGCTAACTTCACTTCTAGATTCATTTAACCAATTCTCTTTCCATCCAGTAGGGACTGAAAGGACATTTTTCTTAGAATTACTATTCCAAGTGGCAGTCCAAACGTCCGGGCCCTTCATTCTAGCAAGCTGATGTAGATCCTTATCTCCACTTATAATAATACAGCTTTCGCCCTCGTCATTGAATTTCTGAGACCAGTAAAGAAGTAGATCATCTCCCTCGGCACCTTCGATTTTAGAAAAAATGAATCCCATTTTTTCGAGATGAGAGCCAAACGATTGCATAAGATCAAAAAATATGCTCCAATCAACATTTTCGTCCTTCACCCTACCAGATTTATATCCTCCATCTTCTATTTCCACATCCTTCCTCCAGCTTCTGCTATCTGATGTGAAAATCAATCTGCCTCCAACGGGAAGCATTTTTAACGAAGCACAAAGATCAGTAGCAATCTTTCTAATAAACATAGATTGATCTGATTTGCTTTTAAGTACCTTTCCTGGATCGACATTTGATCCATATCCTGCGAATATGCCAAAGGTCTTGTGGAATATGTAGTTACCGTCTATAAGTATATTAATCATTTCTTCTTATTTTTTCCATTACCTCGTTTACTGTAAAATTGGGGTTTGTTATTATACAGTCAAAATCAGAAAAGTTTTTAAAATCTTCTCTATCAGCTTCAATTCTTCTTTCCGCTTTGTCTGCATCTCTTCTCCCCATTAATCTTTCCCTTAAAATGCTTTCGTCAATATCGATGAATATTATAAAGGATTCTTTTCTGTCCTCTGGTTTTAGTTTTGATATTCCTGTGGGTGTCATGATAAAAAGATTTGCTCTATAGAATTCATCCATAGATGTTCCATAGAACCACTTGTTAAATTCTACCCATTCATAAAAATCTCCCCCGTTGGCTCTTTCAATGGCTTCTTCGTAAGTAACGAAGTAATAATCAACGCCATTGAATTCTCCTTCTCTCGGGGGTCTGGATGTGTGAGAGACCGAATAGATTAAGCCTTCCACCCTCAATTGCTTAACTAGGTGATCCTTCCCCGAACCACCTTTACCTGCTATGATTATTCTCCTCCAGCTGTCATTCATATTAATCCGTTAGTTTCTGTATTTGAAAAACTAGAGACAATAAAGAAACCATAGGATCAATAACCTGGGTTCTCTGAGCTTGGTGATCTGCAACTAATACGATTACTGCTGGGATTATTTTCTTCAATTCCGGCTTGTTGTTAATTATCCAGTTTATAAACTCTTCACCCAGAGCTGACATAACTTCGTCAACCTTTCCTTGGTATTCTCCTGCGATACTCTGGTAGTTTTTCACTGGATCCTTAGAAGTGGTTATAAGGGTATAAAGATCTTCATAAGACCAACCTAGCTCGTTAATCTTAGCGGAATCTACATTTTTAACTCCCTCTATCATCCAGGTCTGAATCTTATTCAAAGCTGATCTGAAATCGGGATAATAATTCTTCTGAAACTCGTTCAGCGAATCTGAATCTATGGTTATTCCAATTTTACCTAGAATTAAACCAATTCTCCTATTCCATTCTGACTTAAGAGCATTTTCTTCGTCACTGTTTACTGGATTGAAATCTATAACTTCGAATCTACTTTGGATTGCATCCGGAACCTTGTTGATATAGTTGCACGTAGCAATGAATCTAGCGTTGCTAGCGAACTTTTCGATTGTTCCCCTTAGTGCTTTATAGAATTGATCCGAAGCTCCGTCAAACTCATCTAAAATGACAATCTTCTTAGATGATTTACCGTCCATCACGGATATGGTGGAACAGAAGTCATTTATTTTTACCCGTATCGTTTCTACCGAGCTTTCATCAGAGACATTTATGAATATGCTAGGATATCCTGTTGCTAATATTTTAGCCAGTGTAGTTTTGCCACATCCTGGGGGTCCGCTTAATAAGACATTATGACCTAGACCGTTCTCGAATATCTTAGATATCCTCTGCGGAAGTATCATATGTCTAAGCTCCTTTGGGCGTAGTTTTTCTGTTAAGAGTTCTTGTATCATATTATTTCTAGAGTTAAAAAAAGAAGTTGTTTCTTAAAATTTACTAGAAAGATCATCAGCAGAATTTTTATCGTGACGAACCTCGACAAATCGAGGCAAGAATAAAGATCTGTTCTCGTGTTTATCCGTGATCGTTACGTTGTATTGTATTGCTGCAATCTTTCCGATGTGTGAATCCGGATCTTTACTAAGTTCCTTAAGATCGTTATCATTGAAACCAGATCCAATCTTAACATTAAGTGTTTTTGAAAGGTCTGTGCAAATAAATCCTCCGATAAGACCCTCTCTTTTTCCCTCTCCTGGATACCATCCAGTTATTTCAAGATCGCACTCGTTAACTTCCTTGAATTTAACCCAAGATTTAGATCTCTTGCATTCATAAACTCCGTTATCCTTGCAGATAACTCCTTCGCCGCCAATATCTACTATTTTTTTATAGATGGCAGTGATTTCAGAAGGATCTGACAATTCCCACATTTGAGCAAGCTTCACCGGAGAATCCTCCGATAATCCGCTAGTGATTTTTTCTAACGTATCTCTACGATCAACATATTCTAGAACCCCGCTTCCCTTATCTAGAGTAATGAGTTCATCAAAATCGAAAACATTAAAAAGAAATCCGCTTTCGATTTTATCGCTTGCCGTACCTTTAAGAATTTGTGTTACTTTACCGCTAACGGATTTTCTGTTCAAATCGGTTAATTCTCCATCGAAAAACCAGTTACCTGATAGTCCAGAGTTTATCATGCAGAGTTTTAAATCGAAAGTTATCTTCGGAAAGCAAGTAGCATCAAGTTCGTTGAATGCACGAGTAAAGTATGTGATTTCACCATTCTTGTAGATAGCTATTACACGTACGCCATCGTATTTTTCCTCACAGTAGATCTTGTCCCACTTTTCGATCACTTTATGATCGTCAGTAGCCAACATAAGAGAAGGATCAGGAATCAATTCCCTGCCTACTGCTTTGTTAATTAATTTTGCACCAATCCCTATGTTCATCCTTTTGGTAAGGATTTTCATTAGGTTTTTTCTCAATTCAGTGTCCTCTGACTCGTTCTCAGATAACCTAGCTCCGAGTAGGACCTCTGCCCTAGATCTAAGGGAATCATTTGCAGCAGGTGCTTTCTTCAGATCCTCAACCAGATCTTTGAAATCTTCCCATAAATTGGGATTTTCTGAATTAGATTTTTCTGGGAAATTTAGCTTGTGAAGCTTTGTAGTAACAAAGGGGTTAAAACAAGTGTCGAGAATGTACTCCATTTTAGGATTGATCGACGTCTTGATTAATGATTGCTTTGCTTTTTGCGATCCCTCGCCGGTCAAAGATTCTAAAACTTTAAGAATCTTGATGTTGTTTACCATTTCATCGAATACCATTTCTTATTATTTTTCTGCAAATATAAGAAATGATCCCGGTTAAAAAAAATATTAAGGACAAATTGTTAGAAGCATTTAAACCCTTCCTTTTGCTATTTTAACCGCCCTATTTTGAAACCTGCGGTAAATTGCATATGTTTGATTAATAAATTATAAAGAGTGCCTATAAGTCAAATAAACGATGGATTACGGAATTATAGAGTTACCTCCGGAGCTTCTCCTTCGCCCTCGCCCTCCGCTGGAGCGGCCTCGCCTTCAGCTCCGCCTTCCTCTTTCTTAGGAGCAGCTTTTGCTTCTTTTTTCAAATAGCTTTCGTTTGTAGCTATTTGATCCGGAGTTAACCCAAGGAATCTTTGTATAAGATAATCATTATCAAAGTATGCTTTCTCTTCCTCTCCGACCTTAACTTTAAGCTCGCCTAAGCCTTTTATGAATTCGCTTCTCTTAGTAAAGTTGGTAAGTTGAACCATTTCTTCAAACTCACTTTCTCTGTGAAAATCCAATCCCAGATTTGCTTTAAAGCTTCTATCTCTTGACAACTCAGGAAAATCTAAGCACATTTGAATATAAAGGGGCTTGACAAGTATCTCCTGGAAAATAGATCTTAATCTTCTTAGGAATTTCTCAAACCTTATCTCGTCTCTTTCCAACTGATCTATACCTATCTGATAATTAACAGGACCAGCAGCCCTTGAAGCAAATCTAGCATAAGGTATTTTGGAATCCATTTTTAACTTGTTATAGAAATAAAGAACATTATCCATAACATTAAAATCCGGACCATTAGGATTTAATGATTCTATCTGAGGTGATTGACCATTCTGTTCAGGAAATAGATAGTTTTTATAAAACTGAACCTTAGGTCTTCCATTTACCGTTAATTCACCTGAAGCGTCATTAATGGTAATATCCTCCTTGTAGTTAGACATTAGCTGGCCTAAAGTCTGCATAGCTTTTTGAGGAGATTGGCTACCAGTAGGAATAATAAACTTCAATCTATAAGAAGCATTCATAACATTCCAGATGATTCTGGAATTCTCCATGATTCTTAGAATGTTGTAGGATCTAACGAGTCTTTCTATATAGCTAACCCTAGATACGCTATTACCCTTAGCATAAGAAATATAAATGATTTGCTCATTTGTTAGTTTCCTAGTCATTTGAGGATTTTTTGGATACTGAATCCAAAATTGTTGGTATTCATTTTCCCCTATCTTTTCAACAGCGGGTTGTAGAGAAGATGGATCAAGCTCTTTAAATCCGATTATCTCTTTTCCTTTGTTGTCATAGATAATCTCAAATGCGAGAAATCCGTCAATTAAAAATTGTTTGAAATACTGCCAAGCAAGTACGGAATTTTGGAACCCAAATATATTGTACAGCCTATTATAATGTAGAGATATCTTATTTAATACCTTCTCCTTTAGATCTAAATTAAGGAAAGAAGGATTAGCAAAATAATTTCTATCGTCATAAGTGATAGATTCGTCTGTAATCGTATCAATAATAAATTCAATTTCTCCATTTAGTGAAAATTTTCTTAAGAAGTTTCTTTTTTCTACATAGTCCTTATCGAAGTATGCGATGTATTTTCTTACCTTGGTATCCTGGTAAGAAGCTGTCCAGTAAAAAGCGTCATCCTGGGTAAATCCAGTTCCTTGCTGATTAAAGAAATAACTTTCTGTTTTACCTACGGCCTGAGAATTTCTAACGACCATGTCATCATACTGCATACCGAACTTGGATACTTTACCAAGGCTTCTCAGTATGTTACCTAAAGCTGACTCGTTAGGTCTTAAAAAATCTAAAAATCCTGCCATCTCTTATTTTTATAGTGTTACTTCTGGTGCTTCCCCTTCTTTTTCTTCCCCGCCTTCTTCCCCGCCTTCTTTCTTCTCTGCTTTTTCCTTCTCCTTAGCTTTTCTCTCCATGGCTTCCTTATTTGCTATTATATCCTGTCTGGACATACCAAGGAAAGTCTCAATAAGGAAAGCGGTAGAGAAATATGGCTTCTCTTCGTCTCCGAGTAATCCTGTCATAGCAGTAACGGATTCTTTCCTTTTATTAATAATATCCATCTCCTGATTGATCTTAAATGGATTATCAGAGAAATAATCTAGTCCCAATTGGCTCTTAAATAAGAAGTCCTTCTCCAGGTTAGGATATTTTTTAGCCATTTGAATCCAAAGTGGCTTTGTTAATATCTCCTGGAAAATTGATCTAAGTCTTTCTACAAACTTAGCAAATCTTATTTCTTCCTTATCTAATCCTTCCGCTCCGTTTGAATATGGAGAAGTGTTTCCACCGTCTGGAGTGTGAAACCTTGAAGGCGGAACTTTAGATTCTTGCACGAACTTATCAAAGAAGTAAGACAAAGGTGCAGGATCATTTAGATTAGGTCCCTCAGTGGTAACAGGTTCTATGGTAGGCGTACCATTAACACCAGAGGGCATAAGATAGTTTTTATAAAACTGGATCTTAGGTTTACCGTCAATTAGTAATTCCCCGCTCTCATCATTAAGCTGGACATCCTCCTTATAGATACTCATAAGTTCACCCAAGGTTTGCATACCCTTTTGAGGTGATTTAGTACCGATAGGAACTGTCATCTTTAATCTAAAAGATGAATTCATAACAGACCAGATAACTCTAGTGTATTCTATAATTCTCAGAATGTTATACGGTCTAATTAGCCTCTCGATATAACTTACCCTAGAGATTGCATTTCCTTTAGCATAAGAAATATAGATTATCTGCGGATCGTAAAGTATTCTTCTCCTTTTCGGGTCTTGTGGGAATTGGGTCCAGGTATTAACAAAAGTTCCGTCTACCTGTTTCTCTACACTCGGTATTATAGTAACAGGATCCAATTCTTTAAATCCTATGATATATTTACCCTCGTTATCGTAGATTATCTCAAAGCATAAAAATCCGTCAACTAAAAATTGTCTAAAGTACTGCCATCCAGTAATGTCGTCGGTAAATCCCCAGATGTCATAAAGCTTTTTATAATTCTCATAAAGATCCTCTTTTAGCTTTTCATTTATGTCTGAAAGATCTATGAAATCCGGGTATGCAAAGAAATTAGCGGGATCGTAAGAAATGGCTTCGTCACATATCGTATCTAGAACCCATTCTATCTCGGGATTAAGCGAGAATTTTCTTAGATAATCCCTTTTGCCCTTATAGTCTTTATCGAAATATGAAATGAACTGCTTTGTTGTGATATCCTGCTTTGCTAAGGTCCAAAGCATGCTTTCGTCCTCTACATTAGCTTTGTTCTTATTTAAAAAAGCAGCCTCAGTAACACCAACAGCTTGTGAATTTCTGATGACCATGTCATCATACTTCATACCAAAAGTACTCAGTTTCCTCACTGATTCCCTGATCCTCTGTATAACAGGGGATTGAGATGGATCATTATTGTCTACAAAACCGGCCATTTAGTATGTTTTAGTTATTCTACTATCAAAACTTAAATTAATTTCGATTGGTATTCCTTATATATCCCCTGCAGATCTAAGCCCTCTACATCGCCCCTTCTCAGATAAGGTAATTTATACCAGTCTTCTAAGTCCAAAACATGTATTTCTCTGATGAACCTTGTCTTGAATCCAAACAGAGAAAACTCATATCCGGTATTAGCAAGCATATTCTTAAGATTGATATTAGTTAAAGGCAAGGGAGATATAGCTCCACCTTTTGTATAGTAATTCTGATTTTTTTCTATCATGGAAGAAAAGTTATCATAAACCTTTCCCACTATTTTCATTCTATACTCCGGAGGTGTTACGACAAGATCGATACCTCTTAATATCACACCATTTTCCGGTGTCGGGTAAGAATCTGTGCATAATACTATAGGATTTCTGTCTATAAACTTTCTCTTATCTGACAACTCGCTGTCAGTGGGATAGGGAAAGGCATATATTTCTCCGGGTATAAAAGGAGGGGAAAAACTCTTCTCCGAATTTCCTCCGGAGAAATATTTCTCGGAAAACACATCATCAGTATTCTTTACTAGCTCTGCAATACTGTTGAATTCTTTCTTGTATTGTAATACAGATTCTGAATATTTCATTTACTTTTAAATAGGAATTTTTCATCGACCACACCGAATCTAAATCCTCTTTTCCCAGCCCATTCTTTAGCTGCTTTGAATTTTGCTTGGTTCGTTATCCAAACCTGCATGTTGTGATTATATGATTTTAGCTTAGCAAGGGTCATAGTACCCTCATAAATGGGCTTTTGAGTCTGCCTCTCCGGCTTGATCTCTATTATCCACTGTTGTTCTTCGCCAGACTCTTTTAGAACTTTTATATAAAAATCTACATTGTAATCATGTTCCTTTTTGTCCAGAGGATTGATGTACTTGATAGCTATAGGTTCAGAACTCCATTTCATTATGGATTCATTAGTATCGCAATAAACACAGAATCGATATTCCCAGGAAGATCTGTATATTATGTTGTGGATATCTCCAATATACTTATCTGGGTTAGAGGGTTCAAATTTTCCGGATTTGTAATCCCCATTAGGTTTTACTTTTTTTATATCCGTCATGATAACTTTTATACGTTATACGAATTATCGTCACCTGTTATGTAGCTGAATGGGATAGTTTTAGGACTTTTTGGTGGGTGTAATTTTTTCCATCCCTTTGCAAATCCATTCTTTGCTATCTGGGTAAAGTAAGCAAAGGGATTGTTGGATTTTTCTGGATTGAATCTATCCCAATATTTACAAAGATCTTCCATAGCAAAAGCCATGCAATCCTCTTTGTCCTCTGGATCTTTATAGGCCATTTTTTTGGATATACCCTGGATCATTAGGGTAAACATTCTTATAGTCTCAGGGGTAAGTTTACCCGCTTTTTTCGATTCTATAACAGCGACGATAAGATCACTATTTCTAACATAGTCTTTTGCCATTAATTCTTTATTATTTTGAAGGTTGGTCATTTCTTTCTAGTCGAAAAAAATAGAAATATTTCAAAAAAAAGAGAACGTAGCTTAACTACGTTCTCAGTTATTTTTTTATATTATTTAGAGTCTTCCTTAGAATCAGATTCTTCCTCTTGTTCCTCTTGTTCCTTACCTGTTGGTGCCTTGCTTAATTTACCTGCAGACGAATCAACAAATTCTTTTCCTGGAGTCTTCTGACTATCAAATTTCGGAGCGAAATAGAAGTTACGACTTAGTTTTTTTTTAAATCGTCAGATTCGTCTAGGTTGTAACCCATCTCATCATTTACTTCGAAATCTATATCACCTTCTGATCCTGGGGCTTCCGCTAAATTCATGAATTTATCTAAAGATGTTACATGTTTTGTCTCCTTAGCAGCTTTACCTTTTTCCGGTGCTTCTACTAAATTAGCATCTACTCCTTCTCTAAGATTGTATCCGATTTCTTTGTTCTTACCATCTGCGTCTTTACCCTCAAATTCAGTTTTATCCTTAGTTTCTGGACCTTCAGCTAAATCATCTTCGCCTTCCACTTTACCTTTTTCTTTCTTATTGTTTCCTGGTGCTTTAGCCATAGCATCTGCTTTAGCCTTAGCTTCGTTAACTGTAAGATTGTAACCGTGCATATGATCGAGTTCCATCTCGATTTCGTCTCCTTCTCCCTTAGGTGCTTTAGTGAATCCGTGTCCGTCAGAGAAAGTTTTTAATAAAGCTTTTTGCTCCTCTAAGCTTAAACCAGATTTTTCAAGGGTTCTAGAGATTTCTGACTCTTTAACTTCTCCGCCTTCTTCCTCTTCTCCTTTATCATCAGAATTCTTTTCTGCTGCTTGGCTTAAAGCTTCTTCTAGATCAGAGATTTCATTAACTAGGAAATCTGAAGTTTTACCGGTATCCAAAAGAACTGTATATCTTCCTGATGAAGCATCTACTGAAATGATCTTTCCAGTTTCGCCAGATTCTTTAACTTTGATATAGTCACCAATATTGAATTTCTCATCTTCAGACAATGTTTCATATTCTGGTGAATCCTCGATCTTACTTAATTCAATATTGATCTGATTCCATTTTTCTCTTAATACTGAAAGTTCGTTATTAAGTAAAGCGTGAGCGGATTTCATTTCCTTTGAAGAAGCATATAAAGGATTGTTTTCCATTAGACCCTCAACCTTATTGATTTGATCTTCTATTCTAGAAATGTTCTCTAGTACTTTAGTTCTGTCATTAATCATGATAGACTTAAGTTTTTGCTCACCTTCTAAGAATTCAGTTAAACCTTCAGAGATATCATATCTCAAATAATCCTTAACCATTTTAACCGCTTGAGATCCGTTTACTTTATAAACTGAATTCTCTCTCATACCTTCGTTGATTCTTTGAAGGTAAATTTCGCTGTTCCATTTAATAAGGTTAACTGAAACTCCTTCGTAGATATTAGAAGTTATATTTTTAGCAAAGTCTAACTCAACGATGTTAGAGAAGTTTACGTAAAGATTGATGATATCACCAACTACTTGAGATTCATTAACTGCAAAGTGTGAAGCAGATTCTAAGCCTAATACTTTAGCCAATTCTCCTACGCTTCTGAAGTTTAGTTTAGATTTACCTAAGTAAACTGAAACACCTTCATTTTCTTCTACCAAGCTAACATATTTCTTTCCTAATTGGATTAAGATTCCGTTTTCGTTGATCTTAACATAAGGTCTAAGAGCAGAGTTAACCAAACTGATATAATCAGCTGGTACAGATCCAACTTCTTTTGTGCTTAATTTTCTTAGTGATTCTCCCTGAGCTTCAAATAAGCTATTTCCGATAGCAAAGATAGTTTTATCTCCCTCGATTAAGATTGGTGAGTAGATTCTTCCCACTTTTGATTCTCCTTGAGCATTAACAGGGATTTCCAATTTTCTAGAATCTGATGCCTCGTTAACATTTAAGTAATTGATTAAATTTCTAACAACTGGATTAAAAGACCATTTTGAGATTTCTTTAGAAAGTAAACCTGAAGATTTGCTTTCAGAAATTAGCCAGTTGCTTAATGATTCACTAAGCTCAGAATAGAAACTGTTGTTTCCACTTTGTTTAATAGATTCTAAAACTTTAGAAACTTCTATTTCTCTCGAGAATTTATTAATCTTCTCTTTAAGATTTTCGATGATAGGTAAAACCGTAACGTCCCATTTGAAAGATTCTAATTCAGCAACGAAGTTGTGAATAACTGAAAATTCTGGTACGCTCTTATTTGCAATGATATTTGCATACTGCTCACAAACGATTTTAACCTTAGGGTATTCGTAAATAGAAAGGCCTTTGATTTTTCCGATTGATTCAAGAACTCCTAAGTTTCTAAGTCCCTGAGCTTCAACGAAAGATCTTGTGCTATCGTCGTTTGTTTCTAAGTTATTTAGGCTCTCTAAAAGAGATTTGCTAGTTTCTTCTTTCTTTTCGTTTCCGATATAAGAACCAGAATTATTTAAAGAAGCATTGCCTCTTAAACCTCCCCAAGATTCCATTAAAGCTGAAGCTCTCTTTTTAGATTCCTCCATTTGCTCATTTTTTATAGAATCCCAGTGGCTTTTCATTTCTGGTGTTGCTTCTGCTGAAGCTTGCTCGTTAAGAGCGGCAAGAACCTGTGATTCGGTCATCTCAGAGGATCCGCTAAGATAACTCTCGCAAATTTGTCTAACCTCTGGTGATTTTGTTAGTTCTTTCAGTTTTTTAACTTGGTTTATAAAATCCATGGTCTTTTGTTTTTTTAATCTTTTTATATATCCATGCTATGGACAAAAACTTTTTACTATATATTTAATCTGTGCCCCTATTTTATCACTTGCAGACTAAGATTTCTAATTTAACGTCTATATCTGTGTGTGGGTTACAGAAAACTATTCCTCCTAAATTTGAATATACCCCGGGTTTAGATAGTAGCCATCCTTCATAGATAGAGTCGCTCGCCGATATGCTTTTGCCTGAGAGTACCGTAAGTTCCCCCATATAATAGGTATCATTCAAATATGTCCACTGGATATATTTTCTAGACTCGACTGTGGTTGAGGGGTAAACCGCCTTAACTGCTATAAAAGAAACATACCCTAGGTTGTCCCCTATATCGGTTTGACTTAACAAATAACACTTACCTGCCTTTAGCATTACCCTACTCTTACTGAAAGAAACTGATTCCTCCAGAAGATCGTCCATCTCAAGATATATCGGAAGTTTATTGGTGTTGCCCTCGTCAAGAACTAAATTTCCTCTATAGAATCTGAATCCTGTTCCTTCGTCATACGGACATGTTATCGGTCTAGTTGCCATTTTATTAATTAGCTGTTATTATAGTCAATTTTACGACCCTGTTAGTTGGATTGGTGAAAGAAATACCACCCGCTCCCACATCAGCCGGTCCAGTATGTCCGTAGGTTGAAAATGGATCCATATCCCATCCTCTCCAGTTAGTGCCTGCCTTAACTGCACCCGTTAGGATCATTAGTTTGCCCATTGTATTTCTTCCGCCGTTTTTATAGTCCCAGAAAAGCAGTCTTTCATCAGAATCCGCTTCAGGCAGATAGTAAGCTCTAGCAACTATCATCGATGCTTCTCCCGAGGTTCCTTCTAAACCCCCAGTGTCTATATTAACACTGTTTTGTGGACCTATTTCAAAGGTTTGCTTTTGGAAATCAGAAAAACTTTGGAGTGGATGAAAAAAGTCAGCAACATTAAGATAATCAAGGGTGTTGGCTTTCTGCGTTACAACAAAAGACTCCTTTATAAATTTAAGTTCAGGCTTCTCGTTAAACTCTTTAAATGTAGCATCTATTCTAGGTAAATTTGCTCTAGTTATTGCTATATTGGTATAGACAGTATCGAATCCACCGGTTGCCCCTGCCATCGGATTAAGAGCATATCCTGCTGATCCTGCTGACAAAGAGTCAGGGCCACTTGAAAGTGCCGATCCCCCGTCAAAATTATATGTTGTTGTATTTTGGTCTGACACTCCTTGTTAGCTTATTTTCATTGGGTCGACATGAACTGATGTCTCATATCTTCCTGTATTTATCGACTCCATAGCTTCTGGTCTAGGTAAAGGCTCTGAACCCACGTTTGAGTCTATAATCGGATCAAGAGAGGTTTGCTCCTCTACCGTATCCACGATTTCTTCCGTAGCTGGTTCTTCTTTTTCTTCTGCGGTAACTAATTCCTCCTCTGTGGGTTTAATGTAATCTACTAGGGATTTTATAAACCCTAATGCAACAACCGGAAGGATTGCTCCACTTACTATAGAAAGAACCCTCTTTTGATAGATTAAATCTTCTTCAGTAAGGCCGAATAACTCTATCCATCCCTGAAAATCTCTCAGGTGGGTGTATGCGTAATAGGTGTTACCCATAGCTTGCATGAGTGTCAATATTATAAAAAGACCCCAAACTATGCCCTTATTCATCTTATCCAAAGTTATAAGGGAAGCAAGGGAAGCTGCGGCACCAACCTCAAAAGCAACAGCTAAACTTATAGCTAACCAATCTGGATTGGATAGCTTAAAGAAATCTATTACGTGTATGGTAGAAATTACCGAAACAAGCAAATATAGAGTAACGAACGTACCTATTATAAAATAACTCGTCGTTTTCTTTCCCATTATTTAGAATTTTCTAATTTTTTAATCTCTAGATCAATCTGTGACTGACGGTTAACGTCCATAATTTTTCTGTCAGTGGATTGGATCATTCTTTTTTCTGCTTTTAATCCCTCTATTTCCATAATCTTCTGAACTTCTTTCTTTGTGCAAATAGAATCTATGTAAGCGCTTTGTATTTTGGACTGCTTCTCCATTCTGTCTATATCTCTGTTAACACCACATTGTCTTAATAGAATCATAAGGACTAGAACTAGGGTTATTGCCCAAGAATATTCTTTGATTTTTTCTAATGTTTTCATATAGCTGTTTTTTTTAGTTTCTTTATATATCCACAATCAAACTCAACAAAAAAACCGGATTCTTTCAAGGAACCCGGTTTTATTTATGGTATGTTATATTTTTAGCCTAGTGAAACCCCCTGCATAGCAGCTGCTAGCTGTTTTTCAAGATCTTTGATCTCTGCAACGTCTTTCTTAGCATCTCCTAATGCTTGGTCGAAAGGCTTATATAAGCTAATAAAAGTCTCAGCGCTAGCTAAGCCTTTACCTTTACCTTTAGAGATAAAGTAGTGACTTGCTTCAAGGGGTAAAGCTGGCATATAAACAACACCACTTTTAACTCCTTCTTTTTTGATTTTTTGAATCTGCTTATTAACTTCTTTCACACCCAAAGCTTCTGTAGCATTCCATTCAGCTTCGTTAACCATGAAGTACTCGTAGCTATTTAAAAGCTCATCATTAAGAGAAACCGCATAAACCTTAGTTTGGATTTCATCCTTCTTAGCTTTGATCTGGATTTCTAAAGAATCAACAAGATCCTTATCTATAGAAAGACCTGACTCTTGGTTCAATGTATCAAAGTCGATAGCTGATGATGCTCCAGGACCACTTTGTAGATCTAGTGAAATTTTTTCGGAATTTTTCTTTGCCATATTATTTTTTATATTTATTTTTTTTAGTTACCCTTTCTCGAAATGTTTCTAATCTATAGAAAAAATATCGAAATCTGCTCTATTGTCATTTAGATATGCTCTTAACGGCTCACGCAAATCTTTCGTCCTATACAGCTTAGCTGGACCTTCTGGACCCAAGTGACATAAAAATCCATCGTGGGTTTGTATGTTAGCTTCCTCCTCTAAGATTAATCTGTATAGTGAAATCTGTATAGAATACTCGTTGTGGCTATTTTCATAAAGATGTGAGAATGGCCTAAGCAATTTTTTATATCTTCCCTTAGGGTGATCATCGTGTTTAAAATCGCCATTAGTCTTCCAGTCGCCTATTATAAGAAATGGCATGTCTAGATCATCGGCCCAGAAAAGAAATGGCTGATCTATCGTTCCCGCCAATCTCCATTTTCTTGAAAATATCTTTAGCTCCGATTTAAGGGGAAGCAATACACTTAACCTCTTATCATAGATCTCCATAAATTTATCGACTCTTTCTCTCAGAACTTCGTCCTCTGGAACTGCCGGTGCATTTCCACTCCAGAAATCTTCTATCCACTTATGTACTTTAGTACCTAAACTATTAGCTACATCGGCCTTTCCCTGCCACTCATTCAGAACAACCGAAACGTCCACGCCCCTTTCTTCAGCTTTCCTTTTGGACCAATATTCACGGTCAAAGGGAACTTTAAATGTTTTAAGGAAAGTTGTTACCGAATCGAACTTAGCCGAATTGTATCTATATACATGGGAGGGTTCGTCGAATGAGAAATTCCTGTCATTGAATACCTCGAGCTTCTTCTCTATCTCTTTCTTAGCACTTATCAGTCTAGGATCCATTAAAACAAATTAATTAGGTAACTTCTATTAACTATAGCGAATATAATTAAGCCTATTTCTAAGATGAATCGGAATATCCAAATCCAGCTTAATTCTCTGAAAACGTATTGATAAACCACAAGATAAGATTCCTCGTTGGTTCCTTTTACCGGTTCTATGCCTAGAGTTATTATCTCTTCCAAATTAAGAGACTTCAGGTACTCATTTGTTGATTTGAGCTCGTTCATCACAAACGAAGGTCTAGACTCTTTAGGAAGGTCCGCAGAAAAGATAACTTCAGGGGGAAGATTTACGACAGTATAAATCCTACCGAACCAATCTGCTCTTAGATTTTTTCTAGCCCATAGTGGGGAGTTCTTAGATTCGTTCTCCACTATTTTAAGGTAATCACGATATATTTTAATATCCTTCCAAACCTTGAAAAATTTTAATATAGCTAACCACATATTATTCTTTATTTTTTATACCTAGATTTCTGGTTAATGTTTCCCGTCCATCTTTTTTCTGATTCTCCCTCTAGCTCTTCTAATCCTTGTTGCGATTGATCTTTTCTTAATTCCGTACTTTTCGGCAATATCCTTGTACTTCATACCATTGATTTCCCGATCTATCATGATATCACGGTAAGTTTCAGGTAATGATCTAATCTCGTCTAGCACCGATTCGTATACAGAGTCAATTGTATTTTCTTCACTAAAAAATCCGTAAGCCGGATCGTCTTCAATGGTATAAAACCCTCCCAGATCACCTATGGTATTTTTGGACGAAAGATACTCTAAATCAAGATCCTCGTGATTGATCAGTCTTTTTCTAGACTTCATTAAAAGCAGGGATTCGTTTCTGGCTATGTTATAGCACCATGTGGAAAAGTTACCCCTTTCCATATCGTACTGATCTATCTTAAGCCATATCTTAGACATGGTGTTAAGAAATGCGTCTTCCGCTAGTTCAGGATCTTTCAGAATCAGAAAACAATGGTTGGATACACCAGGTTTTAAACGATTAAATAAGTCTCCGAATGATTTGTCTGTTTTTGTTAGAATAAAGTCTTCTGCTAGTTTTTGGATGTTGGTCTCTTTTTGCATTTGTTAAATTTGGTCAAATTGGTTAATTCTGTATAATTCAATCCCAGCCTCTATCAGAAAAGGAAGGGATTCAGGTTTTCTGTAAACACCCGAAAAAACTACTCTTTTTATCCCGGATTGTATGATCAGTTTTGAGCATTCAAAACACGGGGATAATGTAACGTATAAAGTAGAGCCATCTGAGCTCTGTGTACTTTTTGCTAGTTTGGTTATCGCATTTGCTTCAGCATGGAGAACATACGGAAGTGTCACCATATTTTCATCCTCGCAGATATTGGGAAATCCCGTTGGAGAACCATTATAACCGTCGGAGATTATCGATTTGCCTTTTACCATTAGGCATCCAACCTGCATTCTTTTACAATGCGAGTTTTTTCCCCAGGTTTTAGCCATCTGTAAGTAGATAAAGTCGTTTTTCATTGCCTTTGAATTTTCCCAATACAAAGGACTTTCCTTCATGATATCGGAGTGATCCCACGATATGTCAAACGAGCTTCCAGTTTTTTTGACGCTCCAGTTATTGATGTTTAAAAAATCAGGATTTAAAAAATCAAAATCAGAGGAAACAATTTCTCGGCCCGAATAATTCAATAGGGTAGATAACTCCATTAGTTTATAATTTCTACAAACATAAGAAATAGAATCGAGGAAAAAAAATATTTTTTGATAAATTTTTAGATCCTTCTAGAATCAGGTCTAAATGGAGATTCTATGGGGGAAACGGTTAATGTGCCTTCTAGTATAGAAGCTATCCTAGTGAGGGCATTCTTTATATCCTGAACATCCTTAGAAGTTCCGAGTTCGGAAGTGCTTTCTCCCTTTGATTCAGATTTTTTAGAAGATTCAGATTTAGGTGTTTCCTTGGGTGTAGATTCGGAGCTGGTAGCCTTCGGAGAAGATTTACTCTCCGGTGCTTCCTTACTTTCAGCCTTGGATTCATTTTTAGCAGTCGGTGCAAGCTTTTTAACATCGCTAACCAATGAAGGGGTTTTAGCGGTCCCTTTAGAAAGCTCCGTTTTATTCTCAGCAGATTTAGGTTCACTCTCTTTCCCTTTATTGCCTATTGACTTTTTAAGAGCTCCAAGCCCTTTCTTAGCCAGAGGACTAGCAATACCAAGTTTATCAGTAGCCGCACCAGCTGCTGAAAATAAAGCTCCCTCTGCACTCTTTCCCACTTTGGAAAGCAAAGATGGCTTTTTATTCTCCTGCTTAGAATTATCATTATTCACCTCCTCCGTTTTATTACCAAAAATAGGTTCTTTGGCTGCTAAGCTTTCTAAGCTTTCAACCTTCTCCGGCTGTTTCTCCTTCTTCGATTTTGAGAATAGTCCCTTCTTTTCTTTCTTTACTTCGGTAGGATTTACAACTTCCTCTGATTTTTTAAGATCCTCCGCTTGCTGTTTAACTTCAGAAACAGATTCCTCTGGTTTTTTTGCCTCGCCTTTTGTTAGCGATTGGGTTGCTAGAAGTTTAGCTTTAGATATTGTCAGTATGTTATAGTAATCATTATCCTTAGTTACGTTCTTTAATATCTCGTCCCACAGTTTATCTCTTTTTTGTAAGTCTTCTCCGCTCAATTTATTTTTATTAGCAAGAGTTGCAGACTCAGCATCTATCTTAGAAACTTCTTCATCGATTCCATCTCTACCCGCTTCCATTAGAGAATCAATAGTTTCCATCATGGAATCCATAGATTTTCTAGTCTCATCGTCCTTAGCATCATCCCCTAGCTTTGAGTATTTGTCTGACAGTCTTCTCAGATTCATAATCATTCCATCGGAATCTATTAATCCAGGATTACCCGAATTACCGAAAAAATCTAAACTATCATTCTTGCTGTTTTTCAAAATGGAACTGAACTCTGGAACTTTTTTTAGCCCCTCCATTAAGTCCTTAATATTAATTGGTATAACACCTGCACCTTTAGGAAGCTTAACCACCTCCGGTCCGTTCTCGCCAACCAGGTATTTTCCTTCTTTCTGAGCAACCCCGCCTTCCTGAAATGCCTTAATTATTCCTTTTAATCCACCTGCAATATTAGTAAAATCTTTGTTTGATCCATCACCACCAGAGTTCTTTGATATCCCTGCTATTTTACTCATTAGAGGTCCACCCTCTCCTAGAAGCTTACTTATAACTTTGGTTAGGTCCTTTATTGCACCTTCGTTCTTCTCCCCTTCCTTAGGATTAGCCGTAGCACCCTTATTAGGGGCCGTAGCTGATTCTTTTTCTTTTTTATCAGATTTCTCTGTTGCAGAAAAAAGAGACTCCGTAGCGGATGTATTTTTCTTAATAGACTCGGATAGTGAATTGATATTCCTACCCAAATCCGCTATTTGTGAAAATAATTTCTGATTAGGATCTGCCATTTAGTTTGGATATTATGTCTATATATTTCAATAAGATTACTTACTGAAACTAAACACCTCTTTAATTCCTCCCTCTGCTTTAGCCTGAGCATTATCCTGTTCTATGACCTCGTTAAGTTTATCGATCCAGATTTGATATTCATAGAAGGGTATACTTTCTATCCACTCCGGATCTAGACCGTGTTCCTTCCACAATCTAAACTTAATATCAAAGAAGTTCTCTAAAGATATCTGAAATAAGGAAAAGAGATCTGATCCCGTTGGGAAAGGTGATCTTCGCGGTGACCTCCTCATCACCGCAAACTGGGCATTTTTGTTTAGCGTCTAACATTGTGCCCATTTTGATTCTTTCTGAAAGTTCAAAATATAAGCTAAATTCTTCTTTGGTCCAGTAATCACTTTCCCTCATTTTCATGAGGATTTTTTCGTAACTTAGATCCCTCCAGTCATTAAAGAGAAATGGTGCTATGGCTAAAAAACCCTCGTCGATTTCAACTTTCTTTCTGGAGCATTCAGTCACAAAAGAAGTTATTTCCTGGGTTACTCCAATGCTAGGTATAAATAGTTCTATAACCTTCTCTATTTTCTTTATGTTAAAGACAAAGCTTCTAGTTTCTGGATTATAGTATTTAGATACCTGTTCGTCTAGCTCATACGAACTCAAAGCACCAGTTCTTAATTCTATGCCATCATTAAAGGGGCAGTCCATTGTCTGTTTACAAGTCTTTTGTGGTTTCAGTATTATAGAATTCTCACCCTTAACAAAGGTAAGATCTCGAATAGCCATAATTATAAAGAATCTGTCTTCTTGTTTAAGATCCTTATAAGAAACCACACCTTCACCAGGAAACTCCATTCTAGAGCATCTATCAATTATATGAGTTAGTTTTTCTTCAATGTCCAATTTATCATCTTCGTCAATGGTAGAGAAGTGCCTTATCTCTCTAACCTCCGCTGCTCGTATGGCTATTTTTGTGCCCTCAGGATAAAAGTCTCCCTTGGAAGGTAAGATGTCAACCGGAATATTTTTCCATCCCATTTCAAAAGAAAGCGGTCTACTAGAAGCCTGTGACTTACCTAAGGAAGATATCGGTTTATCCTGAGGTGCAGTTTCTCTTACTTCCCTTACTTCTCTTACCTCCCTTATTACGGGTTGCTCGAATTTAGTTTCTGGAGGAGTAACAGGATTTTCGGGCTCTCTTTGTGTAACTGGTTCCCTAACAGGATCATCATATACTAATCCCCCTGCTATTTCTTTTCTTCTAAGTATTTCCTCTGGTGAAATATTATTATCCATGTATTTAATTTGTTTTTCTTATTATATAACAGAAAACAAAAAAGGAGACAAATTCCTTGTCTCCTTTCGATTATTATTGAAATTAATATTAGATGAATAAATCTTCCCAGTAATCACAGATCCAAGAAGCTGATACTGTGTAGATAGCAGGATTCTCGTAATCCAACTGCATATCGTTAATAGCTGTGCTCAAAAAGCAAGAAGGAATTCTGATTCTTCTGAAAACATCCCCTCTTTTGCTGAAAACCGAAATAACCATAGACCCAACATAATCACTCTTAATACCCATTGCTCCAGTTAAGGGGTTATAGATTAAATCGCTCCATTGTCTAAGTATCTTATAAACACTCATAGAGTTAGCATCATTTAGGTTGACTTCAAATTCCATAGTTAAAGTCATATCGGTTGTTGTAGGCTCGCCTGCAGCGTATCTTCTTTGAGCAAATTTGTACATTTGTTCAACGTTTCCGTTTGCTAAGATGTCTACAGTTAATCCAGCAATGGACTTAACCTGTTGAGTTAAAATAGACTCTCCTTTGAAAGTCGTGCTAGCATCTACTATACCCGAAGGTGGGTTGATCAAAACCTCGAATTGGTTAAGATAAACCGGTTCGTAGTTGTTTATCGCGGCTTTAGAGTTTGTAAAATGTGGTAAACCTGCCATTTATTTTTTGTGTTTTTTTATAAGAATAAATCCTCCCAGTAATCAACTGCCCATGTCATATCATCAATCTTGAATATATCAGTTGATGTGTAGTTAAGATTCATTTCATTTATGGCTTTAGTTGGATAACAATCTCTGCATGTTATTCTTCTGAAAACGTCCCCTTGTTTATTAAAAATCGAAACCACGATAGTACCAGTATAATCATTCTTAAGTCCCATCGCACCTGTTAAAGGATTGTAGATTAAGTCACTCCATTGTCTCAATGTTTTAAAAACATACATTGAGTTATCATCATTTAAGTTGACGGTAAAGCTTAAACTTAAATCCATATAAGTGTTATCGGGCTTAGCTCCAGCATAGTTCCTTTTAGCAAACTTATATTTTTGGGTAACCAATCCTGGGTTTTTGTCTAATGTAAGTCCACCAACCTTCGTAACGTGTTGTAGTAGGATCTCTCCGCCAGCAACAGCAGAAGGAGGTATAACGGTAACCTCGAACTGATTCAGGTAAACAGGTTCGAACTTGTTTATTGCTGATAATGAATTTTGATAATGTGATAATCCTGCCATATTCAGTTTATATTTATCTTAGTTGCCCAAAAGGCTCCAATTCGTATTATACGAATTGGATAAAGCCTCCTGCTGCAATACCTCCTGTTCTTGTAACAGTAATTCTGTTAATGAATTTCTGAATACCTCTAGCAGGTTCGATAATAACATCTATAACTCCCATGTTCATATCGATAATTGCTGGTGTATTATTAGAAGCATCCATAACAGTTTGGTAGTTGTAGATTCCACCACCTGCTCTTACTCCGTCCAAGTAGTTATCAACCAATGTCTTAATTTCAAGTCTGATAGAATCATCATTGAAATCAAATAAGTAGTTTGAAAGGATAGACTGTACGTCGCTTTCGATACTTATTAACAAGTCTCTTACGTGAACTAAGTTGAATGCAGAGTTAACTTGTTGGTAAGCTGTTTGGTTACCGAAGATTACCACTCCAACTCCTCTTCTCTTAATGATAGGATTAATTCCGAATGGTTCTAAGTTTGCTCTGTCCTCGTCAGTGAAGTCGTATTCTACTCCTACGATGTTACCACCTCCGCTTAAGATTCCTCTTTTCTGACCTGCGATGATTGCATAAGGTTCTCCTGTAGCGAATTTTCTAACAAAGTTATTAGATACCATAGCAGCTGGTGGAACGTTCACGTTTCTATTAGACTCTCTGATAGTGATATAAGGAGCATAGAATGCAGCGAATTTAGCACCTTCTGCTTCACTAGGTAAGCTAAATGTGTAAGAAGGATTTAATGATAAGTTACCTCCGTCTGCGATATAAGCAGTATTTAAACTTGGGTAAGGATTAGAAGCTGTAGGCGCATTAGTAAATCTAGGATCGGTGCTAGCTTGGAATTGAGCCATCGATGGAGCGTTTATAAGCGCAAGTGATTGCTGTCTAAGCATTGCTAATCTACTTAACTGGTATTTAGAGTTAGGTAAAATTTGTCCAGAGAATGTATCTACAATGTATCTGAAAGAAATAACGTCTTTAGAAGCTAATGTCTTAGCGATGTTAGTGTCGTACATAACATCAAGTATTTCAGAGACTCTAGCATCAGATCCGTTAGGTCTATGAGATTCTTTCATGGTGAATCCAGAAAGGTATGTGAAATCAAAAGATCTAGTGAACTGAGAGATTGATTTAAACTTCTGAACTCTTGATCCTGATCCATCACCAGAATAGTAAAGTACCGGTCTAGAACAGATAGCTTTGTAAGTTCCTGAAGTTGTTGTAGAAGCAACTGAAGTAATCTTAGCTAATCTGCTTTGTTGATTTCCTGTGGTAGGAACGCAGATGTCAAGGTCTGTACAAACTACCAAATCTCCAACGGATAGAGGAACGTTTCCGTTTGAATCCTCAACTACGTAGAATGAAGTGGTATCAATCTTCGTACAGTTAACAAATGAGTTAATTGAACCTTCCTGAGAAACTATGTCTATTTTCTGTGAAGTTACTGGTGTTCCGATGTTATCCGAAGCATAAGCAGTAGCAAATCCAGTTATGTTATTTATTGTGTTCCCTGCAAGTGATACGTTAGAGTGAGATCTTGTGTTAACATAGTTAAATTGATCCCTATCTACGGTAGATTCAAATGACAAGTACTGAAGACTTGTTCCTGCTGAGTTTAACCAAATTTGATCTCCGTCTGCCAACTCATTGTATTTAACATTTTGGAATAACGTAGAAGCATTATATCCTTGTAGTACGTTGGAAACTCCAAGAGGTGCGTTAGGTCCAGTTACACCGTTAGGGGTAACTTCACTAACGATATCCAAATAATCAGAGTTACCGAATTGGTAAGCGTTGCTATAGAAAGGCTTATTACTTCCAGAAGCACCCGTATTATATGAATTGATTGTATAAACAGGGGATACAGTAATACCTTGTGATCTGTAGAAAGAAGTATCTAGAGGGTGAGTAAAGAATATTCTAAGCTCACCTCCAACATCCTGTGTTCCGGTAACTTTAAGTTTAATCAGATCATGCAATGCAAATTGGTTGATTAAAGCTCCAGTAGCACCGGATATACCATTAACAACACCAACTATAAATTTCTGATCGTCCGAAGAATTAACAGTCAAGAAAGATTTTAATGCGTTCTTTTGAGAAGCATTTTGGAAATATCCTGCTGTTCCTCCTGTTCCTAAAGTCTGAAGATAGTGTAACCCTCCGTCATAAGCATTAGGATCGTATGCTGCAAATGATTGGTAAACAACACCTGCAGTTGTACCAGCATCAAGGGTAAATAGTGTACCTACTTTAGTACCGTTTGCTGGACCGCTTAAACCAGTAGGTCCGATAAATGCAGTTGCTCCTGAACCGGTAACCCCAACCACGTTTTGTGTATAAAGGTAATCTGCAACTAAAGCCTGGTCGTAGCTTAAGAAATTAATCCTAGGATTAGCTAAATCTCTATCTCCAGTTAATTCGTCAATAAGGTGGTTACCCACTAAATCGATTGTATATGGATTAGCACAGATGTCGTCGAATGCTTGTTCATCTATAGCACAGAATAATCCTGTCGCTGGAGAGTTAGCATTTACTAAAGTCTGAATGTATTGATTAACCCCGTTAAGATCCACGAAGTCAGGGATAATACATCCAGTTACTGATGTAACGATGTTTACGTCCTGATCGCTAAGGAAAGCATCAATTTTGCTCTTAATGAATCCGTTATTGGTAAAGAACGCTGACCATTTAGGATCTAAAGCTAATGCTTGATAATCTGTCCAATCTCCAGAAACTGCTATAACGTCGATGAAATAATCAGACATATAGTCGTAAGGGTGCATGAACGTAGGCACATTATTAGCACCATACCAGTCTATAGCAAAGATATCATATCCCTTTAATGGCTTAGAAGAATCTGTAGATTTTCTAATGATAACACTCATAGGGGATTTACCTAAGTTGGTTAAGCTGAAAAGTTTTCCTGTATCCGATGTGCTTAGAGTAGCTAGGAAATAATTAGGATCTGCAAACCAGAATCTCTCTTTGTTATAATAAGATGAGTATAACTCAGAAGTTACAACACCATTATATTGTTCAGTGTCCAAAGAGTAAGCTCTATACGTAACTTCGTCCGGACTAGCGCTATCAACATCATCATTAAGTTTTAATAGATTCAATGCGAAAACAGGACCAGTGTTTAGACACGTTAGTATCGATCTATGGAAGAAAGATCCTTTATTTTCTAAGGATCTATCAATGTCTCCAAAAACAGAAATCATTGTCGTTGGATCTGGTATATAAACCGGAGTATTGAAAGGCCCCTTGTTAGAGAAGCCAACAACCAATCTAATCGTTTGAGATGTTAGTATGACACTTTGTGACGCGTCAAATTCAAGGGTATAAACCCCTGAGGCTTTAAACTGGGAATAGTCTATTTTAACCTTATTTGCCATTATTTTTTAAGATATTTTTTGCTTCTGTACTATATATCGAAATAGAAAGTAGAATATTAGATCCAGCATAGCTTTAAAGCAATTTATTAAAATCACCATAGCTTCTGCCATCCTTAGTTGAAGGACCTTTGTTTCCGTATCCGAATTCATCAGTTTCTCCTGGCATTCCCACCTCAAGTTTTGCAGATATCAGTTGCTTGTAATCGTTTTCTAACTCGTCAAACACATCACCTACCATCTGATTGAAATCATAACCGTCGAAAAGACCAGGTAAGTTCACTAAAGTCATAGCCACGTCATCGTGTCCGGTTTGACTGGAATATGTTCCCCTGTTATTTAGTCCGAATGTAAAAAGCTCCGGGATGGTCCATTTTTTATCATTTACGAGGATCTTCCCCTCTCTTATAAGACTTCTGAGAAGTTCGCAATACTTCATCTTATTCTTTTCGTTGTACTTGATGCCAGGTTTTAAAACTCTTGCGGATTCAGAATGCTTAGTAAACAAGAACATCTCGTCATAATAGTCATCGTCCGTCATCAACTTTTCGTATAGAAGCTCCCCTTTAAAGTTCATTTCTATAGCTAGCTTAACCCTATCGATGCCAACAACTTTTATTAATCCCCTTAATAATTTAACAAGTTCCTCAAGTTTTATCTCGTTATCTCTGAAAACACCTACCTGAACCAGACCGAAAAAATCGGATTCGTCTTCATATTCCTGTATAGATTCTATCATTTTCTTAGGAAGTGGAGTAACTTTGAAGATATTAACAACGGTGAAATCACCTTTTACACCAGCACTTATATCAATAGAGAAAACGAATTTTTTTCCAGGTGAATTTGCATTATCGATGTTAAATTTAGGATGCCATAGAAGATTCTCATAATTTAAGGACTCTTCATAATGTAAGCAATCTATCTCCTTCCATTCATATTCAACCTCGTTTGTTTTGATCTTCTTTAATTCATTTGACCCGAGAAGCAAGGAAGAAGAGCTTAAAAACTGGTTACCGTATTCCTGATTAAAAAGTTCTTCGCTACCTAAGTTCCCAATCTCTTTTTGTTTCCATGCCTCATCTCTTCCGGGAACCTGCCACCAATCTACTCTGATTGGATTGAAGCTATTCTCTCCCATTAGAGCCCCCTGGTATATCTCATAAAACTTATTCATCCCATTAGGGGTGGAAGTGATTATGATTCTGGAGACCTTTGACGATGATACGGTTGGGTAAGTTGATCTAAAAAAGGCTTCTATAAAGTTTGGATTAATGTGAGCAAACTCATCCATGTATAAGAAGTGTATAGTAAAACCGATACCGGATGTTTTAGTTGTGGTCTTAGCTAAGATTCTACATCCGTTGTCAAACCTCATGGACATCACGTTATTTACAACCATACCAGGTTTAAGGAAGAACGGAAGTCCCTTGATGATTGCTTTGATCTTGTCCATTAGCTCTTCTGCGGTATCGCCCACGTTAGCCAAAATCATCGCATTTTTATCGTGATTGAATAACAGATACCAAACAAGAATTACCGAAGAGGTAATAGATTTACCAACCTGTCTAGGTGCTAAAAATATATTAAATCTGTTGGCTTGGTACTCTCTAAGAACTGAGGTCTGATAATCTCTAAGCTTGATGTAGTTCAAACCCTCATCGGTCATAACCTGGCAATACTTAGCAAAATAAGTAACATCCTCCGCACACTTGCGCATTTCTAGGATTTCCTCCGGTGTATATTCCCAAAGAATATTTGCCCTTTTTAATTCGGGGTTGTTGTCATGGAATGGGTTGTCTACACTTTTATAGTCAAGCCCTTCCTCATCAACTCTTCTAAGAAGTTCATTTATTCTGGAGGTTGTCCAATAACTACTCTCCGTTTGTGAATCTTCTTTCTGTACTGCTTCTGAAAACATATTATTCTATTATATCGTCCTCAATGATAAAATCGGTTTGATCCTCATCATCACTTTGTGGACGGAGTTGGTCATCAATTAGTTTCTTGTCTCTGGCGTTAACAACCGCATTTGGGTTAACCTCTACTGGTTTAACATCAACAATCTCGGTTCCCAAAATGTCCCTTAGACCTTCCATTATTCCTCTTGTACCTCTAGATCTTATTCCAGATCCGTCAGTATTTGAAGGATAGAAAGTATTAGTCTCCCCTTCTAGTCCTGTCTGCTGATCCATCATAACACCTCCGGAGTGCCTTTTCTCTTCCAGCTCTGTGTTGACTCTCTTGTAGCTCTGTTCCATTTTTTCCAGATAAGTCTGATAATCCTTAGGCATTTGCATTATTTGCGACTGTAGCTGTGCAAGAACTTCAAAAATTCTGGGGTGCATGTTCCCTAAATCTATTTCCTCGAGTAATTTAGTAATAGCATGTTGAGCTGATTTCATTTGAAACATCATCGCGGAGACGTTCATCGCATCAACTTTTTTCTTCAAATCTAGAAGCTCCACGTGCCCGTGAGCGCCCGGATCCACGTAAAATTTTGCAACAGAATCCATCAATGCCCTAGCTTCAGTGAGAGCACTAAGTTTTTCGTCTGCAAAATTCATTAGCTCTGAAGTCTTCAGTCTAGGTAAATCATCGGAATCTAGTGAAACTGAATCTAATGATTCCTCCATTATTATGGCATCAAGATTCTCTTTTATTTTCTCTTGAATTACCTTTTCCGGTTTCGGTTTTCTTCTTGGCATATTTTATCTATTTCTAGCGAACTTAGGTATGTTCAGCAATGGTTTAGCGTTATCAATTATATGTGCTAATTGAGCATCTCTTACGATGTTCTGGTTTAACACTGTTGATTGATTGTCAACATCAATCATGTTTTTAAATAATCTTATATTACTTAAATATATTGGTCCGGTAAATACTTTATAAGCATTATTTTCTGTTCCGTAGAAAGGACTATTCTTATCTGTATTTATGTTTGATGGGGCAGAGAATATTATAGGATCAGTGAACATCCTAACTTCTTCATGAACCTTATTCAATTTACTTGTCTGCTCGTTCGGATCAACTGGATCATAGCTTAATGCCCAGACGTTAGCTGCAATTTGTTTATAGATATTAGAAACATTAACAACAACTCCATACCAATCTCCATACTCAGGAGTAAATTGTAAAGGTGAATTTATTATGGTGTCATTTAATCTTATAACCAAACTTCCCTGTCCTAAGAAAGGATTGGTGTTTTCATCAATCACGCCAGAGTGAATAAGATCAATTCTTATTCCCTTCATGTCCTCGTTAGAATCAAGATAAAGACCGCTTATTAAATTTCTGTTTTGGGCTTTTTGTACTTTCCAAACTATAGTTCCTTGAGAGAATGTAGTGGAGTTGTTTTTAACAACAAATCTATATTCATCAATTACATTAAGAACTTCATAACCGCCTGAGTGTAATTTATCGCCCTTTACGGCAACATATCCTTCAGGATTTGAGGCGTAAGACTGCCATTTTTCTAATCTGTGTCTATTAGGGTATGTACTAAAGAACAAATAATCTGAATCATAGCTTTCTAGGGTTGCATTTAATATCGGATATCCGCGCTTCGTCATTTTGCTGTTGTCATAAAAATCTCTTAGACTAAACCAGCAAGTGTAAGCAAGCTCACCTCCAGTTTTAAGCTCGGGAAGCATTTTATATCTTATTGCATTTTTATATCTACTAGGATCATACTGGAATTCTGACACGTCAGCAAAAGCTTCAGATAGATCGTAATAGTTATTTAGAACTATAGTCCAGTTGTTGTTGAGATCATATTCTATAATAGGCAAGTCTTTGTAAACATAAGATCTGATAGGATCCTGAGACATTTGGGTTATCGTAGTTGCGTACTGCTGAGGCTTAGATGATTTTAATTCCTCCGCTTTAACTTCATCGCCAAATAGTTCTTGGGTTGTTACTGCTATACCTTCAAGTTCCTCCTTATAAGCAGGATCTTGGAAGTATGTGTTACTTCTAGGGCTGTATTTTTGAAGCTCTATTTTAAAATAAACAGGAGCGTTCATAAAATCTCTGAAAAGATAGGTTGAATTTATTTCATATATTCTATTGGTAATAGGGAAATATATGATATCTCTTTTCCTGGGCTGAGAGCCTTTACCAAATATACTTTCAAAATATCTTCGATCTATCTGGATCTCAAAAGGATTTTCAAATTGCAGTCCGAAAGGATCAAAGTTTATTTTATTATCAGGGAACTGGTTCTGAGGAACAAGAATCTTAATACATTTCTCCGCAACAACATTAAATAAAGTATATTCTCTCAATATGACATCCTTTCCTCTCCCCTGTGGTTGAACAGAATAGTAATTAGCTTCTAACCCAAACACTTTATTAACCATTTGGCTAAGATCCTGATATAGATTCAGAGCTCTGTTTACTGCATAAGGATTGAATGTGAAATTACAATCACTAAATATGATAGGTCTGACTGAAATTTCATTGGAACATATCGCTGCAGGTTTATAGATAACCACCTCTGGAGTATCAGCATACTCAAGATCTAAATCAAAATTAACGATAACTATACTCGGATCTATGGGTTCTTCCGTGTTGTATATGATTGTACCATCATCATTAACTAGGACTGATGTGAATCTAAATTCAGGATAGAATTTATTATTAGGATCAAGTGTTATTTCAAATAAGTCAGAAAATTCATTGGTTAGACCTCCTAATGCAGTTCCGACGTTTGTCCAAAGTGACCATGTTTTACCGTCGATGCTATACCTAAAATCTATAGCTATATCGTCAGCATTTAAAGAAGGTCCGTTATTATTGCTTCCACCAGTATCAATAATCCATCCCTTAAACTTAGTTACATACAGGAATGGGTTATCCCATGATAATATCCTGTAATTACCTATGTACGTGAAGTTTAAGGCACTATCAAGCTGCTCTATTCTAGTAGCATAGTAATCTGCTGTTGAGCAAGGCTTGTAGTAAGTATTGCCTTTTATTACGACCGTGTGATATCCCCCGCATCCGATCTGGATGGCTCTAGCTTCAGCAGCATCAGTGGTGGCAAAGAGATCGTCCACTGAAGAATCTTTGATCTTCGTAGTGTTATCGAGACCGTCGTGATATTTATACCGGGTATCAGTGAGATCGTATTGCTCTCCGCTACCGTTATAAACTGGGGTTCCTTCTTTGGGAAACTTGTCCTCTGGATTAAAACTCATTCTTTTAGTGGATATCTTTCTTTTATATATCCTTCTAAATAAATAAGGGAAGTTTGCTGCTATCCTTTAAAGAATTCCCAATTCTTAATTAGAGAAAATACTTGATCGGGTGTTATGGATTTAGTGCACTCAAAATGCCTATCAGTATCTTTATGCACGGGACACCACATCCAGTCTCCCCTATCAAATTTGTAATCAATTTTATTAAAACACCCGTGACACCTATCCTCATTAATTATTCTAAGAGTTTTGTCAGAGAACTCACAAAATTTATGCGTAAACCCAGATATCAAAACTACAGGTATATTTAGTCCCCATGACAACCAGGAAAGTCCAGAGCTTATCCCAATAAAAAATTCAGAATTGAGTATATCACTTATTCTATCCTCTATAGGTAAATCTCCAGTTTTGTCAATAACACCAGATAAGAAATTTCCCTGTGTGTGAATAAGTATAACCTCGTATCCTATTTCTTTAAAACTATCAACTAATCCCTGCCATCCGTTGGGATGATTCCAATGTTTAGCAGCAGCAGTAGATTCAGTCCCAATGCAGATATATTTTTTATCAGTAGGTCTTTCTTTAATTGTTTTTTTTATCCTAGGCTTTATTTCACCGACATACTCTACCCCCAGTATATCAGCGGCAACTTTCTGTAATGGACAAATTCTGGGATCTACTTTGTGATAATTTACGTCCTCCTCAATATACCACCCAACTCCTATAATAACGTCAATCTCTTCGGTACGATATCCCGGATGCTTAAATTGTAGTCTATCATATTCACCCTCGAAAAGGTGATTCCAAAATGTGGTGACTGTAATATCAGAACAATTATGATCCTCAGCAAATTTATTAACATAAGGAATCCAAGCAATAGTATCTCCTAAAGAACTACTTTCAAGTGCTACTATAACTTTACCTGATTTTATTTTCTCAATAAGATTAAACCTTGATACCTCTAATCCGTTACTATCATAAACAAATATAGTTGTGTCAGTTATCCATCTTCTATATGCGTAAGTAAAGAATCCAGTTTCTATTTCACTAATGTGGAAAAGGTTACCGTTTCCGTCAAACATTTTAATAGTATACGGTTCCAGATTATAGTCGCCAAAAGAAATTAAAACCTTTGGCGAAAAATCAAACCATATTTTGATGCTTACCTTATGTTTAAATATAGGATAATCTGCTTTTTTCAGATCGTTATAGACCAATATTGACTCTTTGTGTATCTGCATCGACTTTACATTTGTTTAATAAACCCAAGAATCTCTAGTATCTTATACACATTTTTTTCTAAATCCTCAGTCAGATAATGTGATAAATTATTATCGTTATATGAATTACTATAGGTATCAAGATTTCTAAAAATAACCGGTGTTTTCCAGGAGAGTGATTCCTTTATACAAAGAGGATTAAGTTCAAAAACGGAAGTAAAAACGAAAAGATCCGCAGCTTGATAAAATGTATCAACATCGTTTCTTTCACCCCAAATTCTACAATTTATGGGTAGATCCCTCATTAAAGGTTCCCAGTAACCAGAAAAATTAGGAGCTTGATTTCCTATAAAATGAAATTCTATGGGAAACTTCTCCAAAGCTTTAGCATATCTAATCAGTTCACCCTGATTTTTTCCTGGCGTAAATAACCCAACATTTACGATGTGCTTCTTATTTGGATCTAAGCCAAGATCAGATAAAGCTAAACTCCTATCAGGTTTCTTATTCTCTATAGGATATTCGAGAAGTTCGCTAGGTATTCCTAGTATACTAAACTTATCTCTAATCCATTTAGAAACCATAACAAACTTATCAGGTTTATAAATTTTAACAGAAGGATCTATTTGTGAACTGTGACAAGTCTCGCAAATAAAATAATTTCTTTCCTTACTGTAAATTGATTTTAGAATATTATTATCAATAAAAGTTTCTACTATCTCCTCAAAATGTATAATGTCTGGAGAAATGATAGAAATTATATCAATTAACTTGGACTTATCGTCTCCCAAAGATATAAATCGATCACCTAAAATAGAGATAACTTTATTTCTTTGGACCACATAAGCATCTCCATAATACGAGTATTCTACACAATAGATATCGCTAGAATCATTAAAAGATTCTATTTTTTTAAGCAAGTATTGTGGAAGTCCTCCGGTCGAAAAATGTGGAGAGACGTATAATATCCTTTTTCTGTCCACTAAGATAGATTAAGCTTCTTTAGTAAACATACCCGATTCGAAATCAAGTTTTCCGTTTCCGTATTCGGAAATAACTTTTTGTTGAAGTTCTGACTCTCTAATAGAAATATCCTCGGCATAGTCATAAAGAGCTTTAAGCTCTTGCTCAACCAATTCTAAATCTTTTCTGTGGAAAGCAGCTTCTACATTAAGTCTTCCGATTCTAATCACATTCTGTGTTAGCTCATCTCTTAATTTTTGAATTTCCATTAAGAGTTCTTCTGGTAATTTAATTTGTTCTGACATATTTATTTTATTTTTATTTTAAGAATGAAGGCCCTTGGGCTGATGTTAATACTTTATTTGGTTGGATGTCTTCCGTAGGAATCACATCTACTATCTCGTTTTTGTGATTTGCAATTTTATGAAGATCGTGAACATATGTTCCGGTATCAGGGTAAGCAGAATTGGTTAAAAGAAAACATCTATTAGGAAATGGATTTTTTCTAGCAGGATCTGTCAATCTTCTGGTGCATCCAAGCATGGAATCATAGTCTCCGATAGATAGAAAAATTTCAGTCATCCACATTAGATGTTCATTTCTTTCGGGACAGAATTGCTCGGCGTTCGCAAGATAAAAAAGTGCAGTTTCTTTATCTTCCATAAATCTGTACGCGTTAGCTATTAAGCACATACCAAGGTAGGACATTTCATTTTGGAAATGCCCAGTTTTCTTATTTTCCCAGTCATGCATAACATTTAGATACTGTTCAAAATAAAATATTGCCCTTCTTGCATACTCTATTGAGTGAGCTCTTTTAAATGGAAAGTTATCCGAATCTTCATAGCAATCAGAATAGCTTTTTCCGATATACCAAAGATGATATGTGTCTTCTAATACTTTACCGCTTGTTACTTGATCGGATTCTAGCTCCAGAGCATCCTTTAAAAACTTAGTTGGTGAAGCCCAAGTTTGTCCATCATTAGTTATAATATGTCTAAATGATCTAGGTAGATTTACTCTTTGAAATCCTTCGTCATTAGATCCAGACTCAGGCAAAAGAATTACCTCGTGTCTTTTATCATGCTTGAATAACCACGGAAGTCTTGCATTCCATAACCAAGTTCTGAAGTAAACACTGCCCCCGCCATCAGCTGTTATATTAAAGCTCTGAATTGAATGATCATTTAAAATGTTCCAGTCAAAATCAGCATCAACAACAAGTTGTTCATCTGCATCCATCCTTAAAATCCAATCACATCCATGATCTGATTTTAAACACGTTTGCAAAGTATGATCCCTATTCCATCCCGGATATTCCCATTTAGTTTCGTAAAGAAACCCAGGTATTTGTTTCTCCGCAAAAAAGTTTCTGATTAGATCCTGTGTTCCGTCAGTAGATCCATTGTCCTGGATAACCCAATAATCCACATATTGATAGCAAGATTCCAGCATTCTTAGAATAGTTCTGGATTCGTTTGCTACCATAGCATTTAAACATATTTTACTTCTCCTTAGCATATATGTAATTTAGATACGATTCCTCAATTCCGAATTTTAATTTTTCTCCCCCTTCGTGTTGTAGTCTAGGACTAGTAGCTGTTTCTGGATCCCAATCCCAATCAACCCCACCAAGGTCCAATATTCTTTGATGTATTTTCGGATTGTAGTAATCCCTTATTAATCTAGCTCTCCTATTTATGTCAATTGAATTATTGCTTGTAGTGGTGTTTCTATCGCTGTATTGGAGATATAGCATCTCTTTAACATGTACCATACGGGTATTAAGAAAAGTCCTTATAATGAGCTCAAAATCGTCCGCTACAGGGAATTTTGGATTGTGTCCGCCTATTCTATGATAGACATCCCTTCTCCACATTCTAGCATGGTTTGGCATTCCTATATTAAATCTAATCGTCCTTGGATTTATATCTGCAGTGTGATGAGCTAAATATTCTTTCCCGTCTGCTACAACCATCGTGTGTCCAGCATATCCCCAACAGTAGTAGTTATCCTCTCTGCCGTACCAGTTACCTGATCTGTCATAATCATAGCTTTTAAATTCACCGTCTTCGTAGAGTTCGCAGCAATCTGTGTATATGAACCCAGCATCCTTATAAACGCTAGCTGCAGATGAACACATTTCTAAACAATTACTTATAAGTGCGTCGTCGTGATCTAATTCGAATAACCAATCACCTTCACAGAGCATAGCTGCTCTACGTTTAACTAGCCCAATGTTTCCTCCGCTAGTCGGTAACATTTTGTGAGGTTTAACCCTATAATCTTTCTCTGCTATTTCGTTTATAAGCTCCCACGTAGTTTTTCCTGGAGTATCGTCCAAAACAACCCATTCCCAATTTCCCATAGTTTGAGCCTTTAAACTTTCATAAAGTCTTTTCAATCTAAGTGGGTTGGTATCATATGTTGGTGTGAATATAGAAAATTTAGGTCTGGACAAAGAGCAGTTTCTGAATGTGGATTGTGCTACAATATCATTAGCTAAAACATTACCCGGGACCTGAAAATTGTAAACAAAACTTATTTCCCTTAATCTCTCATCGGGAACGTTGATATCCTCTATTATGGATATGATTAGATCAGGCTTGTGTTTAGTATAATCATCTATGACATTTCCGGTGTAATCTAGGGAGTATACTGTGACTTCGTCATAAAGTCTTTCTTCAAAATAGATATCCGACTGGAGTGTAACGGATCCTTTAATAGGCCACCCGTAAACAATAGCGCTAGGTTTTTTTGTTATCATTATCTCTCTGTATTAAAAAAGAATAATTGAAATAGTCTTCCATTTTCTTTGCTATCGCCAAAGTAATCTAGAGAGACATGGAATAAATCCCCTCTGTAAAGAACTAATCTATTATAAACGTTTCCGATCTTATCAACCATCTCCCATTTTGTGTAGTCCTGAGAATATTTATTATGAAGAGCGTTTCTATTTTCCTCGTCTGTGTGATCTGAATTCTTCCAGCTTCTTAAACCGTTTTCTTTCAATTTGAAAAGTCCGGTTCCTGCAGATATGGGTGCATCCGGAGTTAAATATAAAACTCCTGCCCAGTTGGTGGTGTAATCTGAGTGGATCCATGATCTATCTGATGCTGTTGTGTATTGGAAAGCCCCTGTATAGTCATCTCCCCACCAGATAACATTTCCTGCAAAAGGTCTAATAATATCCTGTATTAGATCCTTAGCACTATCAGTAATGAATGAATCCGTTCTGTGTCCTGGATAGTTTCCATTCACGCTAAAATCTTGCTGCAAAGCAAAATTTCTAACCTCGTCAACGTTGCTGTAAAAGTCGTCAACTATTAAACACTGTACCTGCATAATTTACAATTAAATTTATAAATTATACCACAGCTACAAGCTTAAGTTCCGTAAATTTGATTATTATTTAAGGGTAGATCGGAAGGGTCTTGCTATAGAGATCAGCTTTCTGTGTATCGTTAATCTCATCATAGTAAATGTAAGATGCTCCTATCTTTCCATTCATACCAGTACCATTAAGAATTATTCCAGTAGAATTCGTAGCGGAGCATCCTAGTAGACCTACTCCGTTAGGTGTGTTTGCAACAGGACCACTAACAGGCCAAATATATGTAACGGTCCCGCCTATAACACCATCATAACAAACTTTTATATTAGAGTTAGTTGTTGTGAAATCTGCGGTAAAAGTTATATTATGCCAAGACCCTGTTGTTACTGGGGTAGTTGTAAGTTTACTTGCTGTGGTAACCGCTGCTCCGCTACACTGAGGATCGCCCTCCAAACGAATCTCTCCGGCGCTATTTACATAAAGCGCCATCCAGCATTCTGTTGATTGAGGAATAGCTCCAGGTCTATTTGTAGTCCCTGCCCTATTATCAGTAAGGTTAAATAAAGTTGCTATGAGATTAGTACCAGGAAGTGTTGTTAAATAAAACCATACGCTAAAAGTTAAACGGTTAGCGCTATTACTTTCAAGAACGTAATTGCTAAAAATATTTTGAGGTAAAGCAATACTCGAGCTAGTGGGTAATAATATAGAGTTTTTATCGGTTGAATCCCAAGAAGCAGATCCTTGTAGAGTACCTGCGGAGGTAGCGTTTCCAGTTAAATCCTTTATAGCAGTTCCTGTTAAAGGGTAAGAAGCGGAAAATGAAGGATCAAAAGCTGAGATCATTGGGGTGCTCTCATTATACATTATAGCCGGATAATTTCTGTTGGCCAAGAAATAACCTCCGGTGTTAAGCCAAGTAACGGCCTGAGCATAAGTTGTGTGCTTAGTGGTCGGGTACATCGCAGGAAGTTTATTAACTAGATTAAGAATATCTGTTGTTGAGTTTCCTGTAGTAACTCCCCAAACAACAGGCAAAGCGTTCGGCTGAGTTGTTGTTCCTTGAGTGTAGGTGTCAGAATATATCGTGTAGTAAATGGCCTGGTTTGAAGATCCGTTTGCGGTTCCCCCTATTTCAACTCCATTTCTCCATGTTGTTGATCCGTAACCTGCACCAAGATTAGGAAAGACTGCACCAGTAGCACCACCACCTGCATAAGCAGGAGCGTATGCTACGGTGGAACCGTTTGGTATAAAAGTTCCAGCTAAGAAAGAATTGGATTGTCTATATGCTGCTGAATTTGGTAATGCCATATTGTTTATTATTTGTTTTTTCTAAGTTCATCTACTTGAGCAGAAAGTTCTTTAATAGCTTCAATTAAGAGCGGAACGATCTTTTCATATTTAACGCCTTTGTATCCATTAAATTTAGTGCTAACCACTTCAGGAAGAACCGTTTCTATCTCCTGTGCCATTACACCTACGTCATGTCCTTCGAAACCGTGCTCGTGCTTATGCTCAAGTTTCCAATCAAACTCATAACCGGATATAGATTCAACTTTCTTTAAAGCGTTAGATATTCTTACAAAGTTTTCTTTCAGTTCTTTATCAGAAGTTGAATAAGCAACTATATCATTTGCCGCGTCTATTCTACCGGTAACGTTTGCGTGGGTACCTATAGTACCTACTTCCAGAGCGGTGGTTACGATTATACCTCCGTTTGCTAAAGTATTTTGCGTCACATCGGAATTACCTAGAGAAGAAGCACCTGTCCAATAAGCAAGCTTAGGTGTACTACCCCCCGATAGACCACCACCTGCTGCTCCTTGTGCTCCCTGTGCTCCATTGGTTCCGTTAGTTCCGCCAGCTCCTTGTGCTCCTTGTGCTCCAGTTCCAGTAGCTCCTTGTGCTCCTTGTGCTCCTTGTGCTCCGTTGGTTCCTGCAGCACCTTGTGCTCCGTTGGTTCCTGCAGCACCTTGTGCTCCGTTAGTTCCTGCAGCTCCTTGTGCTCCATTTGTTCCTGCAGCTCCTTGTGCTCCATTTGTTCCTGCAGTTCCCTGTGCTCCCTGTGCTCCCTGTGCTCCGTTAGTTCCAGCTGCTCCCTGTGCTCCCTGTGCTCCGTTATTAACTATTGCTATCGTATAATTTCTTGCATTAGTTAAAGCGCCACTAGCTACTGTGTTTGTTACTGTAAGATCATAGTAGCTACCATTGTTAGTAACGGCTGTTACGTTGAATACACCTAAAGTGCTATTTGTAGCAACCTCTATAACCTGAAGGACCGTACGGTTAGCGATTATTGAGGATAACCAAGCAGCGTAGTTGGCCGCTATGGAAGTAGTTGATATACTGAGTCTTCCTATAGAAGCAATGCCTGTAACATCACTTATAAACTGGGTTGCACCGGGGTTGTTGGGTGATGTTAATGCTGTTGAGAATCTCCATCTACCGCTGTTTGCTCCGTCATTACCTTCTGTTCCTTGTGCTCCTGCAGCTCCTTGTGCTCCGTTGGTTCCTGCAGCTCCTTGTGCTCCGGTGTTACCCTGAGCTCCTTGTGCTCCGTTGGTTCCTGCAGCTCCTTGTGCTCCGGTGTTACCTTGAGCTCCCTGAGCTCCGTTGGTTCCTGCAGCACCTTGTGCTCCTGTGTTACCCTGTGCTCCTTGAGCTCCTTGTGCTCCGTTGGTTCCTGCAGCACCTTGTGCTCCTGTGTTACCTTGTGCTCCCTGAGCTCCCTGAGCTCCCTGTGCTCCGCTAGATCCTGAAGATCCTGAGGTTCCTGCAGCACCTTGTGCTCCCTGTGCTCCTGTGTTACCCTGTGCTCCCTGTGCTCCCTGTGCTCCCTGTGCTCCGCTAGATCCTGAAGATCCTGCAGCACCTTGTGCTCCCTGAGCTCCGTTGGTTCCTGCAGCACCTTGTGCTCCTGTGTTACCCTGTGCTCCTTGAGCTCCTTGTGCTCCGTTGGTTCCTGCAGCACCTTGTGCTCCTGTGTTACCTTGTGCTCCCTGAG